AATAGAAAATCAAATAGAAAATCAAATAGAAAATCAAATAGAAAATCAAATAGAAAATCAAATAGAAAATCAAATAGAAAATCAAATAGAAAATCAAATTATAACTAATTAAAATAGGAATATATAGATTTTTTAAATAGTTATACGCAAAACTATAGTTTAAATAGTTATACGCAAAACTATAGTTTAAATAGTTATACACAAAAATAGGTATATGATAAATTAAATAAATTTTATAATAATTAAGGAAAATATATAAAAATAAAATATATATAAAATTTCATATGATAAAAGTATATATATTTTCTATGATAAAAGTATATATATTTTCTATTCTATTTTTTTATATAAAAAATTAGAATAGAAATTTTTGTAAAAAAAATAGTATACCCACAATGTATAAAGATGCCCTCCTGTTTACAGCTCCCTGGTTCGCTTAATGTGACGAAAACCGTGCTTGATGTTGTTGGTGATAGTTTAGATACCTTCGTAGAAATGAATGTTGTTGAAACAACTCGTGACCATGCTACAGATGCTGGTTCATTTACGTATTACATTGATGTGCCTGCTAATTTGAATGGGTTGATTACTTACACCGCAAGCGCGTCCGGAAACAACAATGATGATGCTTATGCTTTTGCCGGTTTAATCCGAACAGATGATGCTTCCGCAAACATTTTTCTGCCTGAAGCATCGGCCGTTAATGTGCCCGCTGGTCTTATTGACGCAAATAACGTTCCTAAGGGTATTTTGGCTGGAACTTTCCCAGTCAATCTTACGATTGCCGTGTCCAATGTTGGTATGATGACCGGCAGTATCACGATTTCTGGCGCGAATGTTACCTCCGATGTTGTTGATAGCAACTTGAAGGCCCAAGTCGCATATTGGGACGTGTCTGGTGTGTCTCTTCCTACACCAAGCGTAACGGCGTCAGATGTGCTCACTGCCACCGTGTCCGCAAGTCAACTTAACAGCCATTTTTCGGCTGAGTTGGCAACAATTCTTGCTTACTATAACAACGTCCAACTCTTGGATACCTGGACCGTTGCTTTTTCAGCAATCGCCAGTGCCACCAACAACCCTCTTGCTCTCCATGCGCGTGAAATTGGAAATACCGGGTCATCCAACGTGTTTGCAGCTGGAGCCAAGATTATGGCCATCACGCCTTTCTCCTACAGTGTTGCAATTGTTGACTACTTAGGCGTCTCCACCAGCATCGTTTCAGCTGCGAACGTCTATGGTGTTGCGACTCAAATTTAAATATAAAAAATAATATTAAAACAAAAATATAAAATAAAATATAAAATAATATAAAATATAAAATAATATAAAATATAAAATAAGCCACAAAATATAAAAAATAATTAATTTAATTTTTATATTTACAATAAGTTTTTTCTAACTATACATGTTTGGTTAATTATACATGTTTGTCCAAGAGCCAGTTTCTGTATTTTTCTTAATAAGTTTATCTACAATTTCAGGCGTGACAGTTAGGGGAAATTCTACTTTAATAGACATATCACTCTCAAACAAATTCGTGCCGGGTTTCATCAACCGATAGAGATTGAGTTTCGTGTGAATAATTTCTAAACATCTCTTTAGATTACGCACTCCATCTTCTTTTTCGGTATGAGTTGTGATAAGATGATGAATTGTTTCTTCCGGAATAACAATATCAGTTGTATTAAATTTGACTTGTTCGCGGATTTTGGGCAGAAGATAGTTATTCGCGATGGTGGTTTTTTGCGGTTGGTCGTAGCCCTTGGTGTGAATGCGATACATCCGGTCGCGTAAAATCGGGTTCACCTTTGCTTCATCGTTATAACTGAAAATGAAGAGGCACCGACTCAAGTCAAACTCAATCTCCGCGAAATATTTGTCGTGAAATTTACTATTTTGCGTTGTGTCCGTCAAGTGGGTTAGAATGCCGATGATTTCTTCACCGCGAGGCGTATCACTCACCTTATCTAACTCGTCAAAATAGAAGACGGGATTCATACATTTACAGTTAATAATCGTGTCAACGATTCGGCCCCACAACGACCCTTCATAGGTGTAAGAGTGCCCCTCTAAGAAACTACTATCGGTTGCTCCGCCGAGCGCGATAAACGCAAAATCTCTGCCGAGAATTTTACTAATACCGTCTTTAATTAAGGTGGTTTTACCCGTGCCCATGGGACCCTTAATCGCAATAGCCGTTCCGACCGCACTGGGATTTACTAGCAGTTGCCCAATCATTTGCATAATTTGTAATTTAGCATCGTTTAAACCAAACACGGCCTCGTCTAGCGTTTTTTTGGCATTTTCCATAAACTCGTGACACTTTTCAATTCCATCCTCAATTGTAATCGGTAGGTGTTTAAATTTCCCAAATGGAATTTGCATAAAGGTATCTACCCAGTTTTTTATTTTATAATATTCGCCGGCGCCCGGTTCCATATACTTTAGCGTATTGATTTTTTTATAGGCACAGGCCTTAAACGCCACCGGAATATCCGCTTCTAGAAGTTGTAAACGATAGGGTTTTTCTACATCCGAAAATTTTTTGATTTCTTCCATTTGTTTTATCACGATTCGTTGTTGTTCGTGCGTCATATTTTCTTTAAAGAATTTAACATCATTCATAACGTTTTTCTCTCTTAGCAACGATTTAAATTTTCGTGTATTTTTGCCTTTTTGTTTTTTTTGTTTCTGTTCATTTTCCAATTTGTAAGCAACTTCTTTTGCTTTAATATCAGCAATCATTTCTTTTACAACAGGATTTTCGCGTTGAATCGCAGTTAATCCTTCAATCATTGAATTAAATGAAGTAAATGCTTGTTCATTTGTAAATGAATTTTCATCTTTTTCAGAAATTTTTAATGAAATATTTTCATCTTCCTCGTCTGAATCTTCTTCCTCGGAATCTTCATCATAATCAGAATCTTCATCTTCATCAATATCATAGTCTTCATCCTCGTCTTCGTCGTAATCATCATACTCACCTAAACTGCCGACATTGAACACAATGTTAAATTTTGCTGGTTGTCCTCCTTTATCGCCTTTCATGCCTTTTATAATTTTAGATTTATAAAAGTCAACAATTTCTTTTTCTTCCTCCTCCTCCTCTTCCTCTTCCTCCTCTTCCTCCTCACCCTCCTCACCCTCATCCTTTGTATCTTCCTCGTCAAGTGTTTCATAAGAGTCTTCCGATTCTGGTTTTAGTTCTAATTTACGTTTTGTGTTTTTTGTTTTTAATTCTTTTTTAGGAGTTGCGACGTATGATTTATTTTTATATTTTGAATCCAACGCAGGTTCAGGCTTTGCGTATGATACGACTGGCCCTGGCGCCAGCTTTGCTGATTTTTTCGGAGCAGGAGGAGGAGGAATATTCATTAAAGGTGATTCTGTTTTTTTAGGTGTTTTTTTATCATTTGATTTAGAAGAAACTGTGGTATCTGCTTTTTCTTTCATGTATTTTGAAGGAAAGAGGTCAGAAAGGAAATTCCTATAAGATTTTAAATCCATATCATTTTCTTCATATTCATCATCCGATATAAAATCACTATCATCATCAGAAGACATATTTTTTTTATATTTTTCTTCCTTTGCCTTTTGATTTTGGCGGGTATTTGGCTTACGGGTAGTTTTAGAACTTAATTTAATTTCAGAAGTCATTTCTACTTTTACTTGTTAAGTTTTATTTATATTAATTTAATGAATCAATTTTTCTTTTAATTAAATTAAATACAATATTGTTAATTATAATATAATTGATTTGTTTAAAGTTATTATATTTAATAAAAAATTGATTCAAAAGAATCTAAATATTATTTAGTAAATATAAGAATGGCTCAACGTACAAAAGGAACGATTGAAAAACAAAATGCTACTAAAATTATTGGTATCCAATTTAGTTTATTATCCCCAGAAGAAATAAGAAAAGGTTCTGTAGCCGAAATCACCAGTCGTGACACATATATAAATAATAAACCAGTTATTAACGGGTTATTTGATCCGCGCATGGGTGTGCTTGAGCCAGGCTTTATCTGTCCGACGGATGGATTGGATTATATGCAAACGCCTGGGTATTTTGGCCACATTGAATTAGCTAGACCGTTATTTTATATTCAGTATTTGACTACAATTTTGAAAATAGTTCGATGCGTTTGTATAAAATGTAGTAAACTATTAATAAGTAAGAGCAAATATAAGCACATCTTAAAAATGTCGGCTGAAGATAGATGGGATTTTGTGTTTGAGCAAGCCAAAAAAATTACCCGCTGTGGCGAAGACATTGACGATGGATGTGGTTGTAAACAACCCAACAAGATTAAAAAAGAAGGGTTGTCTACAATAATTGCGGAATGGGATAATATTCAAGGATTGACGACGGATGAATCTGAGAAATTAACCATGAATTTAACGCCCGAAATTATTCTGAAATGTTTCAAACGCATTTCAGATGAGGATGTAAATTTTATGGGCTTCAGTCCGATTTGGTCACGGCCGGATTGGATGATTTGTCAGGTCTTAGCGATTCCTCCTCCCGCGGTCCGTCCTTCTGTGAAACATGATTCGCAACAAAGAAGCGAAGACGATATTACGCATATCACGGTCAGCATAATTAAAGCAAATAAAACCTTACAAGAAAAGATTCAATCAAACGCAAGCGCGAATGTAATTAATGATTGGACGGTTCTTTTACAATATTATGTTGCCTCAATGGTAGATAATAAACTCCCGGGGTCCTATCCCATGTCACAGCGTTCTGGTCGCCCATTAAAATCTATTAAAGAACGCTTGAATGGAAAACATGGGCGGGTTAGAGGAAACCTGATGGGAAAGCGCGTTGATTTTAGTGCGCGTTCCGTAATTACGCCTGACCCGAACATTAGTGTCCTTCAATTAGGTATACCGATGAAAATTGCTAAAAATATTACGAAACCGGTAAAAGTAAACAGCCGTAATAAACAATTTTTAGAAAAATTAATTCAAAATGGGCCAGATGTTCATCCGGGCGCTAAAATTCTGGAGCGAAAAAATGGTGATAGCATTTCCTTGCGATATGTAGACCGAGAATCTATTAAATTAGAAATCGGTGATATTGTTCATAGACATATGATGGACGGTGATGCCATTCTATTTAATCGGCAACCCACACTTCACCGGATGTCTATGATGTGTCATATAGCCAAAATTATGCCGGTGGGTGATACATTTCGCATGAATGTTGCGGATACGAAACCCTATAATGCCGATTTTGACGGAGATGAAATGAATCTGCACATGCCACAAGACGATGAAAGTGAGTCTGAGTTAAAGAATTTGGCGGCGGTTCAGTGGCAACTCATTAGTCCGGCAAATAATAATTCTATTGTCGGCATCTTTCAGGATTCCTTATTGGGTTCCTATCGGCTAACACGCGAGAATATCAATTTTACCGACCGCGATACGATGAATTTACTCATGTCGTATGATAAGGTGGATGTAAATAAAATTGGTAAAAAAAATTCCAGTTTTGAAATTTTGTCGCAAATTCTCCCTCCTCTATCCTTAAAATATAAAAGTAAGAAATTTGGAGAAAAAGATGATTACAAAACCTCTAATGCCGTTTTAGAAATTACCAATGGCAAATACGTGCGCGGTCAATTAGAAAAAGGCATATTGGGAGGCGGTTCAAATGGTTTGATTCAACGTATTTGTAATGATTTTGGCAATAAAGAATCAGCCAATTTTATAGATGATTTACAAAACATTGTCACTGAATACATGAAATCCAGCGCGTATAGTGTTGGCATTAGTGATTTAATCGCAGACGATGCGACGAATTTAGCAATCACCAGTGTTATATCTAAAAAGAAAATGGAAGTAAAAAATCTGATAGACCAGACACATCTGGGTATATTTGAGAATAAAACCGGTAAAACGGACGAAGTAGAGTTTGAAACACAGGTTAATAATATTTTAAGTCGTGCTGTGAACGATGCCGGAAAAATTGGACGTGAAAGTTTAAGCAAAGACAATCGGTTTGTTATTATGGTCAATGCCGGATCCAAGGGCAGTGATTTAAATATTTCCCAGATGATTTCCTGTCTGGGTCAACAGAATGTGGATAATAAACGTATCCCGTATGGTTTTGAAAACCGAACGCTTCCGCATTATACAAAATACGATGATTCACCTGCTGCCAGAGGCTTTGTGGAAAACTCATTTATTTCCGGTTTAACACCTGAAGAGTTATTCTTTCATGCGATGGGTGGTCGTATTGGTATTATTGATACTGCCGTAAAAACCTCACAAACTGGTTATATTCAGCGTCGGTTAATTAAAGGGCTGGAAGATATCAAAGTAGAATATGATATGTCTGTCCGAAATAACCAGAACAAGATTATTCAGTTTTCCTATGGCGATGACGGGTTTGACCCGGTAAAGGTTGAATCACAATATATGCCTCTGGTAAAAATGTCATTAGAAGAAATTTATGCGCATTTTCAGATGCCAATAGATGACGCAAATAATCAAATTTATAATTCATTCTACGGAAAGAAAGTTATTGCGCGATTTAATAAACAGAAAAATGACCTAGCCGAACGATTAGAAAAAATAATTAATTTTATGATTGCGTCGCGCGATAGAATCGCTCAAAATATATTTTCAAATAGAGAAAACGATAAAGTAAATATTCCCGTATCTTTTACCCACATCATTAATAATATACAAGGGCAGTTATCTATTAATGAAAGTTCCTATGTTGATATTACGCCACTGGAAGCGCTTGAAATAATTGATGCTGGTTATGATACCATAACAAAAATATACTATGTTCAGCCAACTGACCTCTTTAAAACGATGTATTATTATTATCTTAATATAAAAGATCTCCTTATGGTGAAGCGGTTTAATAAAAAAGCCTTAATTTTATTAGTAGATACAGTAATTATTGGTTATAAAAAATCTATTATCGCACCAGGAGAGATGGTGGGTATGATAGCAGCGCAATCCATTGGTGAACCGACTACACAGATGACTTTAAATACGTTTCATTTTGCAGGTGTTGCGAGTAAGTCAAATGTAACCCGCGGTTTGCCTCGCATTGAAGAAATTTTATCATTATCGGAAAATCCGAAACAACCCGCATGTACCATATATTTGTTTCCCTCGGATGAATGTGAACAAGAAAAAGCAAAGGCTCTCGTTCATCGGATAGAGCATACAAGATTACGAGCACTAGTTGATTCTGTTCAAATTTGTTTTGACCCCGATGATACAAAGTCCTTAATCCAAGAAGATAACTCTACAATGGAACAGTATAATTTATTTGAAAATATGGTAAATGAGTGTTTGGGTAAAAGTGATGAAGGAGAATCAAGCGTTAAATCAAAATGGGTCATTCGCATGGTATTAAATACTGAAGAATTGCTTGATAGAAATTTAACAATGGATGATGTGAACTTTGCTATTAAAAACGCGTATCGTGATGAAGTTTCATGTGTCTATTCTGATTATAATAGCGATAAGTTAATATTCCGGATTAGACTTAACACGATTATTTCATCTAAAAAGAAATCTATTCAGAAACAAAACTCACTTGACCAATCTGATGAGATTTATCTATTGAAGAATTTTCAAGAACAACTATTAGATAATCTAGTTCTAAGAGGAGTCAAAAATATAAATAAAGTAATTCCTCGTAAAATTTTGGATAGTATGATTAAGGAGGCCGGTACTTATAACAAAAAAGAAACTTGGGTGCTTGATACCGTTGGGACGAATTTAACGAGTTTATTGAGTCTTGATTATATTGATACAAAAAGAACCTATTCAAATGATATTCAAGAAATATACCGAGTGCTTGGTGTTGAAGCTGCCCGACAGTCCATTCTAAATGAAATTTCAGAAGTAATTGAGTTTGACGGCGCCTATATTAACTATCATCATCTTAGTCTTTTGTGTGACCGGATGACATGTAACGATTCTATTGGGATGGTTTCTATCTTCCGGCACGGCATTAATAAGGACGATATCGGACCCTTAGCCAAGGCCTCCTTTGAAGAAACACCTGAGATGTTTTTAAAGGCAGCAAGGCATGCGGAATTAGATAATATGCGCGGTGTTTCTGCGAATGTAATGTGTGGCCAAGAAGGTTATTTTGGTACAAGCGCATTTCAAGTCGTGTTAGACATTGATAAAATAACTCAGATTAATTCTGAAGAATGGAAAGAAGAAAATGATGAATTAGAAATACAAAATAAATTTGATGAATTTGTGAATAAAGATCTTACTTGTAGTATTAGCAACTTAACAATTCAAAGTAATGTGATGAATATTGTGGAGGAAGATATGGGAGAAGACAATGGATATCAACTAGGATTTTAAAATAATTTATATATAATTAAATAAAATTAAATAAAATTAAATATAATTAAATATAATTAAATATAATTAAATATAATTAAATAAAAATATAACATTTTTTATTTAATATCAAAATTCTAGTATTATTTCATTTAATTATAATTTAATTTTACCCATCTTTTTTGGACCTGGTTTTAAACTTACTTGAGCAGTTTCAAGAGTCTTTTTCAAATTAAGTAAATAATTTTCTAATATATTTTCTTTCGTTCCATCCTGTATTTTTTTTCGTGTTGGTGTGGTTAATCTTTCAAAAGGTATTTTATATTCTTTAGTTTCTGTAAATAACAATTTATATATCGGCGCACTATCCTGAACTACATCGGCTGACGCATTTATAAAATAAAAATCGGCTGGTGTATCACTTGCCACAGAAGCAAGCGAATTCATAACAAACAATTCTTTATTATTCTCAATCAACTTTTTAGAAGATATTAGTACTAATGGTATAGAAAAATGATTTATTAAAATCCATATATCAATATTCGTTAGATAATATTCCTCATTAAATATTAATTTCCCTACCAAACTTGTATTTTTTTCAAGTTCATCATATATCCGCTGTTTCCCTTCTAATTTAAATATATGGAGTAATTCCGTTTTATATTTTTTTAATAATTTTAAATACTCATCTACTAATATTTCCTTTAATTCTATGGTCGTGTATTGTTTAGTTTCATTGCTATTTAATGAAATAATTCTTATAAGCAAATTAAATGAGCAACTATTACTATTATTAATAAACTCTTCTTCTAATATATTTTTTTTAAATATTTTTTGTTCATCCTTATAAATTTTTGGTATAGGTTTAATACATTCGGATAATTGATCCCCTGTATCAAAGGAAACCACGTCCGAATACGGCTGGCTCCATTTGGTGGTTTTAGGCATAACTGTATCATACGTATTCTTATTAATGTATGGATTCTCTGGAACAGGTATAAGATTTTCAAAATATTCTTGGGTTAATAAGGATTGAAATAATATTATTTCATCATCATTCAGATTGTAATTGACTTCTGTAAATGATAAAAATGTATTCGGTTGAAAAAAGAACGATTTAATGCGATTGTATCTGATTAATTCATCTGCTATTTTTGCGTAATATGCTATTTCATTGTCTTGTTGATTAATAAGATTATTTTGAGGTATTTTTAATTTGCAAATTTGATTTCCATTTCTAATATCAATGTCTAATATACAAACGGGATTTGCCGAACAGTCATCGCTCATATAACAATTTTTAATAGTAGTTAAATTTTTTATATTTTCATCAGAATATTTCTCAAATGAAACTATATTTTTCATAATTAATTTTAAAATGGTTATTACTAATTCCAATTTTTCAAAATATGTATTTTTTTGTGATGAAATTAATTGTATAATATTATTTCTATATTTTTTATTATCAAACTCTCCAAGAACAATTCTTACATTATTTCTAAAAATATTAAAAAACGCGCTTTCTACCTTTATTTTATGAATAAAATTAATTCTTTCATTATCTATTTTTGAACTTGTTAGAGATTTTTTATCATCTTCATACAAATATTTATAATTTTTGCTTTCTCCGTAGGTTTGTAGCTCATCGCCCTCAACCTCTGCTTCAAATGGTTCAGACACCTTTATAAATTGATTTGTTTCTGTTAAAATACCCACGATAAGTCCGTCTTCAACTATTTTAAATAAAGGCTTACATGGTATTATATTTGCCACATTTTTAAACTCATTATTAACCATTGTTAAAAATCTTTTCGTATTTTGATAAGAATTACTGTAACTATCATCGTCCATCCAGTAATAACCCGCCGTCAAATCAATTAGCGGACTGGAAGGATAGCAGGGAATCATGCCGGTTATTCCCTCTTTGCTCGCGACAATCCCGATAACCTTACCATTATAGTTTATGACTTGCTGTTTAACTTCATAATTTTTTAAGGTTAATAAATGAACCAGTCGGTCTAATAATATATTATTTTTATATTCATATTTGGTCTTAATTAAACTAGCTCTTGGCGCACATTTATCTGTAATCGTTTTTTTAATTAAAAGCAATACTTGTTTTAAATTCTCTAAAATATTCATATCGTGAACGCTGAACGTTCCGTTAATTTTTTTATTAAGGGTATATTCATAAATCGGTTCATAATAATTTCCATTTTTTATAATAATAATAGTTTTCTTATTACTATCGTATAATGCGCTGGAGTAATGATTAGATGGACATATGATATCTACATTATTTGTAATATCATCATTTTTTATTTCTAAAATAGCCATATTTATACCTTTTGGAAATAGGTCTTTGTTTGGTCTACATATTAAATCCCATAAATAAGTATAATTTATTTCTACCTTGTCATCTTTTAAATATAATTTAAAATTATTATATGCTATAGATAATTTTTTCAAGAATTTTAGTTTTGCTTCATCTTTAGTTTTAAAAACATTTTTATATATTTCTGTATCTTTGTGTTCTTCCATTTCTCCTGAACCTATTTCATTAGGCCCAGTGCCCATTTCATTTGGCCCAGTGCCCATTTCATTTGGCCCAGTGCCCATTTCATTTGTGCCCTCTTTATAAAACAAATCAATTAAATTTCCATTCTGGAGCGACATAAATATATCTAGATTCATTGCCTGTATAAGTATTTTTTTCATTTCAGATATTCTTACTGGAGTTTTGTTATTGCTTCTACCTATTATATCACTTATACAAGCGACAAATGATTGTGTTTTATGACTTTCTATACCATGTCTAACTAAGCATTTATAATCTGGTTTTAAAGAATTATTTGTAATACTTATTTGACAATCCTTATTATCAGTTTTAAGAAATTTTTGTATTGCTAGTGGCAAATAACCAAACCGATTTGAATCTAGAGGAAAAGTTTCATGCCCCATGATGTAAGCATCTGTTAACTTTGTATCAGATAGTTTTGGCTCTTCCTTTTTTTTTGCTTTATCTGGATCTTCGGACATTTGCTGACTACAAGTATCCCGTCTTTTTTTTTGTTGGGGACTATCCCATCTAGAATAACAACACGGCATACATTTACCGGCTGGATGTTTATCTGTTTCTAAGAAACCAGGATAATGTTTAACATATTCGCCTTTATCATTTGTATGATATTTATCCTCTGTAAACTCAAATACATTTCCACCGGGAGGAACTTTTTTTGCGTTCTTTGGTATAATATCTCCGTATTTACCAGATTTAGCTTCCGCATCTGTTAAACTTACATTATCCTTTAAACTCCAATAACGTGGGCAAATATACCAATATTGATTTTTTGGATCACTACCGTATTTGACCGCTTGGTCATATGAACCAGGATGTTTTTCATCAATCTCTTTTTTTTCCTTATCTGTTAATATTACCGGTTGTTTACGAAAATTCCACGGACAACTTCTTGAATATGAATCAAATTTACCCTCTGGTTTTACAAGAAACAAAGAATTATCAAGTTTGTTCATTTTTGCCGAAAATACATTCGGATGTGTTAAACTCAAACCAGTTATATCTTTTTGTAATAGGTCGCTGGCTTCTTCTGCTTCTCCTGCGTCTTCCGGCCCTGCGCCCCCAACTTCTGCTCCCTCCTCCTCCTCTTCATCCTCATCCTCGCTCGTATTTCCAAAACCTAATAAAAAATCCAACATATTATCACCAGCCCCCTCGCCCGCAACTTCACTTGCTTCTTCAAATACTAATTCTTGGGCCACAATTCGCATTTGTTTATTTTCTGAATAAGGTTGTTCTGCCTGTGCTACAATATCAACTATTTCTGATTCCTCTTGAATTTTCTTACCCGAACAATGCGTATCAATAATTCTAGTAGATACGTTTGTACTTGTAGGGTTTTGCGATATTCTCATTAATGAATCTATATAATTTGGTATAACTTTTAAATAAAAAATATCATTAATCCCAGTAACACTAATCGTAACCGCTGTATTATCAAATTGTTCCTTTACCATCGTAACTAAAAACCCAGGACTATTCTTTATTTTAATTTTTTTATTTTGAAATGCGTTTTGAACCACCTGAAGCGATGTAACAAAATCAGCAAATTTTGATTTGGCCACCTCCATGCTAATAGAAAAATTCTTAGAAAGCCCCTCTATTATATCGTATTCGCTATTGTTCATATTTAGATTATCTATTATAAAGGCTTCTTGACTAGTCATTTCATTATAATTCGCAACCCGTTTATAACGCATCACAATACCTTTCGCCAAATCATCTTCTATAACACTAAAAATACTAGATACACAACCAATTATTTTTTTTAATTGGATTGCTTTTGTAATTTGTATATTCATCACATACGATAAATTGACCACCTCAACAAAGCCATCATTTAGACTTTTAAAATTATTCATATTATATCCATTTTGTGATATATAATCTTTTATAACATTAATTACTGGATTAACTTTATCAAGGAATATTTTATCTATTTGCTCAATGGTCTTACCATTAGAAAATGTAGATTTTATAGTTATATCGCCATTATTTTCAAAATGACATATAATTTTAATTACTTCTCCTTCTATAACATCTTCAATATAAACAGCCACACTTTTATTTCTCCCGATTTGTTTTATTAATTTGTTAATATTTGCTTTATTCATATAAGGAATTTTATTCCCATTTGTCGCTAATTTATTCGCATACAATCTATAAATCTTTTCTTGTCTTTTTTCTGGGTTATATTTTATAAAAGGCACTTTTTCCGTGGCATGTATAAGTTTAAATACAATATCCAATGGCAAATTAAAAGATTGTTCAGGATGTATTGTTATTTCTAATTCCTTTATACCAACAGTCTTAAACAAAGAGGCCTCTTTGTTTTTCCGCTCATTATAAACATTGTAAAAGAGATTCACATTCTCTTCATTTTTATTAAAATTAGCATTTAACATTTTTTCTGATTCTATGTTGAGAATTTCTTTTTTTGTATCCAATTGCTGTAAATTATTAATATCTTTCTCTCTAAGATAAGGAAAATATATCTTTATCGTGCTTTCTTGAGAAAGTTGCGAGGCCAACGCATGGTTCAATACCTCAATCGCTGTACAAAAAAATATAGTGTTGTTATTTATATTTTTAGTATCCATCAATAGATTTTTATTTGTCGTGGTTGTTATATTATCCGCATTTTTTTCCAGAAAGGGGTCATATTCCGTCGCATTATAGGGATTAACCGTATAGGGATAGGTGGTTTCTATAGAAACAAATTTTTGTCCAACAGATTTACTTACTAAAAATGTTTTATTATCTAAATCAAGAGATTTAATATCTTCATAATCATATATATCTTTAACTGCTATAATAGGGTTAATTCCATCAATATTTAATAAAAACTGGGTTAATCGTCCACGAGTTAATTCTAAACTTTCATTTTGAGTTATAGTTTGATAAATTGTATCTGACTTTAATTTTTCAAGTTTTTTTATATAAAAATATATCTCTCCAAAGGAAACATTTATTTTAATGTTTTTCATTAATTTTTTTTTGATTGTTTCAATTGTATCATCTATATGGATATATTCTGCTACAAATTCCACAATTATATTTTTATCCAAAATATCTTTTAATTCTACTTCGCTAAAAAGCCCTTCAAACAATTTATTTTTGGGTTCGCTCTTAAATAAATCATTTAGAACTATACCAGAATCAATAATACTTTGTTGTTTTCCATAAAAAACATATAGAGTAGTATTTTCTTTATCTACCGTATGACATAATTTATAGATATTAGACATATATATAAATTAAAACTATATTATTTTATATAATTATATGAACGATAATAATAATAATATGAATAATAATAATCATAATAATAATAATTATAATTTGATAGTTGCTTTATGTAAAAATCGTGGAATAGGAATAAATGGTAAATTACCTTGGAGTATAAAGGAAGATATGCGGTATTTTACTAAACAAACAAAAGGCAATGGAAATAATGCGGTAATCATGGGTAAAAATACTTGGAAATCTTTACCAAATAAATATCTTCCCGGAAGGGATAATTTTATTATTTCTTCCAAAATGAGTATTGATGAAATAATGGATGATGGTCACCGAATGAAAACATTTAACAATTTAGATGAAGTAAATGCTTTTTGTAAGTCGTCTTCAAATTATGATACTATTTGGATTATTGGTGGGGCTATGCTTTATAAAGAGTGCTTAGAGAGAAATTTTATAAATAAATGTTATATTACGTCTATTGATTACGACTATAAATGTGATACTTTCTTTGATTATAGTCATATAAGTAAATGGGATTTAATAAATATAAATTCAGTTATTACGAATATAAATAATGAAAATATAAATATAGATTTTATGGAGTTTAAATATAAAGATTAAATATAAATACATTTATATTTATATTATGTCAAAACGCATCGCATTAATCACCGGTATAACTGGGCAAGATGGTTCTTATTTGGCTGAATTTTTACTAGAAAAAAAGTATGAGGTTTGGGGTATCATTCGGCGGTCCTCTAGTATAAACACCCACAGAATAGAACATATATTTGATAAATTATCTTTAAGATATGGCGATTTATCCGATAGTATTAATATTTTAAATGTGCTTAACGAAATAAAAAATAAATATAAAGAGGAGTTAGATGTTCTAGAAATTTATAATTTGGGCGCAATGAGTCACGTTAAGATATCGTTTGATATGCCTGAATATACCGCCGATATTGACGGGGTTGGTGTATTGCGTTTGTTAGAAGCCGTTAGAAATTGTGAAATTCCTTTAAATAAAATTAAATTTTACCAGGCCTCAACTTCCGAGTTGTATGGAAAAGTTATGGAGGTACCGCAAAAAGAAACAACGCCCTTTTATCCGCGGTCGCCTTATGGCGTAGCGAAACTCTATGGATTTTGGATTGTAAAAAATTATCGGGAATCCTATGGTATGTTTGCTTGTTCGGGCATTTTATTTAATCACGAAAGCCCTAGAAGAGGCCACAATTTTGTGACTCGTAAAATTACAATGGGTTTAAATAAAATATTAAAGGACCCTTCCGCATTTTTAACATTGGGGAATATTAATTCTATGCGTGATTGGGGTCATGCGAAAGATTATGTTAAGGGCATGTGGCTAATGTTACAATGCGAAACTCCCGATGATTATGTCTTGGCGACAAACGAATTTCATAGTGTGAGAGAATTTGTTGAAAAATCATTCGGTTATAAAGGATTTAATATTAAATGGAAAGGCGAAGGCGTGAATGAAATTGGTTATGATGAAACTACTGGGAGAGAATTAATTAAAATATCTGATAAATATTATAGACCCTCAGAAGTTGAAGAATTGTTAGGTGATCCAACACGAGCCAAAACTGAATTAAAATGGACCTGCGACTATACATTTGAAGCGTTGGTCAAAGAAATGGTTGAGTGTGATACTTTGTAATTAATATATATTAATTATTTTTATACTTAAAGAAAAACGTAAAAAATTTGTTCAAAAGAGTTTTGCAAAAATGGAAAAAGGACATTTATAAATGTCCAAAATGGACTTTTGCAAAACTCTTTTGAATGAAAAAAAGCCAAAAAATGAATTTAGACCATAATGCTCTCATTTTCAATTTTTAATGAATTTGTTTGTGATTGTAACTTTTTTTATAAAATTAAATTAAATAATTAAAAGGATTTAGGCGAATTATTATGTTACATAATAATATAGAAATGTTACATAATAATTCGCTGAATTCGCCAAAAAAATTTGTTTGCGAAATATGTGATTATAAATGCTGTAAAAAAAGTGATTTTGAAAAACATTTAACATCTATTAAGCATAAAAGTAACGAAAATGGAGACAAATGTAATCTCAAATTCGCCAAAAATGCAGAATTAACATGTAATTTATGTAATAAAATATATAAATCAAGAACTGGTTTATGGAGACACAAAAAAATATGTAATGAGCCAGACGCAACTGTTGAAAATACTATACTAGATCCGTCATCCAACGAAATTAAAATATTAACAAGTTTAGTATTAGAATTAGTTAAAAATAATACAGAACTACAAAAACAAACATCAGAATTACAAAAACAGAATCAAGATTTTCAAAAACAGATGATTGATGTATGCCAAAAAATACAACCAGGCAATACAACTATAACTAATTCTAATAATAATAATAAAACGTTTAATCTACAGGTATTTTTGAATGAGGAATGTAAAGACGCAATGAATATGTCGGAATTTATAAACTCTATTGAAATAAAGATATCTGATTTGGTTAATATTGGAAAACTCGGTTACGTTGAAGGGATGTCCAATATTATAATCAAACAATTAAATGATACGGATATTAATAAAAGACCTGTTCATTGTAGTGACGCAAAGCGCGAAACTTTATATGTAAAGGAGGAAAATAAATGGGAAAAAGAAACTCAAGAAACCAAACAGATGTTAACGGCCGTGCGGGGAGTCAATAAGAAGAATTACCAGATCTTAAACACCTGGAAAGAAACCCATCCAAAATGTATGGATAGTAAATCCAATCAAAGTGATGAGTATATGAAAGTAGTGAGTAAAGTAATGGATGGCGATGAAGAAAATATAAATAAGGTGATTAAAAAGGTCGCAAAGCAAGTCTTGATTGACAAATGAAATGGATACAAATGAAATGGATACAAATGAAATGGGTACAAATGAAATGGGTACAAATGAAATGGGTACAAATGAAATGGGTACAAAACAATAATTGAATCTGCTTAAATATACAGCATTATACTATAATAATATAGTATTATGTCGCTTAAATTTTTACTCGCACTATTATTCTTAGCTATTCCAACAAGATCACTATTAATAGAACCAAAATTAATAGAACCAAATTTAATAGAATTTAAAAAAGATAATTTTGTAAGTCTGAGAGAAACAATTAATCAGGATTCGTCGTCTAGATTATTATCAAAACTAAATTCAATTGAAAATAAACATAATATAATTTATTTATATATTAATTCGCCAGGTGGTGATGTCATGGCCGGACTAGAAATTATAAATTATATTAAAAGTTTACAGAGTCGCGAAAAACAAATTATTTGTATTGCGCATAATGCGATGTCTATGGCTTTTGTTATTTTTCAATATTGTTCAGAACGATATATCTTGTATTCCTCTACTTTGATGCAACATCAAATGTCTTTAGGGGTAAAAGGAAAGCTGTATGATATTAATTCTAGAATGTCTTATCTGAATTCATTAGAAATAAAAATTAATCAGGACCAAGCAACTAGACTAAACATATCTTTGGCGGATTTTACAAGATTAATTCAGAATGATTGGTGGTTGTATTCTGAAGATATATTATTACACAATGTTGCCGATAAAATTGTTTCTATTTTTTGTTCCTTTGATAATTTTGACGAAACAAACACAGTTAATACGCTATTTGGGGATGTCACTATCAAATATTCAGCCTGTCCGATAATAAATTATCCGTTACATATTAGTTTTCCAACATTAAATTTTTCAGAGGAAAAGAAGAGTGAATTTATGGATACCCATATTAATTTTATGAAAAAATACATTTAAAAATATGTTTAAAAAAAATGTTGATAAAGTAAAAGTAAACCACCTAGCGTTGAGAGATTAGACATAAAAGAATAATAATTTGAGCCAAACGGCGGAAAATGATAAAGTAATGTAGCTAAAATTGTAAATATAATTAACCCTAAAAGAGATAATTTCGTGTATGTATATAATTTTGGATTAGCATTATAGGAATAAAGAGCTATAATAAATGGAGCAACGATTTCTAATAAAATAACGCCACTAATAATTATTTTAGAAAGGGATAATGGAACTTTCGTTTTATTCATAAAACCTTTAACAACGTTCATGAAATCTTTTATTTTATGAAATCCACTGATGAAAAAAAGTAAGGTGATATAAATTGTTGAAATTAAAACAAGGTTCATCATCTAATTATACTTTATACCTATAAAATATAATTACACATATAATTAAAAATCATAATTAAAAATATTTAAAAATCATAATAAGGATTATCGGTTATAGTCATACCGCAATAGCGCACAGGTTTTTTCTTATAATCGGTTTGATTATAGATGTTTATTTTTGCTGCTTCACCTAAAAGAAATTTAAAATTGCTCCAAAATTCATCTTTATGTCCAACGCTCTTGGTCGCAATATGGGCTAATTCGTGAATGGCCACAAAAGTTAATGTATTTGGATCAATTAAATTATTCCCATTTTTCTCCGTATTTAAACAAAAAGCCAATTTCTCGCCTTTATTTTCACTATAAGCCGTAAATTCACTTGTGGGCAGTGTTTCGTATATTTTTTTAGGATTAAATCCCTCTACTAAACGCGTCACATTTTCTCTTTCAGGAAACTCTTTTTTACAGTGATCTACTAATTTGGCTAATTTTTGATTCACTGTTGCTAATCTATCCGCCGCCAATGACAGTTTACTGCGTTCTCTTACACAATATTTTTTACCATCTACATCGGAAATAATACATTTTAGATTAAAAGCGTCTGATTCTTGATATATTTTAACACAAATATAAAATAATAATATGATTAATGCGTAACCAATAATATTTATTTTCATTAATATATATTAATATTTATTATTCTATTTACAAAAAATTGAATCGGTTCTAAATACTATATAAAATTCATATTACCAACCAACCAACTAGAATGAATCAGACACCTGAATATTGGGCCCGAATGAATCTAGATTATTCAAATAAGATGAAGGAATTCTATAATAGTTATTTTACTGGAGCATTAAAAGAAAAGTTTGACGAATTTACGAATAATATGATGACGACTGACGCAATTATAACGAGAGAGAATTTATTGGATAAACTTGATGCGTTTCAAGAAAAAAATTATAAGTTAGTTGCTGAAAATTCACACTTATGGATGCCATTATCAGATAATGCGTTTAATTATAGACCGCATCAATCCTGTGCGGTGATGTAATAAAAATATATGTAATATAAAATAATATAGAATATAAAATAAAATGTAATAAAAAAATATAAATAGTATATTTTTTTATTGATATATTGATGATTAAAATTTATATATAAATTTATTGAGGACCGCAACCGATTTCTAAAGGCATGCGCATAAGGTCAGGCTCAATGGTGGTATTCATCCAGGGGCTCACTTTGCTGGTGGGGTTAGGTGGCTCAGAGCGAACTTGGAGATTCGCATTTCGGAGGGAACTGCCTACAGTATCAATACCGGCATGGTAGCCCGCCTTTAATAAATTAACATTCTTAAAGTCGTTGCTGCCAGAGGGGTTGAGTTGGGCCCATTGGCTATTTTTATCTAAAGGCAAGAGTTCCGAAGGGTCAACCACGTTGCCACCCTTCATACAGCTGGGAGGCAGACCTTGCGATGGCGTAGAAATGCCGGTCACCGAGGAGTAAACTTCATTCTGACCGGCAGGTTCAGCCGGTTGGGCGACATTATCCATGGTAGGTTTATTCATAGGGGCGTTTTGACCACCGTTGGATGCGTTTCCGCTAAAGCCATCAGCCATACTGCCCTTTCGGCCAGAATATTGAAATACGGCATATGCTAAAATAACAAATCCGAGGAAAGCCAAAAAATGATGCGTTTTAATGTTCTTCTGTAAATCTTTGATTATACTCATTATATTAAAAAGATGATAAAATATTTTTATCAAAACGAGTATAATTAATTATTATTCAATAATAATTAATCTAATTTTTCTAATTTTTCTAATTTTTCTAAATTATAAAGATTAATATTTCTAAAGTTTATATTCGGTTTCTTCATCATCATCAGAAATATCAATATCTTCTAAAATATATTTTGTCTTAATTTCTTTTGCTTCAAGATATGCCTGAATAGCCAATTTTCTCATATTTTTTGCCTTCTCTCTTGCTGACCTATAAATATCATAATATACTTCATTTGGTTTTTTCAATTTTATTCTTTCTAGATTATCATCTATTATATTTTCTAAATTAACTTCTTCCAAGTTCGTATTATATTTTGTTATAGCACTCGCAGGCACGGGCACGGGCACGGCAATAGCACTCGCAGGCACAGCAGATACAGCAGGCACAGCAGGCACAGCAAGAGCAATCGTAGGCGCAGGCACAGGCACATCAAGAGCAGGCACAGCAAGAGCAGTTTCGCATTCTTTATCCTCATCGGATAAGTCCTCACTCTCGCTCTGAATGTCTAAAGTAACTTCTTCAGGTTCCTTAACAGCCTCAGTAGCCTTATTTTCCTTAACATCTAACGACGGAGTATTTGTTTGATTATTTTCTAGAGCATCAGATACGCGGATAAGACATTTTTTAAATGTATTCACTGGTTCTTTAAGAACCATTAATTGAGATAGTTTAATATCCAATTCAAAACTTCTAGATGTAAATTTAACCCCATCAATTAAGACTAAAGGTATAATATTAGTTTCCGGTACAATTGTATTCATATCTATATTAACTTCATCCTCATTGTATACCGAACATTTATCTTCGCCTGTATGTTTATTTGAATTTATGTAGACACGAATTAATATATATGCGCCGGATTTATACATACGAGTTATAGGCGACATCATATTTTCAATATCATCTTTTGAATAATCACCTGTAAACCATAAATTTTTATTTTTATCTATTAACTCGTGAAAAACAGTTTCTAATTTTTCTAACCAGTTAAAAAAAGTTTCATTCTGATCGCGAGCATACATTAAATCACAATATTTTCCTCGTTTAGTCGTTATAATTGCTTGTTTTGTTGTACATTTTGGTAATTGTATAAACAGTTCTTTTTCCTTATCAGAAAAAATTACTTTTGAGAAAAACGCGCCACCCTGAATTGGCATAGGATTTCCTAAAGTGATTTTATTAAATTCAAATTCTTGAGTTGGTTTAAATATATCCATTAAAAATAATATAGAAAATTAAGAAAGGAATAACACGCAAAAAAATTTATTTTTATTACATATACAAATATGATTAAAGATACAATTATTAATGAATGTTTACTCGTATTAAAACGAGATGATGTAAAAAAGGAATTTAAAAATTTATTGTCGCCCTTAATAGATATAGTATTATTACAAATATATCCGTATCTATATTTATCATTATTATTTGTATTAATAAGTTTTTTGTTGCATTTAGGAATTTTTATTCTTCTTTTTAGGAATAAATCTTTTTTAATAAAAAATGAATAATTGTAGTATTACAGTTTAATTATTTTATATATATTTTCTTTTAATATATTATAAAGATGGTTAAACATGGTTCTCGTAGACATAGAATGAAAAGAGGAGGCGGTGGTGATAGTGAGGCGCGTCCTCACGGAGCAAGTGATATAGACCTCGGTAATTTACATGAAATAACTGATTCTACTGGTAAAATGACTCTTAATTTAGATGGCCAATCTGGTGGGCGTAAAAGTCGCCGAAAACACAGACACACTAAAAAATGCCGACATGTGAAAAAGTCACGAAAGAGTCGTAAACATGGTGGCAACGGTGTGATAAGCACTGCGTTATTGCCGTTTGGGTTGTTTGGTCTACAAAAATATTTTCAACGTAACCGTACGGCTAAGAGAAGCGTTAAAGGTTTAGGAAATAAGGTTAAAAGTGGATTTAAGGGCATTAGAAAAATGTTGTAAACCATAATTCAATACAATTTTAAAAATAATTTATATTTAATGTATTTTAAATATAAATAATAATAAAATAAATAATAATACAATAAATAATAATTTCCGTATATGTTATAAAAATGAGTTTTGAAGAAAGTATTCAAAAATGGGTTTCTTTAGATAATCAATTGCGTTCATTACACGATAAAACAAAACAATTACGCGAAGATAAAAATAATATTGAAAATGGAATAATAAAATATGTAGATACACATAATTTACAAAATTCTGTTGTTAAAATATCAGATGGTAAACTTAAATTTACTACGGTAAAACAAACAAATCCGCTTACCTTAAAATATGTTGATGAGTGTTTAGGAAAGTGTATAAAAAATCCAGAACAGGTAAAACTTATAATGAATTATATTAAAGAAAGTAGAAGTTCTAAAATAATTCCTGATATTAAAAGATTTTACGCAAATAATTAATTAGAATTATGTTATAAAGAATTATATATATATGACTGATATTCTCTCAACCAATGATTCTCTGTTTACAAAAAATGATATGATTATCACGGATAAGGGTTATTATGCGACTATGCCTATGCTTTATACCGGCGGAGCAGATACTAGCGGAGCAGATACTAGCGGAGCAGATACTAGCGGTGGAAAAAAATCCAATTCAAGTGATAAGGTAAGTGATAATTATAAAAATTTAGGATTTCCAGCTTTGTATTTATATACGATAAATGATACTTGCTATAAACAACATGATAATGAAATAATTCCAGATGTACAAAACGATAGTGATATAATGTCTGATGAATTGTATAATAAATTAATTTCTTTAGCCGAAATGAAACCAGTAATAAATAAAAAATATACTAGAAATATAAATAAACAAAATATAAAGAAAATCAAGGGAAAAAAAACCAGAAGAAATATAAAAAAATAAATTTTAAATAATTAAATATTATATATGGTAAAAAAAAATATAATATTTAATCCAAAATTTTTAAGTAAATACTTTATGAATTTATTAGTATCAATAGTTTTATTAGTGTTATTATATATCGCATATAAATATTTATTTAAAAATATTATAGAAACATTTACAAATCCTACCATTAAGGGATATTATATTATGTCTTGGGTTAATTCGCCTGCTCCTCCAGGCAAGTGGGATTTTGGCGTTTATTTTGGCGGTGAAACTCCCAAAGAAGCCATTGATAAATATATTAATTTGTCCTCTAAAATAACAAGTGGTAAAAAAATCCTAGATTTAGGCGGAGGTCTAGATACTGGTATATGGAAAGGTCAATCTGATTTTGATTATATCAATAGTAAATTATCTGCGATTAAACAATCAGGTTGGGACGGGTTGTGTTTTGATATTGAAGTATGCTCGCCAAATGTAAACATGGCGCCCTTATTTACGGATTGTTTCGCCAAATGCAAAGCAGCCGGATTATTAGTTATTGTTACCACTGGCTTTGTGATGCCTTATGGCTGTCAAACCGGAACTGGTCAAGGCAAGGATATAATAAATTCATGGATAACTGATAAAAATATTGATTATATTTCGCCTCAAATATATGGTAAAAATGGCACTGAACTTATACCAACGGATTTATCTGTTTTTAAAGCTGTTCAGAATAAAGTCGTACCATCTATTCCATATGAAGCCGATTGGGATAAATTAAATATTGGTAATACGGGGATAACGCCAGCTGGATTTATAGTATGGAATTCTGCGCCTCCGACTCCAAAACGTAATTATTGCGGAGCTGATTGGTCAAGCGCAAATTCCAAATGTGGCGCACAATGCCCGAACGGCCAAGACAGTGAATGTCCTAGTGGTCAGCATTGTTATGCGAATTTAAGTAACTGCCCTGTTAATAAATAATAATATAAAAGAACGTAAATTAATTTCATTATATAATATAATATAATATAATGAAAACATTTGGATACAGTACATTTTATGATAATAATGATATTGATAATAATGATATTAATGATATTGATAATAATGATATTAATGATATTGAAAACCAATGTTTAATTTGTTTACAAGGACCATTACACAGTTCAAATAATATTATAATAGATGATGTTAAATTAATCAATGAAATGCATTTTTTGGTTAAGGCTTGTAAATGTGAATGTTATTCTCATCATAAATGTATAGAAAAATGGATAGAAAATAATTCAGTCTGCCCTATTTGTAAAGGTCCTATCTCATTTCCAAAATCAGGAATAAAGGAAGAAATAATACAAATGTCTAACAATGAAATAAATGAAGCACATGAAATAATTATATTAGAAAATAATAAATCTAATAATTATCTATTTTTTCGTGTTATAATTATATTATTTTTCGGTTTTTTAATTTTTACTACATTGAACATTAATAATTAAATAATTTATTTTTTATAAAATTTTTTGGATTTTTTGGATTTTTTAGATTTTTTGGATTTTTTAGATTTTTTGGATTTTTTAGATTTTTTGGATTTTTTGGATTTTCCGCCTCGGGAAGTTAAATAATATTCAGCATTTTCTATCTCCATATGACGAATGTCTGGGTCATTTATTGCCATGTAAAGCATGGCCTTTTTAATAGTATGTCGTTCACGTTGAATAAGTTGATTAAGCAAAAAGTGTTCTCCCTGTTGTATATCGGCACAATATAAAATATTATTATCATTTTTATAAACTATAATTGTATGACCAGATCCATTAACCCGAAAGTAAGACAAGAGTGTTGCGTTTCCTATTTGTAAATTATTTAATAAATATGTATTTAATTCTTGAAAATTAAAATTTTCCATTTTTACGAATATGTTAAGATAATTTGATAAAAAATTAGTAATATTTATGGGAGTGCTACCATCAATATCATTATGTATAAATAAGCGAGTATGGATCTTATCAGATAATTCTATACCTTGTTCCATAGTTAAAAATTGTAAAGTAACTAAACTTTGTATTGTACAATCAATAGCTATTCTCCTATCTAGTTGAGGAGATAGACGGCGATGACATTCATTTGCTAAATTCGGGTTCCAATGTGATTGAAGAAGACTCATATATAATATAATTATATTAATTCAACGATATCTTAGGGTTATATCTTCTATAATGTAAATAAGATAAAGCTTTTTACTTATTTACATTAAAATGCTTGAATTTTTATTTGGGTTTGGTTTTGGCATAATTATTGGAACAAAATATAATTGTAAACCTTATATAGATTTTCTATTATATACGGTTAAAAATACATTAAAGGATATAAAAAGTGATTATAAAGATGAAATTAAATTAGGTGAAAACCTAGATAATGAAGATTTATTTGCTACGCTAATAAATAATGAACTTAAAAAAGAAAATTAAAAATGAATTTTATATCCACTCATTATTTTATATATAAATTAAATACCATATAAATTCATTTATATAAATTATATATAAATGAATCGGGTTGAACAAATGAAAAAAATACAATCAGACGCACTAGAACTTTTTACCAAAAAGAATATAGATTATGGTGACGCATTCGCAAAATTTGGTGTTATTGGTGTATTAATGCGGATAGAAGATAAAATACAGCGGTCATTATCTATTACCAAGAATGGAGTAAATTTAATAAATGATGAAAGTATGCGCGATACTTTATTAGATTTACATAATTATGCCGCGATGGCTTTAATGCTAATAGACGAAAAAGAATAATTAAAGCATATTTTATAAATAAAATTATATAATACTCCAATTGCTGTTATTAAATGGAGCAACTGTTATTTCAGATAATTTAGAACGCCAGTGGTCAACCTTTTTATCAAAATCTATTTCCTTATTCGTTTTAGGATACAATGGCGTATTCCCCATTTGTTCCATCTCTTGTGGGGTAATTTTGGGTTTATAGCCGAAACAGTTAACCCCAAACCGAACATTGGGATTATCAATATACCCGCCATTAATTCCAGGTCGTCCGCAATCATGTTCGTGGCCTTCTATGGCTTGTAAATTAGTCCATTTATCGTATTGTGTGGGATAAAACGCCATTTGGCCATCCGACCAACCAAAACTACACCAATCAGCGCCATCTTTATAGGAGTCTTCCATCTCTTTATATGTAGCCAGTCTGCCTCCATAAGCCGAACACATTGCTTTAGAATCATCAAATGTATATTTATTTCCCGGAATATGAAAGACTTGTGGTTTTCTAGTTATTTCAGGCACACCGCTCGGCATCATTGGAATAGAATCATTTTGGTCTGTATTTAAAACGATGTCTACTTCAGGTGTGGTAGTAAAAAGATTTTTTAAAGTGGCTGTAACACTTGTATTAAAAATATAGGTCATACCATTTAATATTATCAATAATATAAACAAGCCCCAAAGAATTATTTCTAAAATCTTTAAACCAGAACCGGAAGGACCGCCAGATGAAATAGGTTGTGTTGAACTACCTAAAGATGAGAATAATATATAATAACCAACTACAACTATGATTAAAATAAATAATACATATGGATTTATTCCTATATTATTTAAATAATCATAAGAATAAGGCATTCCATTATTTGAGTTTAAACTAACTTCCATTATATATTAATTATCTTATTATTTTTTTCTATAGAAGAAACAATAAGATTTTTGTGAAACAACACTTGATTCGGCGATTTCATTCACTCGGGTATCATTAAATTCATACCATTTTCCATTTGCGTTTTTTACATAAGACGTATAATGTCCACCCGAAACACCACCGGAGTGATTGCACACGCCATATAAATCATAAATATATGATTTACTATTATAGCCTTTTACATAGGTTGAAAAATCTACATCATTTAAAGGTGTATCTATCAATGTATTTAATTTTTTAGTATAGCCATTCCATCTTTTTAAATCAATAATAAGTATTTCTGGTAAACTCCAGAAAATAATCCCCCGATTTGCTTCTTGTTTTTCATTGGTTTTATCATTAAACCATTTATTCTCTCCGTCTAATTTTTCTTTTTTACAATATAAATCCATACAATCAAAAATAGTTATATTTTTTTGTTGTGAAGGCATCAAGGTTGGAACTGATAGACTAATAACAGAAAAAGGTTCAGGCCTTAAACTAAGCGATTTGCCTGTTTCAATATCTGAAATTTCCGATACATGTGTTCCATGAAAAAGAGATAACATTTCAGAATATTCTTTATTATAGGTCTGTTTAATCATATTATAACATGTTTTTGCTAATTCATCTGTTTCATTCTGCGATGAACCACTAATATTCATATCTACAACACGCGCTAAAGCATTATGAAAACATTCAAACATAAATAATAAAAATTCTTGAAGGTCGTTTTGGTCATATCCTGTAAAAATATCTCTTTTTTTAAAAGATGCGACCTTTTTAATTGCGTTAACGAATCCATTTGGTGCTACGGTACAATTAGAACTCCACATAAGTTCTCTTAATTTATCAAATTCCAGTAATATAACCGAATCAGGTTTTTGATTTAATTTTTTTATATATTCTTTTTTTTTTAATAATTCTGTTAATTCGTATGTATGAGAGAGAATTTGAACAAAAGAATTTAAATAACATGTATTTCCAACATTTGCTAAACCTGTTAATCCTTTATTTTCGTATTCTTTAAAATCTTTCATTTATATTATTATCTAAAGAACTGTTTAAATAATAACATAATTACTTTATACTTATTGCTTTAATACTTATTGCTTTAATACTTATTGCTTTAATACTTATTACATTAATACTTATTACATTAATACTTATTACATTAATACTTATTGCTTTATACTTATTACTTTAATACTTATTACATTAATACTTATTGCTTTATTTCTTTATGAATAACGTGCTGAAATTCTACTATATTGTATTTGTCTTTTATTGTATTCCATATATGAGCTCTTTCTATTGGTGATTGTAAAATATCTATTTCTCTCATTTTATCGGGATAATATGGATTAATACAAGTAATTTGATCTACAATCGCATATTTATCTTCTACTTTTTCACCCAGATACCATATAAATAAATAATCTATCCCTCTACCAACTAAAATAGGGTCATATATTTCCATACATTTATATAAGGCATATTTTGAAAAAAGAGTGACACCTACTTCAATAAAATTAGTAAACCGTATTATATTTCCGGAAAATTGTTTAGTTATAGGATGACTCACACGTCCGCCCCTATAACAAGGCTGTAATATCCAAGTGTCGTATTTTTTTTGATATAAAAATAATTTATTTATTTCCTGTGTTCTTATTTTTATGTCGTCATCTACTATCCAAAACGCGTCATATTTATCTAATGTTTTCTTATCATTCATAAAAATTTTATGAAAATTCTGAAATTTACTGCCTTTTGATATAGTAAAATATTCACAATGTTTTTCTATTTCTTTCGCTTTGACCATATCATCGCCATAATAACATACATATATATCAAATTCTTTTAAGGCTTTTTGATTTAACCACCATTGAGGAAAAATACTAAAATCTCCAACAGAGGAAAAAAGTAAATTCATTATCTAATATAGTATTATTATTAAATCTAATATTTTATTTAATATATATTTATTTCTTATAATATTTTATTTCTTATAATATTTTATTTTTATAGAATGAAGTGATGCTCGTAAGACCATTTTTTAAATTATCCGTTTTTCTAAGATATGAATCAAATAATAAGGCCTTTACCTCTTTATTTCTAAGAGCATCTTCTTTTTTCTTTCTTATTTCAGTATCCGAATATTCTTTATGAAGAACTTCTAATTCTTTTTTCCATGACCGCAGGGTATGCCCTTTCTTTTTTTTAAAATCTTTCATATCTTCTAAGACAAGCGCAAACACCTGTTGAATGGGTTTCATAATTTGGTTTGTAATATAGAATGAATAATTAATTTTTATTTTATTGGCGGTAATATAGTCTGGCGTTTCTATCCTTTCACCTTGTAGGGCTTTCCTATCCGGATTTTCAATATATACAAAGGGTATTCTATCACCAATACTCGGCTTGTTCCCTGAATCTCGGCGACCGATTCTATCAGCCAGGACTTTGTGCGCAATCTGTGCCGGATTTTTATAACCCGACCGGAGCGATTTGGTAATAACCAATTTGTCCATGCCATATTTTTCATCCACCATATTTTGTAAACACCCCTTTAAGAAGTCAACCGCATGTTCAACATTTTTTTCCTTCATTAGAATATCAATAATTCCACCGTATATATCTTTTACGATAGGCGCATTATCTCGGCGCTTTAAAACGATTCCCATTGATTTGCGTTTACATTTATGGGGGTCGGTTTCATAAAGCATCCCCACATAACGTTTCTTTGATAATAAACAGAACGGAAGAAACGTTTTTTCATATTCCAGTTTATGCGGTCCTTTTAGAAATTTAGTTGCGGTTTCTTCTATTTGTTGAGCCAGCTCAATAGTGATTTCTAAGGCTTTTTGGCCAATAATCGGTTCATCATTTAGATCTCTTAGATTAAATTTAAAGAACACTGAATCTGTGTCGCCATAAACATATTCAGCTCTTGTTTTTACTTGACCATACAACGTCGTTTCTAAAATTTGATTATAATACGCCTCTTCTATAACCCGCTTGGCATAAGTTAACATTTTTCTACCAATTGCCGTCGTAGACGCAGCACAATCTTTCTCATAAAACGAACTGGTTTTCGCGCCAGTTTGACCATACAATGAATTTGCGGTGACTTTGATACTTTGCTGTCTTTTATCTAATATATTCTTCATAAATTCGTCGGTTTCTTTTTCCATTAATTTTTTAGTAGATTTACGCGCAGCCAACAGTTCATCTAGAATTGAGGGCATAACCGCTTTTCCTTCATTTGGATACTGTGCAAACCGACAGACTTTATAGCCTACTTTAATTTTTTCCATTCCGGCTTTTGGATTGCCGTTTTTACGTTGCCATTTATAGGTGTTATATTCAATATCAACATACGTATAGCCCGGCAAATTATCATATATATAATTCCCCTTTTCATCTTTTTCGCCGGTTTCAAGAATTAATTTACCCTTCAAATCAAATTCTTTGGTTGAAACCTTGCTATCATGCGAAATATTCTCACTAATCATGGAGGACGGATACAGTGAGCCATAATCTAAACAAGCGACCGGGTCATCCAAATATAAATTACATTTGGGTTCTAACACGCAAGCGCCTTCATAGCCTTCATCGGCATCGCCTTTATCTAATACAGGCATTAGGGTGTTTTTCGCCCGACATTTTTTTGCGATATAGCTCGTCAATTTAATGCTTTGACCACGCATAACTAGGAAATCTAATGGTACGCTACATAAAGACGCCATTTCAATGTAGCCAGTCATCACGTCTATCTTCCGCATAAGATGATGAACGAGATTACAATCCTGAATACAGTATTTCGCAATAATTGCTCGCTCGGCCGGCCCTTCATTCGTCATCCGAAAAATATCTTGGGGCGTGACATCATCCTTCGCTAGACCCCATCTGACTTTTTTCGTCATATCCGGCGCTTCAATACCGTTTATTACGAAAGAGCCCTCTTTTTCATTCACGTCACTCACTTCAAATTTTTTTCCATTTTTATAATAATCAACGGAATGCGCTTCTTCTTCAAAATTGATAAAGTTGCCATCTTCTAATCCCGTTAGATTTTTACTATATAATTTTGTTTTATTGGTATCATTATTGGTATCATTATTGTTATCATTATTATTATCATTAACAACATGTTCTATTTTTTTAACGGCATCGCCAATAAAGTAACCCGAAACATAATCTAATTTATACTGTGTTAATTGATAATCGCGTCGCAAATAATTATACAAATCAATCTGTAGACGACCTGTCATTTTCACAAACTTTAAATCGTGTTGCCCGCTCGCAATCACTAAGGTATTTTCTTCTAAGCCTTCTTGTCCGGTGCGCCAGTTTTTATTCAGACACACTTCGCGATTGTTTCTTGAAAGTTGGAGGAAATTCCGTTCACAACCCAAATCTTTCGCACGAAGATACATAAACTGGTAATCAAATCCGAATATGTTATAACCGATAATAACATCAGGATCTTCGCGGTTAATTATATTTGTCCAGGCCAGCAGGACCTCTTTTTCAGTTGAACAACGTTCAATTTCGGCATTAGCAACATCGTTACATGTGCCGAGTGAAATACAATGATTTAAATAGGGTTTGTCTTCGCCATACCGTAAGAAAGTTGAACCGATAAAGGTGACCATATCACCCTTTAGTTGAGGAAATACATTCGTTAATGTTCGGGTTAATTCCATAATTTTGGTTTCTCTTGTTTCTTCATTGTCGGATAATAAGTCTGTTATTTTCCCTTTCTTTTTATAATTTTTGGGTTTATTTTTAAACATTTTCCAACTGAATTTCGGTTCTTCTTCAACATGATCATTAACACTATCATCGCCACTCTCATTGCCGTCATCATTGCCGTCATCATTGCCGTCATTATCCATACAATCATCTACTTCTGTGACAAATTCATCCGCGTTTATTTCTATTGCGCCTTTATATGTCGCCGGGCAGATAGTAATCCACCGAGCGAATAAAGTATCTATCATTTCCTTTGATACTTTGGTTTTAGGATAAACGGGTTCAACGCCATCTATTTTATTTGTATCTATTTTATTTGTATCTATTTTATTTGTATCTATTTTATTTGCATCTATTTTATTAAGGCCAATATTAAAGGCCGACAGTATCACATTTTTTAGATAATCTGCCGTTTGATTGCTGTCTGCCCATAAATCAACAATATTTGTTGCTAATTTTTTGTAATTTTTGACAGCTAATGGAAAATCGCCATGACTACTACTGGCTTCAATATCAAAACTACATATTTTATACGGCACGATCGTTTCTTTTTTCGGGAGCGGAATCAGATTCTTATAATTAATAGTATATTCATGTGTACAAGAGGTGCTGTGATTTTTATGTTTTAGTGTTTTTGAATTAGGCAAGGCAATCCAACCTGATGGACTAATTTCTTTTATATGGAATAAGCGGAGCAAAGGCGGTATTTGCGCTTCATATAATATCGTTTCGGTGCCTTCAAAGGTATAACCCGATGGATGTAATATTCTTTTGAATTCGCCTTTAGGCGAAGGTATATTTAGATACCATAAACCTTTGGCTTTTTTCATGGCGTTTTCATTTTTGAATTTTATCAAGACAAACGTATGTTGTTTATTATTATCAAACCCATACAACTTATTGCGTTGGAGCAATTTGGACTCAACTATGGATTCTTCATGATGTTCGCCCATATCACGTTTTAGTTGAGCAATAAAGCCTATTTTATGAGTTTCCGTCCAATGATCACCAACCATCGCATAGAAGAAGGGTGAAAAACCTTCTACAAAGATAGAAGCAGTTTCGCCTTTTTCATTGATTCCAAACATCTGGACTAAAAATTCTTTCTCGCTTTTACATATTCCACTATCTTCATCCGATGATTTAACATTCGCGTCATAAGGATTAAACGTTAATAAACGATAGGTATCGTGCATTTTAAGTTAATGTTATATATATTTATTTATTATATATTTTTAATTCAATTTTTATAGTAATTTGAATTAAATTAATATTATTTAATATTTTCTGCTTTTTTTAGATTTAGATTTAGTGTTTGACTTCCTTTTACTTTTTCCTTTGGCACTTTTCCTTTTGGCACTTTTCCTTTTGGTACTTTTCCTTTTCGTGCGCTTACCGCCCGACATTATTCTCTTATCATCATCCAATTTAAAATTATCTTTAATGAATTTTACCATATCTTTAACACTACGATCGCCTTCATATTCTTTCCATTTTTTTCCATGTAATTGAACTGCTCTTATTGTAGGCAATCCTTGGTCAATTTTTCCACTAGGAGAACTGATATTATTTGTTGCTCCTTCATGAACTTCAATAATTGCTATATCATACTTTTTTATATCAGCAGAATCTTCTAACGCATCCCATGCTTCTTTCATATTTACACAATGACCACAATTGGGGCTGTATATCTTAACAAACGCAGGCATTTTTGCTATTAGCTCATCGTATTTTTTAGAATCGTTCGGTCCAAGTCTAACAAATTTCATTTATATATTATATATACACATTTTATTATTACACATTTTATTATTACACATTTTATTATTATGCTAAAACCAACCCCAAAATCAAACCCATTATTAATATATTAAAAATGTATTAAAAATGTATTGTTCCATCATTAGAAGTTTTTATCCAATACTCTATATTTGGAATTAATATATTATTTATTATTGAAGGAATACTATCAATAATAATATTGCTTCCGTCATAAATAAGTGAAGTAGTTGAAACCATAATTAAATTTAATCCTTTATTAAGATTAATAGAATTAATAGTATCAGATGTTGGAGTATAATTAATATAACCGGATTGTAATGTCTTTATATAATAACATTTTGATGCTTCAAAAATATTACTTTGTATGGGTTCAGTAAATTTATTTTTTTCAAAGGTATAAATAGTATTGGGTACAATAATTGAAGACGAGTCAATAATAGTAAAATTATATGACTTTCCAATTATATTCCAACTAGTATTTAAATAAATATTACTAGGTTCAGGCTGAGGAGCAGGTTGAGGAGCAGGTTGAGGAGCAGGTTCAGGCTGAGGAGCAGGTTCAGGCTGAGGAGCAGGTTCAGGCTGAGGAGCAGGTTCAGGTTGGGGTTCTGGCTGAGGAGCAGGTTCAGGTTGGGGAGAAGGAGCAGGTTCAGGCTGAGGAGCAGGTTGAGGTTGGGGCTCAGGTTGAGGTGGTGGCGATTGAGGAGAAAAAATATAGTTAACATCAGTTTCTATACCAACCCAATCCATACTTTTATCCGGTCCATTACGATAAATAATAACATGTTTTTTAGATAGGTAATTAAACCAAAAAGAAAATTCTAAGGCATCTGGGTAAATATTCTGTAAAGCGGGTATTGGAAAAGCAACAGTTCCATAGTAATCAAAAGAACCACTATCTAAATATGCCCAAGTGAATACATTATCAGCATTAAGACTACCCAATGATTGTAAAATATTAACACCTGGAACATTATTATCCTGCATAAAATTAATAACACCGGTGACTGTATTATAAGAAAAAATACCAGACCAAATAATTGGGTCATTAACAGTTAAAGCTATTTGAAAAGAAACCCAATTTATACTAGGAACTGGCTGTGGCTGGGGAGAACCAGATGATTGGAATATATTAAAGTAAGGCCCAAGTCCAGCAAATAAAAAATCTTTTGACGTCAATGGTCCATTATAATATATTGTTTTTAAATTAGAAGAACGGCCAAATGAACTAGTTCCGATACTTGTAACAGTATCTGGTATAGTCATTGAGGTTAAACTTATACATTTATAAAACGCATAATTACTTATACTCGTTAAAATATTTGAAAGAGTAATGGAATTTAAGTTAGTACAATTGTAAAATACAAAATTGCCTATACTAGTAACAGTGTTTGGAATAATGATTATGGTTAAACTAGAACACCCCATAAAAGCATGATCACCAATACTGGCAACTGTATCAGGAACAGTAATAGAGGTTAAACTAGTACAATTAGAAAAAATATAATTACCTATACTGGTTAAAATAGTTGAAAGTGTGATGGAGGTTAAACTCCCACAATTAGAAAAAGCATTATCACCTATACTGATAACTGTATCAGGAACAGTAATAGAGGTTAAACTAGTACAATTATAAAACGTATATGTACCAATACTCGTTAAAGTATTTGAAAGTGTGATGGAGGTTAAACTCCCGCAATTAGAAAAAGCATTATCACCAATACTGGCAACTGTATCAGGAACCGTAATAGAGGTTAACTTATTACAATTATAAAATAATCCTTCTGTAATAATGGTTAAAGTATTTGAAAGGGTAATGGAATTTAAGTTAATACAATTATAAAATGCCAGACTACTAATAGTAGTAACAGTATTTGGAATAATGATGGATGTTAAACTAGAACAACCGTAAAATGCATAGGTACCTATACTCGTTAAAGTATTTGAAAGAATTATAGAGCTTAAACTAGTACAACTATCAAACGCATGATTACCAATACTGATTAAAGTATTTGAAAGAGTAATGGAATTTAAGTTAGTACAATTAGAAAAAGTAGAATTACCTATACTGGTAACCGTATCAGGTACAGTGACGGAGGTTAAACTAGAACACAAAATAAAAGTACTTTCACCAATACTCGTTAAAGTATTTGAAAGGGTGATGGAGCTTAAACTACTACATCTATTAAAAGCACTATTACCTATAGTGGTAACCGTATTAGGTACAGTGATGGATGTTAAACTAGAACAACCGTAAAATGCACTCTCACCAATACTCGTTAAAGTATTTGAAAGGGTGATGGAAGTTAAGTTAGTACAATTAGAAAATGTCACGTTACCCATACTGGTAACAGTATTCGGAATCGTTATTGTTGTTAAACTAGAACAACCATAAAATGCAAAATTACCAATACTGATTAAAGTATTTGAAAGGGGGATGGTGCTTAAACTAGTACACGCATTAAAAGCACTACTACCTATACTGGTAACCGTATCAGGAATCGTTATTGTGGTTAAACCAGAACAACCATAAAATGCGCTCTCACCAATACTCGTTAAAGTATTTGAAAGGGTGATGGAGCTTAAACTACTACATCTATTAAAAGCACTATTACCTATAGTGGTAACAGTATCAGGAATCGTTATTGTTGTTAAACTAGAACAACCGTAAAATGCACTCTCACCAATACTCGTTAAAGTATTTGAAAGGGTGATGGAAGTTAAGTTAGTACAATTAGAAAATGTCACGTTACCCATACTGGTAACAGTATTCGGAATCGTTATTGTTGTTAAACTAGAACAACCATAAAATGCAAAATTACCAATACTGATTAAAGTATTTGAAAGGGGGATGGTGCTTAAACTAGTACACGCATTAAAAGCACTACTACCTATACTGGTAACCGTATCAGGAATCGTTATTGTGGTTAAACCAGAACAACCATAAAATGCGCTCTCACCAATACTGATTAAAGTATTTGAAAGGGTGATGGAATTTAAACTACTACATCTATTAAAAGCACTATTACCTATACTGGTAACAGTATTAGGAATCGTTATTGTTGTTAAAGTAGAACAACCATAAAATGCAAAATTACCAATACTGATTAAACTATTTGAAAGGGTGATGGAACTTAAACTAGTACACGCATTAAAAGCACTATTACCTATACTGGTAACAGTATCAGTAATCGTTATTGTGGTTAAACTAGAACAACCATAAAATGCACTCTCACCAATACTCGTTAAAGTATTTGAAAGGGTGATGGAAGTTAAACTAGTACAATTATAAAAAGCACTAGTACCTATACTGGTAACCGTATTAGGAACAGTGATGGAAGTGACATTAGAAATACCGCTAAGAATATTATTAGTAATAGCTGTAACCGTATAGGATACAGAATTATATAATACAGAATCTGGTATAATTAAAACATTTGGTAAAGTAATTCCATAAACCCTACCATATAAAGTAACTGTAGAATTAGAAGTAATCATATAAGCGAAAACTGAATCATTAATGTATAGTGGCGCAGACATTATATTATAATTTAGTGATATATAATTTCTTAACAAACTATATATGACTAAATTATTTATTATATTACTTGTATTTCTTTTAGGGTTATATTTTGTAACGAAGTATCCTACGGTAGAAGCATTTGATACTCTTAGTAATAAAACATCTTATCGTTGCCCAAATGTTCTTATTCAAAAAGGTAGCGCATTTTTTTTATTTAATACCAAACTGGCAAAAATTCCAGGCGTTAATCCATTACGGTTTAATAGTTTAGACGAATACACAGAGTTTACGGATTGGCAACGGAGTCAGGGAATTAGATGTCCAATTTTATATGTTCAAGAATCCTATGACGCACAAGGCAATCAAGTGTATAAGGCTCGCCCAAGCCCGACAGATATGCAAGGCGGGCTCCCTGATTTAATGCCCTCTGATACAGATTTAATGCCTACGGATAAAATACTTCCGCCCTTTACTAAATTGACGGATGCAACACGAAATAATCCCCCTTTTAACAGTAATACTTACCCTGCGTATGACCAGCAAAATCAAGACATTGGATTAGAAACTCCACTAGATAAAATGTTCCATGATAAAACAGGCAAAGTTAGTCCTAACCCGATGGACTCTAATTGGGGCGGTGGACAATACACCCAATCTTTAGTAGATCAAGGGTATTACGCCGATAACGAGGTTTCTATTAGGATCGCGTAACACTTAGATATTAAAATAAATGTGTTAATGCGTTGATGTATTAAATAATTTAAACGTATATCACATATACTATTATATAAAATGTCGGTTTTTATTAAAGGCGGGTATTATGCCGTATCAAAACAACTTTTAAATATTACTTTAAGACCGACGACACTATGGCATAACGGTATTATTTTAACAAATAAAAATAAGGTAATATCTACTTTAAATCCTCAGAATGAAAATAAACTAGAATTAATAAAGTATAATGATATATCCGTGTTACTATTGAATAATTCTATTATTTATGAAAATAAATTTTTATTTAATTATAATCTGGATTTATCTCTCACAGATGATGATTTTATATTTAATAAAGATAGATTTCGCTCATGTGTTAATTATCAATTTATTAAATGTGTTAATTATGAAATTAATAATTTCATAAAAAATTAAGCTATCAATAATAAGTATACGAATCAATAAGTTTACGAATCAATAAGTTTACGAATCAATAAGTATACGAATCAATAAGTATACGAATCAATAAGTATACGAATCAATAAGTATACGAATCAATAAGTATACGAATCAATAAGTATATAAAAATATACTATATAATATAGTATATTTTTAGAATGAGTCTAGATATAAATAAATTATTAAATGCTTTGGAAAATGATGATAATGCGTCAATTATGGAGATTGATTATGCTAAAATGTCCTCTATTAAAAACGATATTCTACAAAAACTTCAACTACCTAAAGAAAAATTAAAAACTCTTCATAAACAATTAAAAGAGTATAGATATGTTGATACTATTGATGCTATTCGTTATGGAAGTTACATTAGATGGATTCCTTTAAAAAATCCAAATGAAATAAAACTAACAAATGGAGGAATTATTTGTGATATGAAGGCAAAAGATGAAAGTGTTATTATTACATGTAAAAATAGAATGAATCGTTTATTTAATTTAAAATTAGAAGAATGTATGATTTTTCAAAAACTTACATCACAAGAAGAAGTTATTTTATCGGCGATGAAATTCTTGACTAACTAATTATTTTATTTTAATTTTGGGTCTATTTAATTTTGGGTCTATTTAATTTTGGGTCTATTTAATTTTGGGTCTATTTAAATTTAAATTTTTTTTTGTTTTAACTAATACTATACTTGTACCCTTTTTGGGTATAAATTTCTGTTTTTTTTTACATGTAAATCTATAATTTTTAATATTTTTATTACTTAATACACTCTTTTTACATATTGAAATAATATTAGATTCATTCACTTTATTATTCTTCTTAGAATTATATGAATCTACTTTTTTTATACATCTACACATTTTTTTTGCTAAAATAGATTCTGCTTGCTCCTGTATATCTATTTTTGATAAATTTTCTGTATTAATATTATAGTATTTTAATATTAATTTATAATCTTTTTCTGTTAATTTCATTTAATTACAAATATATATACTTTGTTTATAATAATTTATAGTTTAATATAATAATTTATATATTTAATGATATTATATTAGTTATAATATTATATATTTAATAATTTATATATTTAATAATTATATGGATTATGATAATTGTAACGCAATAAATGGTCCATTATATGTTACACTATTTATATCCTTTTTTATTATTATTATTCACGTATTTTTTTCTGAAAAAAATATCTTCTCGCAATTTAATATATTTAATACAAATAAAATGCTTAAATCTTCTAAACCAAATAAAATTATAGTATTTGATTTAGATGAAACATTGGGCTGTTTTACGGAAATTAGTATATTTTGGTCTGCTCTTGAAGATTTTTATGGTACAAGTCTATTAAATGAATCTTTTTATGATATTATAGATTTATTTTCTGATTTTTTACGCCCAAATATTTTAAATATTCTAGAATATGTAAAAGATAAAAAAATAAAGAATGAATGCGATAAGATAATGATATATACAAACAATCAAGGACCTAAATCGTGGGTTAATATGATTAGTAATTATTTCAATAATAAAATAGGTTATAAAGTATTTGATAATATAATTGCAGCGTTTAAAGTAAGCGGGAAAATAATTGAATTTAATCGGACAAGCCACGATAAAAGCGTTGAAGACTTAATAAGATGTACACGAATCAGTCCAAATACTGAAATATGTTTTATAGATGACCAATACCATCCTTTTATGAATATGGAGAATGTTTATTATATAAATGTGAAACCTTATTTTTACAGTATGCCTTTTGAGGAAATGGCCGAAAAATATTATAATCACCAGAAAGCTAATATAAAAGTTAAAAAAGAGGAATTTATTAATTTTATCATAAATTTTATGAAACAATATAATTATCCTATAAAAAATAAAAGTAAAGATGAAACTGAGTTAGATAAAATTATAAGTAAAAAAATAGTCATACATCTAGAAGAATTTTTTAAAAAGGATAAAAAACAAAATACTAGAAAAAGAAAAATTGTTAAAAATCGGTTAACTAAAAGAAAATTTTAAAAAATAATTATATATATATTATGGCTCAATTAATAAATGATTTATCAGTATTTAGTGAATTAAATAAAAATAATATTATTGGTGTTACCTTTTCCTGTTGGGATTTATTACATGCTGGTCATAATTTATTTTTAGAAGATTCAAAAAATAAATGTGAGATATTATGTGTAGGATTACAAGTAGACCCTACTATTGATCGTCCAGAAAAAAATAAACCGATTCAGTCATTAAAAGAGCGTGAAATCCAAATTAGAAGTTGCCGTTATGTGGATTATTATTTTATATATACATCAGAACAATCCTTATTAGAATGTTTAAGTCATTTGAAACCAGATATTAGATTTTTAGGCGATGATTATGTTGGAAAACGTTATACCGGTGATAATCTTCCTATAAAAATTATGTTTCATCCTAGGTCAGTTCATACTTATTCAACTACAAATATGCGGAAAAAGATTTATGAAGAAGAATCTAAAAAATATATAAACTAATATATAACCTAATATATAACCTAATATATAAACTAATATATAACCTAATATATAACCTAATATATAACCTAATATATAATATGAAAATTGATATATATTTATATTATATATATATCAATATACTCATATAAAATGCTAAGACCTGCTCTAAAACAATATGTATTTAATAATTTTAAATGTAAATTCGGCCAGAAAAAAGATGGCGTTCAATTAGGCGGGGATATGATTTTACAATCAAATGTAATAAAACGGCGAGTATTAAGAAATACTCCAATTAATACGATAAATATAAATAAATATTCCGATTATAGAGATGGGTATACAGCAGTTAATAATGGAATAAAAAAAGGATTAATTAATGTAAATTTTGGCGGTGACCATAGTATTGCAGTGTCTACTATTCAACCTTTGCTAGACCATTATAAAAATGATTTATTAATTATTTGGATTGACGCACACGCCGACATAAATACATTTGAGGCGTCTACTACAAAAAATATACACGGTATGCCTTTAGCCTCGCTCACTGGATTAATGCCACATTGGTATAAGGTTAAAAAATCACGGTTTATTCTGCCTACGCAAAATTTATTATATGTTGGTATACGTGATTTAGATCAATTTGAAGAAGGTATTATAAAAAATAAAGAAATCAGTTATTTTAATTCATTTGACAAAGATATAATAAAGATAATAAACAATAATCCGGCCAAATATATTCACATTAGCTGTGATATTGATGGATTGGACCCGGAATTTGCGCCTTCAACCGGGACGGCTGTAAATAATGGATTACGGGTAAAAAATATTAATAAAATTATCAAGGTGTCTAAGGAGAGGCTCGTTGGATTTGATTTAGTAGAATTTAATCCACTCATCGGCAGTAAGAGAGATGTAAAAAAAACTCTTTTGTCCATTAGTAAAATACTTGGTGCTCTATTTCATTGAGTACCATGTCATTGAGTACCATGTCATTGAGTACCATGTCATTGAGTACCGTGTCATTGAGTACCATGTCATTGAGTATTTACAACTCCATTAAAACAAACCCTTTTGATGTTTTCACAATTTTATGTTGTGTATTTGTTTTATGTATTTTTTGATGGCAATCCTCGCATATATTAATTAAATTGGCCAGATGATTCTTATGAAATGTGTCAATATAATCATTCTCTTTTTTCGCATTTTTTTGATATTGTAAATGATGAACTTCCGTTGCTTTTTTATCTGAATCACATAATTCACAATTCCCGATGATTTTTTTAGAATTGTAAGATGATCTTTCCAGAGATAATATATTTCTTTGTTCAGGTTTATATTTCATTCTTATATCATGGGCCCTTCGGAGAAATGCCTGCGGTAAATTAAGTGATTTACACACTTCTAAACCATACATACTATCCCCTGGGCCGTCGCGCAATTTCCTATCGTATATTAATAGCCCTTTTTCTGTATCATAGGACACTTCCATATGCATCATTTTCAGTTTAGTCAAGGCTTTAATTTCTTCGTATTTCACAATCTCGTGAAAATGTGTGGCAAACAAAAAAGTACACTCTTTTAGATGAAGGGATTCTAGTCCAGCCGTAAAAATACTTAAAGCCGAATCGCTTTCCGTGCCCGAGCATAATTCATCGCCTAAAACCAAACTATTTTTATCACTCATAGTTAGAATAGTGCGAAGTTCAGTCATTTCAACCGCAAAGGTGGAGAGCCCTTTAAAAATATTATCATTTCCTAATATTCGGGTAAAAATAGATGAATAAGGGAAATAATTAAAAGTTTTACACGGGACATAGAGCCCTGCTTGCGCCATGATAACCGCAATCCCCAATGATTTAATAAAACTGGTTTTTCCTACTGCGTTCGTCCCATACAGCAGAATACCATTTCTCTCACATTCCTTATTTGTATCTTTGCCTATCGTCATATCTTTGCCTATCGTCATATCTTTGCCTATCGTCATATCTTTGCCTATCGTCATATGTTTGCCTATCGTCATATGTTTGCCTATCGTCATATCATTTGTCACATATAATTCATTTGTTTGTAAGTGTTCAATTAAAGGATGCCGAATTTCCGTAAAAGATAAAAAGGCTTTAGGTGCGGTTTCGTCTATAGTCGGTTTACAATAATTATATTTAGAAGCAATATAACACTTTGATTGTAATATATCTAAAAATATCGTATACCGAATAATTGAATCCATTTCTTTTTCATATTTTAAAAAATCATCAAGATATCTATTATAAAAAATAACAATCTGATTAATTAATTTATCTTTAGATTTTTGAACATCTGCCACAATATTTTCTATTTGGTCATTCGTAATATTCAAATCTTTTTTATTACTACCAGAAGTAACCGCCACTATATCTTTTATATTTAAAAAAAAAGTTTCTTCTTTCTGAGAGAAAGTTGAGATATACGAAATGTTTATTTGAGTTGCGTTTAATTGTTTTAATAATGACAATAATTTCTTAACACGGATACTCGTGCCTACCAATGTGGCATTATTTTTTGGCGTTTCGTGTATTTTAATATAATCCGTTGTTTTTGCTGATTTTTCACTATTTTTCAATAAATTAGAAAAATAAAGACGAATTGCTTCTAATTTCTCTCTTCCGTCTAAACTATTCTGCATTAATTCATCAATATTTTTATCCACGCCTTTATTAATAAAAGCAAGCAAGCTGGTATCTAACCCAGAAAGATTTTCTACACTAACTTCATTTATAGACGCACACTTTTCAAGAGAGAAAATACTATTTATATCCTCTAGAATTGTATCACATTTTGTTTTAATATTATTTAAAATCCCGGTTTTTTTAAGCAATTCTGTAAGTTTATCATCGCTTAATGTAGTTTCATATAAATTTCCGATAATCGTTAAATCAGAACATAAAAGAGAGAAATCTTTTGGACTTACTTTATGAAGCACAATTTTCCTAGTTAATTTTTCAATATCTTTTATATTACTTAACTGTGTGCGAAATGTATTCCATTGATCATATTTTTTTAATAAATGGTCTGTTATTTCATAGGATTCTTTTAATACGGTTATATTTGTTATGGGGTTTTGTAAATCATACGCAAACCGCCGTTTACCCATTGTTGTTACACAATTATTTAGAAAACTACTAACAGATCTTAATTTCCCCTTGTGTCTAGAGTCATCATTAATATTTAATTGACGCAAGGAATGATTTGCTAATATAAGTTTGTCAGTATGATTTTCAAATACCGGCTCAGATAATTTTCTTACGAGATTAGGACTATGTTGATATACAAAATCTAAAAGAAAACAAAAGGATTGGGTTGATATAAAATGAGTTGGGAAAAAATTTAATAAATAATCGCTAGGTAATGTAGGATAAAATTTTTTAAAAACTTCCTGTTGATAAATTTGTTTTTCGGCATTTCTCGCAAATTTATTCATGCCTGTACTATTACTGTTAGCACTAGCATTTATAGCACTAGCATTTATAGCACTAGCACTAGCACTAGCATTAGCATTATCATCTAATGAAATTTTATGAATTTTTCCACATTCTAAACCAATAAAACTAATAATATCTTTTATTAATGAATCATCAATATTTGATACAATTAAACATTCGCTGGGTTTGTAAATGGCTATATATCTTTCTAATTCATCATAGGTTGATGGGTTATGATTATACGCAATAGAATATTGAAATAAAGACGTCTTGCCTGTAAAAATATCTATATTAGAAATGCCTACAGTCATTTGTGCTGAAAAATATTTAGACGCAGTTGATTTATATAACCAAATACACATTGTATTATTTGATAGTTCCGCGCTTTCTTGAGAGAAATAAGTTCCAGGCGAGATAATCTCTGAAACATTACGTTTAATATCTTTCCCTTGTATTTCCTGTTTATAAACTACAATAGTATAATCTTGTTCTTGTAATTTTTTTGTATATTTTTCTAGTTGAGGCACTCCAAACCCCGCCATAACCACTTGTTGTTTTCCCACACAGGTGTTCTTTTTACTAATAACCATATCATTAATTGTAGAAAATTCTAAAATATTACTTCCAATCATTTCACCTGAATCGGTCAATAACGCGTATACTTCATAAAAAGACCCTACTTGCATTAACACTAGGGTCTTTTCGCCATATTCCTTTTTCCATTTTTCGGTATAGGAGAGATAATCTGATACCAATGCCATTTATTTATATAATCTCTCTTTATATCTTTATACCTTTTATCTAGTTAATAAATTTAGTCTTCTTATGCTTTATATGCTTTATTGTCTTCTTATGCTTTATATGCTTTATTGTCTTCTTATGCTTTCTTGTCTTCTTATGCTTTCTTGTCTTCTTATGCTTTCTTGTCTTCTTATGCTTTATATGCTTCCTTGTCTTCTTATGATTCTTACGTCTTTTTCCACCCACCTCACTATTTACAATAGAATTAAACTCAATCAAAAACTCATTATATAAGGCTAATGCCTCGCTTGAATTTGGTCTTTCTCTTGGATTCATTTTTGTTAATTTATCTACTAATTCATTTGTTTTTTCAATTATATTTTTTTCTACATTACTATAGTCACTATAATGATTAAAATATGATAAAAGTTCCATTAGCATTATTCCTAGCGAAAATACATCTACCTTTTCATATTTTTCCTTATTGTTAAGATTTAGAGAAAGAAAATATTTTTTAAATTTATCTGAAGTATTTATAGTATCAATATTTTTAACATTTTTTATAGTAGATGTATTAAGATACATAACGAACATATATAACGCTCCATTTACTAATGTAAATAATTCAGGAGGTTTATAACCAGGAGATACTATATGAGATTCGTAATTATAATCTTCTGTTATATTGGATTCTACTAAAGTATTACCAAAATCACTTATTCTTATAATATTATCTTTATCTATTAATACATTTTGAGGTTTTAAATCCATATGATAAATTCCATTTCTGTTAAGTTTATCTATTCCTTGAAATATATTTAATAATGAATTTAATAACAAATAAAACATATCAAATGAACTGTTTGTATAATTTATTTCATTTTTTATATAATATTCATATAAAGACATTCCTCCATTTTTAAAATTTATTACCTTTTTTATATTTCTGGGAATATTTTTATGACATATATTATCAGTTTTTGTTGAATCAGTATATAGTTCATTTGTATTTTCTAATATACATTCATGGCCAATAATAAAATGAGAATCTATATCATCGCGTGTTAATCCATTTTGTAATAAAATATTATTTATTTCATTATTTATTTTTAAATCCATGGTAAATGATACTCCGTCATCATCCATTGTAAAAACTTTTGAAACTTCATCATTATTATTTTCGTTATTTTCATTATTTTCATTATTTTCATTATTTTCGTTATTTTCATTACAAGTTAACGCGGGGGATACAACACATGCGTAAGAACCTTCTCCTAATTTTTTATAGGAAGTATCCATTAATTATATATATATATAAATATAAATATAAATATAATTAATGATTCATATAATTATGTATCAATACATCCTTTGCTTTATTCTCTACGTCACCTGAAAGTATGGATTGTTCATAAATCTGCCGTAAAACATCATTTGGAGCATCACTGCCTACTTTTAATAAATTTTTTTTCCTTAAAAATGTTTTAATTTCTGGAATACCTTTTTGTTTTAATAAAGCCAATTCATGTTGGACGAGTTTTCTAGTTTTGGCATTTTTTATTAAAACAGATACTTTGTCGCCTTTTCGCCCTAACGTATATTTATGTGTTTTAGTTATACGATGACGTCTTTTTTTAGGAATTTGTTTATTTATTATAGGTGGTTCTTCTACCGTTAATTGTATATTTTCTTTATCATATATATTATTATTTTTATAATCATTTTTTATATTTTCAAGCGCTATACCTCGTTCTGTTTGTTCATTATTTATTTCATAATCATCTATTTTAATGCTGGGTTTATCAGGATGATTATTATAATTTTTTTGAGTATTATTCTTCCATTGTCTAAATGTAGGAAGAGCACTATTTTTTAAATTACTATATTGAGGAGCGAGCTGTGCTGGCATTGGCGGTCCTTGGACTTGTATGGCCGGTGCTTGGACTTGTATGGCCGGTCCTTGGACTTGTTTCGGTCCTTGGACTTGTATGGCCGGTCCTTGGACTTGTGTCGGTCCTTGGACTTGTATGGCCGGTCCTTGGACTTGTGTCGGTCCTTGGACTTGTATTGCCGGTCTTTGGACTTGTGCCGGTCCTTGGACTTGTGCCGGTCCTTGGACTTGTATGGCCGGTCCTTGGACTTGTGTCGGTCCTTGGACTTGTGCCGGCGCAGATACTCTAAATGAACTTTTAAATGGTATCTTCATTTCTGGTGGCAATTCTGTTTCAATTTGCATTTTTATCTCATTTTCTATTTTTCCAGATTTTAATGTATTATTTTTTTTTCTATTTAATTTATTATTATTTTTTTCCCTTTCTTTTTTTGATAATTCTTCTAAAAATTTAACTGAATTATTAAAATCATTATTAAAATCTTTTTCTATATTAAGTTTTTCCTGTTCTTCTTTAGTTTTTTCTAGAATATCATTTTCTTTTTCCTTAAGTTGAAATGTTTTTATTTTATCAATCAATTGTTTTTTAACCTTATTCGGATTCATTGTTATTAATGGTTTTTCTTTTCTCTCCCTCTTTAATGTTTTATTTGCCGAAGATTTAGAACCAGACATTGAGAGAAATGATGGATTAAATTGTATTGTTTTTTGACTCATAAGTATATTATACTATAATAATTATATACAGATTTAAACATAGATAAATTTAACTAAATATTAAAATTATATATTATATATTATTTTATTAACTAATGAAAAATATATTTGTTAATATATTTAAAGCATATCTATTTACTATATAAAATGAAAATTACAGGATTAGTATTTATCTTCTATACAATATTAAATTTAAATAATATAGTTAATACTCAACCCACCATATCATATAAAGAATCAAATAATGTTACTTCGTCTAAAGAATATGTAAATAACCATCATCCCCCTCAACCTCCTCATCATGAAGCTCCTTATCCTGTACCGACACCTTTTCCAACGTCTATTACTCCTCCTTGTTGTTGCAATTATCCTCCTCCAACCACACCACCGCTAATAGCTATACCAATTCCAATTCCTTCTCCTCCTATAAATTCTATTTATTTAACACCAACGTGCCAAAATATGTTTTAAATTATATGTTTTTTATATGTTTTTTTAATATGTTTTTTATGTGTTTTTTTAATATGTTTTTTATGTGTTTTTTTAATATGTTTTTTATGTGTTTTTTTAATATGTTTTTTATGTGTTTTTTTAATATGTTTTTTATGTGATTTTTTAATATGTTTTTTATATAATTTTTTTTTATAAATTCCTCCTAAAATTGAATCCTTTATAGATGTTACATCCTTTATAGATGTTACATCCTTTATAGATGTTACATCCTTTACATTTTTTTCACTTTTATCTTCCTCAATACTAGATAAATATAAATTATTATTTAAATCTGATAAATTTGATTTTAAAAGCAATGTATAATTATATATGCTATTCATATTATTTTGTGTTTCACCAACCCCATTTGAATATGTAATAATTTCTTCTGGAAGATTAAAATACTCCTCATTATTATTATTAATTGAATTTAATTCATAACTTGCTATGATTAATTCATTTTTTAAATCACCAAAATCATACATTTTATTCTCTTCTATAATTTTTAATTTATTCTCTATCGATTTTAAATTAAGTTTACCTCCTACTGCCGGTGCTGCCTGAGCAAGACAGTGTTCTAATGAATCAAATTGATTATACAAATTATCTTTACCTAATGAAATTAATACATTATTAATTTTTTGCATAATAGTATAATCAACATTTTCTTGACAAAAATTTGCTCTTGTAATATAACTCTTATTATTATTATTATATACAACAGTAATAATATTTCCAATATATAACATATTTCTTATAAATAATGTAGAAATATCTGATATTTTATTCATAAATAATTCAAATTCGGTTATATTATTATTATATTTGGTCATATATGGTGAATACATATAGGTTCCGGATAATAGATTAAATTCAATTGCGTGTGAATTATCTAAATTATTAGTATATATCATTTCTCCAGCGGCATACACATTTTGAATTTGTGCGTATTGTACCAAATGACAATGTTTTGTAGCAATTTCAGAACATAATTTAATTTTTATAGTATATAAATGTAATACATTATCTATTCCAGATCCAATAATCCATAATCTGTATATTTTTATTCCATTTGGTGGTTGACTTGTTAATAATTCTGTATCACGTGTAATTTCAATATAGGCTGGATAATTAGTTATTATTGCGTGAACGGTTCCTAAGCTATAACCAGTTTGACCCGTCATGGTGTAATTAATATTAAAACAACAATTACATTCAGGATTATAAGTAATTCTCGCATCTAGCGCTCCACTAACATTTTGACTATCAATGCCCACTCTAGTAAACATTTTGTGGTTGTTTATAACCGAACCCACTGGTTTAAATACCCACCAAGAAGTATCGGAGTTTCTTAAGTTAAAATGATTATTATTATATTGAAAAAGAATAGTTAAATTTGTTCGTAAATTTGCTAATTCTTGAACTGATTTTATAAAATTTAGTATATAGATATTTTTAAAGTATTTACATATTTGAACAAAATCAGCGAAACTTTTTATTCTAGTGTTATTTGGCAATCGTGAGGGTAACCAACATTTATTAATACTATTACATAATTTTCCATTGAAATCGCAAATTTGTCCAACATTACAATTTTTCCCACTTAGAATAGTTTTATAAAATCCTTTAAAACATAAATATGACCAATACTTTTCATTAATATCTATAATATTATTGGCTCCTGGATTATAATCTGGACGTGTTTTTCCAAAATCAATTAAGAATACTTTTTTATCATATATATATCCGGTATTATTCACACATAATGCGTTTCCTAGATGAACATCGCCATGTATATAACCGATTTGTTTAAGCCTAAATAAAGCATACAAATAATTCATCATTACTTTAAATTTATCATCATCATGTGTTGAATAATAATTATAATTTTCGTAAGTATTTGCTGGACCCCATCCTGGAAAATAACTGGAAACTGGTTGTGAGTTATTAAAATTTTGCATAACCATAATGCCGGTATTAAATTTATTAATAATATAATTAAATAATCTAGATTTACTAGCCATAGCATTATAAATAACATTCATACCATTAGTTTGATTGATAAACCCCCCTCTACGTGCGGTTTTAATATATATAGGATATAAACAAATTGGATCACATGTAGCATCTAATGAGGCGGTATAAACAGTTTTTTGTATTGTACATTCTTTTAAAAAAGTTTGACTTTTAACAATTTCTTTTTCATACGCAGTACCTTCAAAATAAAATTTTACAGATTCTGTATCATATATACTATCATCTATTAATACTATTTTTATTATAATACTTTTAACAGATATAAGTGGATTATTTGACGTACTTGTTTGTGTATTAAATGTTGGAAAAACTTGTATTAAATTCGTATTAAAATCTTGCCCTACATTAACTGTAAATAAAAATCCACCAATAGATGATACGGACATTAATTGTACGTTCCCATTTAATATCATTTGATAAATATTTTCTTTATAGGTTGTTGCTGATTCTAAAAATACACCTCCTTTCATAATATATAATATATATATTTTATATATATTATATATTATCATAAATTATATATTGTATATTGTAAATTGTAATAATATATAATAAAATTTAAAGATAAATTGAAATGAAATATAATCTATAATGGATGTTAATATACAATCCATCATGAATTCCGATTTAAAACAGACATCAATGCCCGATGAGAATAAAGAGTTTGAAGGCCCTTGGCCGTTAATTGAATCTTATTTTAGAGGCAAGCATCTACAGCAACTCGTGAAACATCAAGTAGAATCCTATAATGATTTTGTAAATTATCAGGTTCAGAAAACTATTTCAATGTTTAATCCGGTTAATATTCGGTCTGAAAATGATTTGGTAAAAGAACTAGGTAAATATAGATTAGAAATTTTCGTAACATTTGAAGATTTTAATATTTATCGTGCGCAAATTCATGAAAATAATGGTGCGACCAAGATAATGACACCAGATGAAGCAAGGAAACGCAATTTTACATATTCTGGGAATATGACGGTGACGATGAACATTAAATATATTGTTCGTACCGGCGATTCGCTAGAATTTGAAGAAACCTTTTATAAGGTTTTGCCGAATATTAATATCGGAAAAATGCCTATTATGCTTAAATCTAGTATATGTATTTTAGAACAATACAAGCATATCTCGCCCAATGTGAATGGAGAATGTAGACTAGATTCAGGCGGATATTTTATTGTAAATGGATCGGAAAAGGTCTGTTTAGGCCAAGAACGCGCAGTAGAAAACCGCGTTCAGTGTTTTAATATTTCAAAAAATAATAGCAAATGGAACTGGTTAGCCGAAATTAAATCAGTACCCGATTTTAAGTGTATATCGCCAAAACAAATATCAATGATGATTGCCGCAAAAAATAATGGTTTTGGAAATGGAATTTATATCCAAATACCCAGAGTCAAAATTCCGATTCCATTGTTTATATTATTTCGGGCACTAGGTATTATTAGCGATGAAGAAATATGTAAAATAATTGTGTTAGATATTACCAATGACTCTGTTAAACTCATTTTGGACGCGCTACAAGGGTCAATCGTTGAAGCAAATAAATATTTAGATCAGGAAACTGCTCTAAAGTTTATAATTAGTCATGTTATGTATACGCCGATGAATATGGATAAAGAAACCGGTTCGTGTAAAAAGCGCGAATTTGCGAATGATATTTTAAACATAGACATCTTTCCTCATTGTAAAAGCACCATCCAGAAAATATATTTTCTCGGATATATGACGAAATGTTTATTACAAGCAAATCTAGGCATTGAAGATACGGATGACAGAGATTCGTATTTAAATAAGAGAATTGATTTAACCGGCACCCTATTAAATAACTTGTTCAGAAATTACTTTAATAAAATGGTAAAGGATATGCAAAAACAAGTCGTAAGAGAAATCAATAATGGCTCTTGGAAATCCACTTCTGATTATCATTCCATCATTACCATGACAAATATTTATAAAATCATCAAATCAACTACGATTGAAAATGGATTAAAACGCGCCTTATCTACCGGAGATTTTGGAGTTAAGCATACAAACAGCAATAAAGTCGGCGTGGCGCAAGTATTAAATCGGTTAACCTATATTTCCGCGCTAAGTCATTTAAGACGCATCAATACGCCGATTGATAAGAGCGGTAAACTTATTCCCCCCAGAAAATTACACAACACCTCTTGGGGCTTTCTGTGTCCAGCCGAAACGCCAGAAGGCGGCAGTGTTGGTGTAGTGAAAAATTTAAGCTATATGACGCACGTAACTACCCCATGTAACAGTACGTCATTGTATGAATTCATTGAACCCTATATCATTCATATTCAAAATTTAAATTCTGAAAGACTATTTAATAATGTAAAAGTGTTTATTAATGGTTCATGGGTTGGAAATGTATTAGATCCATTTGAATTGTATAACTCCTTAAAAATTAAAAAATATAAAGGAATCATTAATATTTATACTTCTATTACGTTTGATATTAAAAGAAAAGAAATTCGCGTCTGTAATGATGCGGGGCGTCTAACCCGACCAATCTTGCGCGTGAAAGATAATAAACTATTATTAACGCCGGAAATTATGGCTAGAGTAAAATCTCACGAATTAAACTGGGACGATTTACTAACCGATTGTAAAATAGATAATTCGGTTATTGAATACATTGACGCCGAAGAACAGAATTTGAGTATGATTGCGATGGACCCGGTTGACCTGACTAAAAAAACAAATTTCATCTATAAATATACGCACTGCGAACTTCACCCGAGCACTATATTTGGAATTTTAGCATCGTGTATTCCTTTCCCCGAGCACAATCAATCGCCCAGAAATACATATCAATGTGCCATGGGAAAACAGGCGATGGGCATGTATGTCACGAATTATGACCGGCGCCTAGATAAAACTGCGTATGTCATGACTTATCCCATGCGCCCGTTAGTGGATACGCGTATCATGAATATGATTGGCTTGAACCAGATTCCTTCCGGCAGTCAAGTTATTGTAGCTATTATGACCCACTCGGGCTACAATCAAGAAGATAGTATCTTATTTAATAAGGGCTCAATTGACAGAGGACTCTTTCAGGCGACCATTTATCATACCGAAAAAGATGAAGATAAAAAAATTAACGGCGACGAGGAGATTAGATGTAAGCCCGACCCGTCAAAAACAAAGGGGATGAAATTTGGAAATTATAATAAAGTAAATTCCAGCGGTGTTATTCCGGAAAATACTTTAGTAGAAAATCGCGATATTATTATTGCGAAAATCATGCCGATTAAAGAAGCACGCAATGACCATACAAAGGTGACAAAATATGAAGACCAAAGCCGAATCTTTAGAACAACCGAAGAAACGTATGTAGATAAAAATTATATGGACCGTAATGGCGAAGGTTATAACTTCTGTAAAGTTCGTTTGCGAACGATCCGCAAACCTATTATTGGTGATAAATTTAGCAGTCGCCATGGACAAAAAGGTACGATTGGAAACATTATTCCTGAAGAAGATATGCCTTATACATGTGATGGTGTGCGCCCAGATATTATCATCAATCCTCACGCAATTCCGTCGCGTATGACTATTGCCCAATTAAAAGAGACAGTTTTAGGAAAAACTTTATTACAGTTAGGTTTATTTGGCGATGGAACGAGTTTTGGGAAATTTGATGTGAAGGATATTTGTAAAGAATTACAGAAGGTGGGGTATGAATCCCGAGGCAATGAATTGATGTATAACGGCTTAACCGGCGAACAGATAGAAACTTCTATATTTATGGGACCAGTCTTTTATCAACGCTTAAAGCATATGGTTTCAGATAAACAGCATAGTCGTAGTTTCGGTCCAATGGTTAATCTCACGCGACAACCCGCGGAAGGGCGGTCTAAAGACGGTGGGTTGCGCTTTGGGGAAATGGAACGTGATTGCATGTGCTCACACGGAGCCTCGCGCTTTACCCGTGGCCGAATTTATGATGCGTCTGATGCTTTTCAAGTTCATGTCTGTAAAAAGTGTGGCATGATCGCAGCATATAATGATAAATTACATATTCATCTCTGTAAAACATGCGATAATAGGAGCGATTTTGATTATGTGGAATTACCATATTCGTGTAAACTCTTGTTTCAAGAACTGATTACGATGAACATTGCGCCTCGTATAATGACTTAAGTTGAATAATAATGTATAGAAAAGTATATTTATAATTAGATTTAGAATAATATATAAAAAATATATTAAATCATATTTTTTTATATATATAATTTATATAATAATGTCTGGACAAATTGGATCTATATTCCCAAGTCTATTAGGTGGAGGCATTCCCGGGGCACAACCCCCAAGTGGTTTAATTGGTGGAGGCGGTGGGTCTAAGGGTGGCTCGGGTATGATCGGTTCAAGTGCTAGAGGTGTTGAACGTTTTATTATGCGTGAAGCCTTTGGAAACCAAAGAATATTGTCTTCCGATAAAGCGCCTTTAATTAATACTGATGCGAAAACAACCCCATTTAGAAGAGCATATAATGCGGGTGATAGTGCGGGAACATACAATGACGCAGCTTCCCCTTCTTTGCCTGGTTCTAATCAGGTTAATGGGCGCTCGGTTTCTATGTTAAATGTAAAATCAGGCAGTGTTCATAATGATGGTGCTGCTTTATTTACAGGTAACCCGAAGTTTGTCTATGATGGGGCTGATTATGTGCGTTATAAAAAATTAAAAGCAATCAATAAAACGTATAACGATTCTAGTTTTGGCGGAAATAATAATAATGGAGCATATGTAGCATTAAATCGGGTTAGACATTAAAGAATTATATATATTATATATATTATATTATATATAATGAGTATTCCGTCAGAAACTTCTGGGCCGGCCAGTTTTTCTCTCAAACAAATTAATAATAATGCGCAGACGCGAGCATATATGGGCATGCCGTTTAAACCCGCAACGATGACGCAAGGCAGTGACTTTGCATTAGGAAGACAAGGCTATATTAATGATGTATACATACAACAAACACTACTGGCAAAAAAGAAAAAATTTAATAATTCATCGGGTGAACAAACAAATAAAAGAAAAATGACTGCTGTTGGTAAAAGTTCTATAAATCAAAAAAAAAATTTAATGGCGTTTAGCGGTTCAGATAACACAACCGTAAATTCTGCGTTAGCCAAATGTAGAGGCGGTGGTTGTGTTGCTCCACCCAAAAAAGGCGCTGTATAATTTATTGAATATTAATATATATACTCATTAATATATATATAATGAATAAATATTTAGTTGAATTTATTGGTACTATGTTTTTTATTTATGTTGTTATTTCAACGCGCAATCCTTTAGCAATCGGTGCTGCCCTTACAATTGCTATTATGTTATCAAAAAATATTTCAGCTGGAAATTTCAACCCGGCACTTACAATTGCTTTAACAAAGGCAAATAAAGTCGCGTATAGTGATATGGTTCCTTATATTTTAGCCCAAGTTGCAGGTGGTTTAGCTGCGTTGGAATTGTATAAAAAAGTAAATTTATAAAAATAATATAAATAATTATATTAATAATAATATAAATAATTTAGAACGATATATTTCTATAAAAATTATTATAGAAATATACTATATAATGGTTAAATCACATAGATCAAAGAGACATAATAAAAAACACCGTGGAGGAGAAGGAGAGATAGCTGATAATAATTCTGTACTTAATATGGATGAACCGACTACAGCAAGTGTAACCACAACTGAACCTGTTGTATCTGAACCTGTTGTACCTGCTACTGAACCTGCAACTACGGAAGAAGAAAAGAAGGGATGGTTTTCAAATTTATTTGGTGGTTCTAAAACGAAACGTGTTAGATTTAGAATGACGCGCAAAAACAAGCGTAGCAGTGCCAAGCGTAGCAGTGCCAAGCGCACAAAGCGCACAAAGCGCACAAAGCGCACAAAGCGCTCCAAGCGCACCAAGCGCAAGGGTTCTTCCAGGAAATAAATCAATTATAATTTTTGTTTCCTTTTAAACAACATAATAAAAATATATAACCCTAATAAGCTAAGAGCGCCATAATATAATTTTACAATATCATCATCTGGCATATTACTTTTATCTTCATTTTTTTTCATATCAGTCAACGTCGTAAACCCATCTGTCCCCATTATTTGTATATCTTCCATTGTAAGATATCCAGAACCAGTTCCACTAACATTATTTTCATTTCTAGTATCTTTAGTAACTAATTTACAATCGGGATTAGACCCAGCGGTAAACGCTTGAAACATTTGCATCGGATGAATTGACGCAAGATTTCCTAACACACCAGGCACAAGACCTTCAAAAGTTGTAAATTTTTCCCCGTTTAAAGCATTAGTTATAAAAGGAATTTTACCATTAGGAATATTATTTACCCATATAGATCTAGTAACTAAATTTCCCGTCGCCACATCCTTACACTTTGCTCCAGTTGTCAAAAAAAAACTATCACCTAAAGGGCCTCCAATCGTTGACGCTTTTCCGTCGCCGGTACTTAAAAGTTCAACATAATTAATTAAACCACCCACATTTGTTACCAACTGACTAATACTTCCATCGGGACTCATTCCCAATTGTTCAGGAGTTTTTATAAAACTAACATAATTATAATCAGGTCCCAATAATTCTTTTTCTAAATTTTTAACATCTTGTTTTGCTTTTTCAAAAAAATTAGCCATTTAATAATATATTATATTATATAAATATAATTAATTATTTAATTTAAACCACTTGCTTGAGGAATCGGTTCAGTTGAATTGGGATTACGTCCTAATGCTTTATTTGCGGTGTCGCTCATTTGCGTAGATAATTGTGTAAGAGCAGTTGAATTTTGGTCTACCTTTGCGGATAAATCAGTTAATTGCTGTTTTAGACCAACCAATTCATCTACTTTATCTTTAAGAAATGTAATATTTGACGCATTCAATGTTGAAAGATAGACGGGGTCCTTGCCTAAGCCCGGGTCGGTATATTGTAAAGTGTTTGCGCTTGCTCCTGCTCCGCTTGCGCCTGCCATTGTACTTGCCATTGTTGTTGCCCCTTCTCTTACTGGATTCCTTTTATGCTTAAAGTATTTAATCATTTCTAAAATAAGTAATATTGTTAAGAGTATAATAAATAGTTTAGTTAATATCATTATTATATATATAGTTTTTTATTTTCTAAAATACTATATATATGAATTTTACATACAAACAACCCTATATAACCTGGAAAGGCCCCTCAGCTGGTAGTGCGGTTCCAACCTGGTCACGTCCCTTAATAAATAATAATAATGGCACAAATACTGGCACGAGTTTTGCCGCCCGCCCAATTAAACATTGGCGTAAACAACTCGTGCCGGCCTCTAATACAGGTAAAAGTGGAAGAGCAGGCATGGGTATGCCGATGGACATACCTGGTGGGTCCGTCTATTTAGGCGCAACCGTTGATTGTTCAAACTGCCCTGTAAATCTAGCCGAATTAATCCCAACGACTAAAAATACTGTATTTAATACTACAAAAGATGCGTCAGGTAATTGCGTTGCTTGTAATCCAGAAACTAATATTATCAAATCCGCCGTGACTTTATTAAATAAAAATAATAGAAATTATACAAATTATTATTCGGATACTAAAGGGTATTTACAAAGTCGGGGTCAAACTTATGACCAGAAATTATCTACAAATCCTATTCCCGGCATTAATTATAATAGCCCACCGTCAGATTCATCCACCGGTTCACAAGTGTATTATACAGACAATTGTTCAAAAAAATGCGCAAACGATAATTCGCGTGTTACGACTATTTATAAACCGAATAACCCGCAATATTCACAACAAGGGGCTGTGGACAGTAGCTCGCGTTTAGATCGGTTGAAATACAATACGATTAACAAAAATGGTAAGTCTTTTAAAACGGCCTGGGGCAATCAAGGCGCTAATGCCGGAAGTTATAAAGGCACAACAGAAGCGCCTTATTTCTTGAAATCTAAAAATCAGGCATGTGTTCCTCAACATCGGGATGGCGATAAAACAACGAGTTGTATTACACGTTTGGCCAATTAAAAATTGAGAAATCACATAACCTACCCGTTATATATAGTTTTTATTTTTCTTAAATACTATATATATGAATTTTACATACAAACAACCTTATGTAACCTGGAAAGGCCCCTCAACTGGTAGTGCGGTTCCAACCTGGTCACGGCCTTTAATAAATAATAATACCAATACGAATACGGGAACAAGTTTTGCTGCCCGGCCCATTAAACATTGGCGTAAACAACTCGTGCCGGCCGCTAATACAGGGATTAGTGGAAGATCACATGTGGGTATGCCAATGGACAGACCTGGGGGGTCCGTCTACTTACACTCCGCTGGCTATTTAGGCGCAACGGTTGATTGTTCAAACTGCCCGGTAAATCTAACAGATTTAATCCCAACGACTAAAAATACAATTTTTGATACTACAAAAGATGCGTCAGGCAATTGCGTTGCTTGTAATCCAGAAACAAATATTATCAAATCCGGTATTACTTTATTAAATAAAAATTATTACTCTGACACCAAGGCGTATTTACAAAGTCAGTGCCAAACCTATGACCAGAAATTATCTATCACGCCTATTCCCGGCAATAGTTACATTAATTCTATAACCCATCAACCAATTCCGCCCTCGGATTCGCCGACTGGTTCCCAAGTCTATTATACAGAGAATTGTTCAAAAAAATGCGCAACCGTTAATTCAGTTGTAAGAACTATTTATAAACCCAATAATCAGCAATATTCGCAACAAGGTTCTGTATCTAGTAGTTCCCGTTTAACACGCTTGAAAAACAATACTATGACGAAAAATGGCAATTCCTTTAAAACTGCCTGGGGTCAACAAGGTGCAAATGCCGGCAGATATCAAGGCTCCTCAGATTCATCTTATTTTATAAAAACAAAAAATCAAGAGTGCGTTCCCCACCATCGGTCTGGAAATAAAACAACGAGTTGTAATAGTATTGTTAGTTATGAGAATGAAATTTTAAAGAAATATAAATATTTTGCTTATGTTGCTAATAGTAATGATGATTCTGTTTATGGATATTTAATTAATGAAGATACTGGAAAACTTACTTTGATACAAGAAATTACTTCTGATCTACCATCACCTAAAGTATTAACAGTTGTACCAAATGGAACATTTCTTTATGTAGCAACTAATGGTGATCATAGTATTTCAGGATATAAAATTAATCAAACTACTGGTTCTTTGACCTTTATATCAACTATTTTAATTACAGAGCAAAATCCGAATGCCATGACGGTGGATCCAACTGGAAGTTTTCTGTATGTTACTACAAATAGTAACGCGTTTATTCATGGATATAAAATTAATTCTGATGGAACCCTTACATTTATTAATAAATTAATTACTGGAGCCGGTCCTGATGGAGTGACGGTTAGTAGGAATGGAAAATTTGTTTATGTCGCAACAGGACTTACCGGTTCGAATAATGATATTTATGGATACACTATTAACCCAACTACCGGTGAGTTGACTATTATCACTGGATCTCCTTTTTTAAGTGCTGTTAATGGAGAGAAATTATCAATAACGGTTGTGCCGAACCGTGATTTTGTTTATGTTACGAATGATGATGTGACTATTACCAATGGGCAGGTTTGTGGATATACAATTAATTCAGGTTCAGGGGTGCTTACTGAGATGACAACTTCATTTGATGCTGAATCTACTCCATCTTCAATTGCCGTTGATCCAAATGGAAATTTTATTTATGTAACAAATGAGGAGAGTGATACAGTTAGTGCCTACACGATTAAATCATCAGGTGATCTTGATAAGATAGATGATTATGATACTGGTGTAACTCCGACATCAGTTACAGTTGACCCTACAGGAAAGTTTCTTTATGTTACAAATAGTGAGAATGATAATATTTCAGGATATATAATTGATTCAAATACAGGCGGGCTGACTGTTATAACAACATCCCCTTTTAATGCGGGGGATGGACCATTATCAATAATAACTGTAAGAACATCTTACTAATAAGTTTATAATTTACTAAATATAAAATAATATAAAAATAAATAAATTAAATAAAAATATATTAAAATATTCATTTTATAATTATAAAATGAATAATACAAATAATAGAACCAAAGAAGAACGACAAGCAGAAATCAAACCTATTCTTATAAAATTAAAAGAACTGAAATTAACTATCCAAGACCATACAGAAATAAAAGAACTATTTATCCAAATGCAGAGATATATTAATGAAGAGGTCAATGTAGAATTAGATATTCCTTTTCCTGCTTATAATTGTTCTATAAAAGGTGTTTTAAGTATTAAGAGAGGAGAGAAAGTCTGGGTAAAATTAGAAACAAACAAATAAAAAAACTATCTATATATTTTTTATTATTTATATTTTTACATTAAAATACCTTACCTCTTTATCGTTAGTCAATTCCGAATACATTTTTGCGTGTATTCTTTCTCAGCCTTTAACATTTGAAACGTGAGATTTTCCAAAATAATGTCCCGGCGTTCTTCTGGGATATCGTTGCCATTAAATGATGTGAATAATTTGTAAAATTCATTAAGTTGACTCAGTGTTGAGAGAAATTCTTCTGCGGTGTTCTTGGTAAAATCCATTTTTATATTTGCTTATGTTTGCTTCGCTTATGCTTGCTTTTTGTCTTAGTTTTTTGTCTTGGTTATATGTCTTTTATTTATTCCAGAAAAGCATTTCAATTTTTTAAATTAAAATTAATTAAATAATAATAAATTCCTCAATTAAAATTGCCAATAGCATTGGGAACTGCCACGAATTAATTAATTTATTTTTTTTAGTGTATACATCGTTTACTAAAATATATAAACTAATAAGTGTTACAATGATAAGAAATAATCTAAATATGAAAATATAAATTGGATTTTTTAACATTTTATAATAATATATAATAAAATATTATTATAAATAACTATTTTCTAATAAACAATATTATCATTAATCCATTTTTTAATTTGAACATTAATCGGCTCCATCACACTATTTAATCCTGCTATATAATTTTCATAATATTCAGGTCTTTTTTCTATTAATGTTAAAATATTGAATATCATATTTCTATCATTTATGGTATATATCTCTCTTATTTTAATAAAAACATCATCAATATTTTTTTTAGTAACCTCTGAGCTAGTAGTAGAGTCGATCCGTGCCATGTCATTCTTTTGATGCTCGTTCCGTGCCATGTCATTCTTTTGCTCGTTCCTATGCTCATTCTTTTGCGTGTCATTCTTTTGATGCTCGTTCCGTTGGCCCTTATTATTATCATTATCCATAATTAAATTCGGGTTATCTAATAAGGTCTTATACATTTGAAGCGTATGAAGTAAAGAAGGTTCATCTACACTAGCATACGTCTGTAAAATATTATCTATACCTTTTTTACTCAAACGTATTAATAACTCATATAATAATTTATCTGTTTTATTGGAATTCTCAGCGCCTTTTAAATGGGAATAAAATTTATTAAACCGAATAATAGAATTAAACAGATAAAATAAATCATCTCTCTTATCATTGTTAAATGAACGGAGCACGCCTTGACCCCAATTGGCGGATTGAATAAACAATAAATTATTTGATATAGTTAATTTACTTCCATATGGACAAAACGCCATTAAAGCTAATTGAGTTATTGCTTGTAGCGGTTCTAGAATAATATCAAACCTTTCTTTTCTTTTATCCGTTTTAAAAAAATTATAAAAAGATAGTAACTTATCCATTATATGTATAACGCAATTCATATTTAAGTTTTTCACGCAATTAAATTATTATGAAATGTGTTATTATGAAATGTGTTATTATGAAATGTGTACATTATGAAACACTATTTTTTTTGGTTAGAAATATATTAGTTATATTTATAGTTTTATGATATGGTAAATTATATTTTATACACCAATTAGTACACTTAGTAATATTATTTTTTTTAATAGTTTCTAATTTATCATTTGTGCCCATGTTATTGTTAATTAAATTTAAAGTAAACGCAATATTTTCAATCTGTTGTTGTCCAAAAATAGCATTATATTCTTCTACTTGTTTCGTAAAAAAATACGGTAATTCAAAATTAAATAATGATATGAGATTATTCTCTGGCGTAAAATCATTTATTATTTTATACATTTTTTTAATAATATCATCCACATTATTCATAAGAAACCCTTTACAAACAATATATTTTTCTGAGTTTGCTTGTCTGCTTGTATGTGGTTTTACAAAATACACCTGTTCATAGATAATAGATAATAAATAGAGCAAATCAATAGACATTTTTGTAAAGGTATCAAAAAATTTAATTATAAATGTACCCTTTTCTTTCTGCATAGCAACAGCAAAAGCAATTTGACAAAACATAAGTTTTAAACTCGTTTTTTCTTGATTATTAAAATCCACCGAAAAATCAAACCCTCCATCTGCCGTGATTAAATCCATTGTGCCTTTATATTTGGTATAACAATACCGTAAATTATCCGGATTCATGAGATCGCCTTTTCCATCTAACCCTGTTTCAATTATAACATTTTTATTTTTTATTAAAAAGTTATTACTTTTCTTCCAGCCAGGCACATTATTATCTACATTGTCTATTAAGGTCATACCATAATAATTATCATTTGGTTGATTTCTTAGATGTACAAGTGCCTCAATAAAACCACCGGGTCCTTCGGCCAGATGAAAACTATTACATACTGGCGGTAGAATAGGCATTATATTCATTAAATTACATATTTCAATCATTTTATAAAATGACCGCGATAATGGTTTTAAAGTACATATAGATTGTTTTGAATTAGGGATTAACGTGTGAATATATTCATATTGATTTGAATATTTTTTATATTTATCCCATTCCATAGAACAATTATCTATTTGCGTTTTAATTGAACTAATATACTTATGAAGGGTCTTGTTAATAATAGTTTGATGAATGTCTTCTTGTGAAAATAGAGAACAAATTAATGAAGAAAAAGTGTTGGTTTTTAAATTATATGCTTTTATTTGAGGCAATAAAAAATAAGTCATGTATAAGGTAATATATATAATAATAAATTTTTATATTCTTTATAGTTATAATTTATATATATATATACTTTATATATACTTTATATTTTTTACAGAAAAATTGAAATAATTTATAATAAACAATAAAATATAATTATTGATGTTATTAGATAAAATGAGTTCTATTCAAATTGAACCTATGTATGAAACCGAGGAAGGATTAGAATTTATATCAACGCCAAATGATAAAGATTTTATTAAACAACAATGTGAATTGGGAAAATTTAAAATGGCTTTTCATATTCAGAGTGTTACGGCCGCTGCGATTTATGCGATTTTCAATAATGACCAATGGTCAATTAATTATGATTTATATAAATATTTATGTTTAAGACGAAATACCCAAAAAGAGTTGTATGAATTATTAATAGAAGGAAATTTTGATATAGGTATAGCCCGTCTAGGTAGTTATCATGTTATCAAAGAAATAACTCCTTATTCGCACGACGATAATGATGAGCTACGATTACACTATACAGGAGCAAGAACAAGTGAAGGAAATGTTGCATGGCGCTCTATTACATGGGATGCGTTTAAAGATAGTGTTGATGAATTAAATTCTCAAGAATAAATAATATAATATATATTACTTATTTCATACTTAAAGAAAAAACGTAAAAAAATTTTTCAAAAGAGTTTTGCAAAAATGGAAAATGGACATTTATAAATGTCCAAAATGGACTTTTGCAAAACTCTTTTGGATGAAAAAAAGCCAAAAAATGAATTTAGACCATAATGGTCTGTTTTTCATTTTTTAGTGAAATAGTTTGTGATTGTAACTTTTTTTTAGATAAATTTAAATTAAATAATTAAAAGGATTTAGGCATTTTTATTATATCATAATATGATATAATGGATATAATTGATATATTAAAAATGCCTAAAAATGCCGAGAAATATATATGTAAAATATGTGACTTTAAGTGTAGTAAACAAAGTAATTATAAAAAACACACAGAAACACCAAAACATATAAAAAATAGTCAAAATGATATAAATGATATAAAAAAAGAGTCAATTGAAGAATACATTTGTGATTGTGGAAAAAAATATAATTATTATTCTGGATTATGGAGACACAAAAAAATCTGTGTTAAATTAAAAAATATTACATTAGAACCAAATATTAAGAATGGAGCAAGTATCAGCGGAGCAAGTATCAGCGGAGCAAGTATAAAAGACGCAAGTAATAACGTAATTCTATTATTAATTAATGAAAATAAAGAATTAATAAATGATAATAAAGATTTTAAAAATATGATTATGGAATTAGTAAAAACTAATAATGACCTACAAAAACAAATGGTTGATGTATGTCAAAAAATACAGCCAGGCAATACAGTTATAAATAATACAAATACAAATAGTCATAATAAAACATTTAATTTACAAGTCTTTTTAAATGAGGAATGTAAAGATGCGATGAATATGTCGGAATTCATCAACTCTATTGAAATAAAGATATCTGATTTAGTTAATATAGGAAAACTAGGTTATGTTGAAGGGATGTCCAATATTATAATCAAGCAATTAAATGATACAGATATTAATAAAAGACCGGTTCATTGTAGCGATGCGAAGAGAGAAACCTTGTATATAAAAGAGGAAAATAAATGGGAAAAAGATACACAGGAGACGAAGCAAATGTTAACGGCCGTGCGTGGCGTTAATAAGAAGAATTATCAGATCTTAAACACCTGGAAAGAGACCCATCCGAAATGTATGGACAGTAAATCTAATCAAAGCAACGAATATATGAAAGTAGTAAGTAAGGTAATGGATGGCGATGAAGAAAATATAAATAAGGTGATTAAAAAGGTTTCAAAGCAAGTAATCATTGATAAATGAAATGAGTATAAATGAAATGGGTACAAATGAAATGACAAATGAAATGATTTATATTTAGTTGACTATAAATAAATAAATATAAATTTATTATAATTTCTCCGGTTCTTCTTGAGTTAAGACCAATTTTGCTTTTTGTTTAACTGGGCGTTTAACCGCTGATTTTCTAGCATTAGCATTAGCATTAGCATTAGCATTAGCAGGCACCGAAGGCACTTCTTGCTCGCCGACCTTGGGCAACACAGTTAACACTGTTTCTTTTTGTAATCTTAATGCGGCGGCTTCATCCAGTTCAATATTTACTGATTGACTGATTAAATTCGTAGCCAATTTATCCGCATCAACATTACGAACCTTTTTATATATAAAATACCGATTTAGAAAGGATATCTTCCGCTCGCCGGCAGTCATATTTATCGCATCTTTATATAACCCGGCATTTTTCGGATTGCGTTTAATCTCGTCTTTCATTTTATTAAATAATTCACTAAATAATCCACTGCTAGAAGGCATATGTATACGCTCTGCGTCTTCTTTAGATAAAGGCACAAAGCCATAATTTTCTAACATACGCGTAAGATATTTAAAATTAACCAGATATTCCGGAAAGGTTTTATTAATAGACTCTTGTAACACATCAATCTTATACCCAAGCGAACTACTATCCTCCGGAAATTCAATTTCATTGTATCGTTTAGTAATTTCTAATAATTTATTTTCATTATCAAAGATGGACACACTTTCATTCATTTCTTTATCTTTTAATAGTTTGAAAATTTCATTACCATCATAACTGGTGCCAATAAAATACCCACCAACCGCAGTTGTTTCACTCACATTTCTTAGGAAATTATGAAGCGATTCTTTATTCTCAAACATATAATGTATCGCAAACTGAATGGAACACACATTAAACCCATCCACCGCCACGCCATATTGATTGTATACCCCCTTGCCTAATTCCTTCACATCTTTGGCTCCTTGCCCAAAGACCGCCTTGGTTATTTGTTTATCTTTATCGGAATAAATCGCATCAGCATTTCTTAGATTTATGCTGGAATTGCCGTGAACAAATAAAGCATGGGGCATAATTTTGGTCGTTTTTCTATAACCCAAATATCGCGCACAAGCCCCATTTAATCTATTCTGAATATTGTCCCGAGATATATCTACGCCAAACACGAATTTGAGATTCGCAGCAATCCATTTAGGCAAATCACCGCCTTTACCAACTGCTAAATCAATCAACGTATCGCCTTTTTTCGCTACATTCGTAATCAGTAATTTTTTTACAAACAAGTTATGAAAATCTCGTAAGGCCTTTGTATTGTCGCCAATGGAGCCCGAGACCCGATTATAATACACATCATCGTCACCCGTATCAACCGGAATATCTTGGCCAGTGCGTATCATTTTTTCGGTGATGGGGTTATGAAGCGACCGCCAATTGTTATTCGCGGTTTTATAATCATTTCCGAAATTGGTGCTTTTTGGACTAGACCGATAATCCGCGGTCTTATCGTATCTGACGCGTAACGGCACCCAGCGCCAAAATTGTTCATTTTCTTTCACATACCGACACTCAATAATCATATTATCTTCAATGACTTCTCCTTCTTCCGTCAACATTATTTTTTCAATAGCACCTGTTTCTTTTAAAGGCACATTTGTTAAACCGGCATATGGATCCGACGGATTTGTCGGATAGAACTGCATGGGGATATAACCGCCTTTTCCTTCGTCTGCGCCACTTGCGCCAGGCAGTTTATCGTCTATAATGTCTTGGCAGGGATTAATGTAGGCATACCCTTCTTTGCCTTCTTCAAATCCTACCCGCAATATCAAGGTTTTATATTCAGTCAATTGATTAGACGCGCTCATATCTAGCCCCGACGCAAAGGTGGTGCCGATATAGTCAGCGTTGCTTGTATTTTTTTTAGTGGTGATCAAGAAATCAATCGTATTGGCTTCCTCGGGTTTCCATTTAAAGGAATGACTCCAAGTCATTTTTACTGGCTCAACTGTTTCGCCGACCTTATTTGAACTGACGGCCAAACTGGCTGGCGTGAAAATCAACCCATCGGTTTCGTATTCAAATAAACCGTCCTTTATTTTTTGTAGGAGCGTGTTACAGCCATCAAATATCGTTTGGGCCTCACTCTGCGCATAAAACACTTTGCGTTCCATTCTAATCGGCGCAATTTTTGCGTCTTGGACAACCGAAATAATTTTCAAATTGCTAATTATATTTTTTAATAAGACCAAGCGAAATTCCTCTTTTCCGGTTTGTTCTTCAGCTGTTATTGGCGAAAATTTATAAGACCGAATATCTTTCCCTTTGAGATAATACAAATCAAAGGCGGCATACAAATTAATAAACTTTTTCCGCTTATCGTGAATAATGTGCTCACCGTCCAATAACGAATTGAATAAATCACTGTTTTTCGTGATACCGCCCGTAAATTGGACAACCATATTGGTGGTTATTAAATAAATTTTGCCGGTTTCGGAAATATAGGCGAGCTTTCTATCACCGTCGGCTTTATCGGTCACCGTGTAATTATTGCGAATATTCGGCACATTGTATCGGCCATCGGTATCGAGGACCGCGTTCTCAACTTGGAGTGTGTAAGAAGAGGGCCCAACAAAATTTTTAGGATAAACGCGCGAATAGTCTTTGTGTTTATCGCCCCATAAGAGTTTCATATACGAATTTAAGACATCAGTTTGTTCCTTATAGGATACCGGATAGTTGGTTTCCTGTAAACCGGACAAAACGATTTTGATTGCCCGATTCATGGCGTTATTTAATTCTTCTATGCTATTAAAGGCTGTCCCGGGTCCAATCAAGGCATTAATACATTCAATCTCAATTTCATAGCGCTCATTGCCGGAAAAGACTCCAGAGTCTTGAATCGTATATTGCGGGACCGGGAATTTACCGCCTTTTCGGTCGGATTCCTTTACGATACTTAAATCAATGATAAAGGGCAGATCTGGATGTTTAAAGGAATACCGGTTCATGTAACGAAATATTTTCTTATTATTAGACCAATTATCGGTTAAGCCTTTGATAAGAGAAGAATCGCGGTCAATGGTCGTTTCATTGCTTAAAGCAATACGAAAATTAAAATCTGCGTAATTCACCGGCGGAATAGATTTATTATACGGCTGTTTTTGAACAAATGATACACCGTATTTAATTTCGTCAATGCTATTTGTCTTACAATACGTTCGGGCATCTTGTAAACTTGTGATTTCGGCTCGGATATTAGAAGTGCGCGTTAAACCGGTTTTAAGATCGGTATATTCGCTTTGAATACGGAGTAGATAATTATTTGAATCCAATATAAAACCGGATGATTTTAATTTTTTAATTACATTTTCGTAATCTATTCGCGTAATCGGTTTTATTCCGGGGATTGTTCCAAATTTGGTTTCTAATTCTAGTAACTCATTTTTTTTTGGTTTTAATATATTGTCTAAATACACTTTCAACATACTATTTCGTAGTTGTTGTTGAGGATTCATTGATTATATAAATATAAACTATAATATTTATATCATCTTTAATCAATTTTTTATATATTTATGGAATAATTTAATGTATGTGGGAATAAAATTATATCAGAAGTTAAAACAAATTTATCAATAAAAGAGTTAAATTTGATTATGATTTATAAATAGTGAAAATTATGTAATTAATTTATACGAATAACACGTCAAGTCTAAGGAGGAGGACATCCTTCGCTTGTCGGTTGAACACCGGATAAGTTTCCTGCTCCGCATGGTGGTCCGGTTGAATTCATAAGTAGTCCTGTATTATTGAATGTACCAAGGTTGGTTATAAGACCTAACGCATAGTTATAAATTTTGCCATCTAGCAGGATGGAAAATGATCCCCTGTTGGTAATTGTACCACCGCTATTATCTATTCTACCACTTATTTCAAACCTACTGGATAAGTTATTGTTAAATTTTCCTTCTGTATTGATGGTAATTCTACTTTGAAAATTATTAGTAATAAATCCCCCGTTATTGTTGTTAAGTTCTCCTCCTGCGGAGATGATAGTTATATTATTATTAATAAAGCTACTATATAAGTTATTGTTAATTTTTCCTCCATATTTTATGTTAATTATACTGTTATTAAGGTTATTAATATTGGCTAAATTACTTACATCTGTGCCTGTGTTATCAATCGTCGCGTTATTATCAATTGTACTATTGTTCACTAATAACTTTGTGTTAGTAATTTGGTTGTTGTTGGTAAGTAAGTTCTTGTTTATAAATTGATTGTTATTACGAATTATTCCGTTGTTAGTTATTGTGCCGGTGTTCTCAATTGTGCCTGTGTTGGTTATTGTTCCTTTGACTATTAATGTAATACCTGAATTAACAGTTAATCTAATTTGACCATCTATAGTTAATACTTCATTTGTTTCAATTGTTTTATTGGTTGAAACATTCCAAGTATTATTAGAACCAGAATCACTAGCAATGGTTGATATACCAATATTTATAGTACCAGTTATTACGCCTTCTCCTCTTATTAATGTACCATTGTTATAAAAAGTATAACTTGTTCCTGTCTGATTAATTGTGCCGTCTGAGTTATCAATTGTGCCTGTATTGTTGTTGGTAATTGTGCCTGTGCTCGCGTTCGATATTTCCCCACGGTTTATTATTGAGTTGTTGTTAGTAATTGTTTCGTTGTTAGTAATTGTGCCTGTGTTATCTATTGTACCTGTGTTGGTAATTTGTCCATTGGTTTGTATTATGCCGTATAAATTGGTGGTAAGTATGCCTGCGTTATCAATTGTGCCTGCGTTATGGATAATCATTGCCATCTTCGAAATTGTCCCTGTGATATTAATTGTACCTGTGCCGGTGTTCTCAATTGTGCCGGTGTTGGTTATTGTGCTTGTATTATCAATTGTACCGGTGTTCTCAATTGTACCGCCTGTGTTGGTAATTCTGCCGGTGTTCTCAATTGTGCCGGTGTTGGTTATTGTGCTTGTATTATCAATTGTACCGGTGTTCTCAATTGTACCGCCTGTGTTGGTAATTCTGCCGTTGTTGACTATCGTTCCTTGGACTGTTAATGTAACACCTGAATTAATGCTTAATGTAATTGGAGCATCTATAGTTAATATTTCATTTGTATAAATTGTTTTATTGGGTGAAACATTCCAAGTATCATTAGAACTAGAATAAGTAGCAATGTCTGATAGAGTTAGTTCAGCACAAGTTGTTTTTATTGGAGCAGTTCCTGTAATAGTTCCGGTGCCATCTATAATACCATTCGCACAACCAGATTGACCAGAGGGGTTATAAAATTTTCCATAATTTTCTATAGTTCCAGTTCCGTATAGAGAAATGGTGCCTGAACTATTATTAAAAGTTCCATTAATGTTATTTAGAATTTTACGATTTGAATATATAATACCAGTATTATTAATTTTATTATTATTAATTAACCCACCACTATTATAAATATTAATTACTCCTTCGTTATTTATTGTTCCACCCAAATTTACTTTTCCATTATAAAGTATTCCGGTAGAAGTCTCTATATTAATTAGTCCATTAATTGTTAATACAACATTATTACCTATAATTACTTCCGCATCCAGATATATTACTTCATTCGAGGCAATTGTAATATTGCTGTTTATAGTATATATAATGCCAAATTTTGTTATTGCGCCGATGGGTCTTGAATCTACTAGTTCGGCTAACTTTAAATAAACGAGAGGCTGAGGCTGAGGCTGGGGTTGAGGTTGAGGCTGCGGTTGAGGTTGAGGAGCAGGCTGAGGCTGAGGTTGAGGTTGAGGCTGAGGCTGCGGTTGAGGTTGAGGCTGAGGCTGAGGCTGAGGCTGAGGTTGAGGCTGAGGCTGAGGCTGAGGCTGAGGCTGAGGCTGAGGTGGAGGAGCAGTTTGTGGTTGTATTATAGTACCACTTATTTGGCCTGTTTGTGTGCCTGTGCCTGTTATTAATGTACCATTGTTATAAAAAGAATAAGTCGTTGATGTCTGTATAATTTCGCCGGCTGTGTTATCAACGATGGCTCCTACATTGTTGTTAATTCTGCCGTTGTTGGTAATTGTACCATTAGGGTTATTGCTAATTAGACCATTGTCGTTGTTGTTAATTATACCATTTGCGTCGTTAATAATGTTGCCACCTGTGTTATTAATTCTGCCTATGTTACTAATTAACCCGTTAGCTTTGTTATTAATTGTGCCGGTATTGGTAATTGTACCTGTGTTATTAATTAAACCATTGTCTTTGTTATTAATTGTACCTTTGTTCTCAATTGTGTTATTGGAATAGTTGTTTATTATCCCGGTATTATCAATTGTCTTACCGCTTTCGTTGATTATTTTGCCGGTGTTATTAATTGTTCCTGTATTGGTAAATGTATTGTCGTTTGTTATTGTGCCGGCGGATTTGTTAGTTATTGTATTGTTGTTGATAAATGTGCCAGTGGCTTTGTTGTTAATTGTGGAGGTGTTACTAATTGTGCCGGTATCTTCGTTGGTAAAATTGTCGTTGTTATCAATTGTGCCGGTGGATTTGTTGAATATTGAGCCGTTGTTGATAAATGTGCCAGTTGCTGTACGTACCCCGCTGGTATTAATTGTGCCGTTGGTTAGTGTGCCTGCGTTGGTTATTATGGTGTTGTTCTCTATTGTGCCGGTGTTGGTAATTGTTTTAGTAGACGCGTTTTCTATTGTGCCTTGGTTATCAATGGTGCCTATGTTGTTTATGGCGCCTTTGTTCTCTATTGTGCCGGTGGATTCGTTGGTAAAATTGCTGGTGGAATTGTTGGTAAATGTGCCTGCAATAGTAAATGTCCCGTTGTTGATAAATGTACCAGGGGTTACTATGGTGCCGATTACTGTGCCATTATTTAGTATACCGTTGTTGGTAATGGTCCCAGTGGGTTGGTTCATTATTGTGCCTGTGTTATCAATTGTCTTACTGGTTGCGTTAGTTATTATCAGGTAGTTATCTATTGTTCCTATGTTGGTTATTGTGCCGTTGTTGGTTATTCGGTTGTTGTTGGTAATTGTGCTATTGACCGCATTGGTTAGTGTTCCGGCGTTGTCTATTGTGCCAGTGGATTGGTTATTAATTCTGCCGGTGTTACTAATTAGATTGGGGTTGGTTATTATGCGGTAGTTATCAATGGTCCCTTCATTTGTTAGTGTGCCGTTGTTGGTAATTGTGCTTGTGTTGGTAATGGTGCCGATGGATTTATTATTTATTGTGCTTTTGTTGTCTATTGTACCGACGGCGTTGGTTATGGTGTGGTAATTATTAATTGTACCTCCGTTGTCTATATTATTGCTGTTGATAATTGTGCCGTTGGATTCGTTGGTAATTGTGCTGGTGGCATTGTTGGTAATTATGCCAGAAAATTCGTTAGTTATTGTGCCGTTGTTGATAATTGTGCCGGCGGTTGTGACGACGGGTGGGCCGGTGGTTACAGTGCCGTTGGCTAGTGTACCGTTGTTTTCAATGTTGCCATTGGATTCATTAGTTATTGTCCCGGTGTTGGTAATTGTCTTACCAGATGCGTTTTCTATTGTGCCTTGGTTATCAATTGTGCAGGCGGTTTGGTTGGTAATTGTACTATTGTTGGTTATTGTCCCGGTTGATTTGTTGGTAATTGTGCCGGCGGTTTGGTTGGTTATTGTACTGTTGTTGGTTATTGTCCCTGTGTTGTTTATTATTAGGTTGTTCTCTATTGTACAATCGGTTATTGTGCCGGTGGGTTTGTTGACTAGTGTGCCTGCGTTGTCTATTGTGCCTGCGTTGGTAATACTCTTCTTGTTGTTTATTGTGCCGGCCAAATTGTTGTTTATTTTGCCGGTAGCATTGTTGGTTAGTGTACTGTTGTTGGTTATTGTGCCTGTATTGTTAATTATTAGGCTGTTCTCTATTGTACATAGGGCTGTGCCAGTGGCTTGGTTGATTATTGTGCCAGCATTGTCTATTGTGCCTGCGTTGGTAATAGTTTTATTGTTGTTTATTTTGCCGACGGCTTGGTTGTCTATTGTGCCGTTGGATTGGTTGGTTATTGTGCCGCTGGATTCGTTGGTTATTGTGCCTGAATTGGTAATAATTTTGTTGTTGGTAATTGTTATGGTGGACCCAATGGGAAGTGTGACGCTGGTCGCGTTAGTTATTGTCCCCGTATTGTTTATTTGATTGTTGTTCACTATTGTACATGTGGTTGCTGTTAGGGTTGTATTGTTGGTTATTTCGCCTGCGTTGTTTATTATGCCTGCGTTGGTAAAACTTTTATTGTTATTTATTACGCAGGATGAATTGTTGGTAATTGTGCCGGTGGATTGATTGGTTATTGTGCCGGTGTTATTTATTATACAACCTTCTTGTGTGCCGGTGGCTATGTTATTTATCGTACCTGCGTTGGTTAGTGTACCTACGTTGGTAATGCCTTTATTATCTGTTGTGGCGTTGCCGTTGGAATTATTGTTTATTATGCCAGTGTTTGTATTGGTTAGTGTGGCAAGAACAATATTGTTTAATATTACGCCGGTAGAATTGTTATTTATTGTGCCTGCGTTGGTCATTTGGTTACGGTTGTCTATTGACCCTGTGTTGGTAATACTTTTGTTGTTGATTAGTGTGCCTAATGAATAGTTGGTAATTGTGCCTGAGTTGGTAATTATACCGTTGTTCTCTATTGTACAACTGGTTGCTGTGCCGTCATAATTGTTCTGAATGCTGCCTGTGTTGGTAATTAAACCTGCGTTGGTAAAAATATTATAGTTGTCTATAATTTTGTTGGCATTGTTGGTAATTGTACCGGTGTTATTATTGGTTAGTGTGCCGTTGTTCGTAATTGTGCCCGAGTTGATCATTTCTTTGTTGTTCTCTATTGTGCCGGTAGGTTGGTTGGTTAGTGTACTGCCGGATTGGTTGTCTATTCCACCTGCGTTCTCTATTGTGCCTGCGTTGGTTATTACCAATGCGTTGGTTATTGTCCCGGTTGATTTGTTGATAATTGTGCCGGTGTTATTATTGGTAATTGTGCCGGTGTTATTATTGGTAATTGTGCCTGCGTTCTCTATTGTGCCTATGTTAGTAAAAATTGTACTACTGTTGGTTATTGTCCCGGTTGATTTGTTGTTTATTGTGCCGGTAGCATTGTTGGTTATTGTACCGTTAGCATTGTTGGTTATTGTGCCTGTGTTGTTTATTATTAGGTTGTTCTCTATTGTACAATTGGTTGTTGTGTTGAGTAATGTGCCGGCATTGTCTATTGTACCGCTGTTGGTAATATTTTTATTGTTGTTTATTGTGCCGGCGGCTTTAATGGGAGATGTAGTAGTGATGCCGGCTTCATTGGTTATTGTGCCTGTGTTGGTTATTGTCAATGCGTTGTTTATTATGCCACCGGCTTTGTTGGTTATTTTGCCTGTAGCGTTATTGGTAATTATACTATTGTTGGTTATTGTGCCTCTATTGTTAATTATTAGGTTGTTCTCTATTATACAAACAGTTGTTGTGTCGGTGGGTTGGTTTTCTATTGTGCCTGCGTTTTCTATTGTGCCTGCGTTGGTTATTGTCCCTTTGTTGGTAATACCTTTATTGCTTGGTGTACCTGTTGTGCCGTTAGAATTATTGTTTATTATGCCGGTGTTTGTGTTAGTTAGTGTGGCTGGAATTGTGCCAATTATATTGTTTAATATTACGCCGGTAGAATTGTTATTTATTGTGCCTGCGTTGGTCATTTGGTTACGGTTGTCTATTGACCCTGTGTTGGTAATAGTTTTGTTGTTGATTAGTGTACCATTCGTATAGTTGGTAATTGTGCCTGAGTTGGTAATTGTACCGTTGTTCTCTATTGTACAACTGGTTGCTGTGCCGTCTTCATTGTTGCGAATGGCTCCGCTGTTGGTAATTAAACCTGCGTTGGTAAAAATATTATAGTTGTTTATATTTTTGTTGGCATTGTTTGTAATTGTGCCGGGAGCTTGGTTGGTTAGTGTGCCGTTGTTCGTAATTGTGCCCGAGTTGGTCATTTGTTTGCTGTTGGTAATTGTACCGGTGGCATTGTTGGTTATTGTACCGCTGGATTCGTTGGTTATTGTGCCTGTGTTGGTAATTTGATTATTGTTCTCTATTGTGCTGTCGGCATTGTTGGTTATTGTGCCGGCATTGTCTATTCTGCCTGCGTTAGTAAAACTTTTGTTGTTGTTTATTGTGCCTGCTACTTTAGGAGGAGCAGTAGCTTTATTGGTTATTGAGCCTGCGTTGGTAAAAATGTTGTTGTTGTTTATTTCGCTACCGGCTTGGTTGGTAATTGTGCCGGTAGATTGGTTGGTAATTATGCCAGTGGATTGGTTATCTATTCTGCCTGCGTTGTCTATTATGCCTACGTTGGTAAAACTGTTCTCGTTGGTTATTCTGCCGGCTATTAAAATTGTCGTGCCGGTTTGGTTGTCTATTTTGCCGGCGTTAGTAAAAATATTGGTGTTGGTTATTGTGCCGTTAGTTTGGTTGGTAATTGTACCGGTGTTATTATTGGTTAGTGTACTGTTGTTGGTTATTGTGCCTGTGTTGTTAATTTCTTTGTTGTTCTCTATTGTACAATCGGTTGTTGTGCCGGTGGGTTTGTTGACTATTGTCCCTGCGTTGTCTATTCTACCGCTGTTGGTAAAATTTTTGTTGTTGTTTATTGTGCCGGCTGCTAAAGCGGGAGTTGTAGTAGTGATGCCGACTTTATTGGTTATTGTGCCTGCGTTGGTAAAAATGTTGTTGTTATCTATTTTGCCTCCGGCTTCGTTAGTTATTGTGCCATTGGTTTGGTTGGTAATTGTACCGGTGTTATTATTGGTTAGTGTACTATTGTTGGTAATTGTGCCTGTGTTGTTAATTTGTTTGTTGTTCTCTATTGTACAATCGGTTGTTGTGCCGGTGGGTTTGTTGACTATTGTGCCTGCGTTGTCTATTGTACCGCTGTTGGTAAAACTTTTCTTGTTGTTTATTGTGCCTGCGGCTAAAGCGGGAGTTGTAGTAGTGATGCCGACTTGGTTGGTTATTGTGCCTGCGTTGGTAAAAATATTGCTGTTATCTATTGTGCCTCCGGCTTGATTTGTTATTGTGCCTTGGTTATTAAAACTGCCGGTGGAAGTGATGGATATTGATCCTACGTTGGTAATTGTGCCTGTGGAATCGTTGGTAAAGTTGGCGGTCATGTTTATTATGCCACCTAAATTGTTTTGTATTGAACCTGCGTTGATAAAGTTGCCTGCTTCTATTGTGCTGTTGTTAATGTTGGTAATTCTGCCTACGTTGGTAATTGTCCCTGTATTGGTAATACTTTTGTTGTTATCTATTATCCCGCCCAAATTGTTGGTAATTTTGCCGGTAGCGTTGTTGGTAATTGTGATAGTGGACGAGCTGGGAAGTGAGATGCTGGTCCCGTTGGTTATTGTGCCTGTGTTGTTTATTTGATTGTTGTTCTCTATTGTACAGGCGGTTGATGCTTGGGTTGTATTGTTGGTTATTGTGCCTGCGTTCTCTATTATGCCTGTGTTAGTAAAACTTTTGTTGTTGGTTATTGTGCCACCCAAAGCGTTGGTAACTATGCCGGTCATGTTGTTCGTTATTGTCGCTGTGTTGGTAATTGTGCCTGCGTTGGTAATTGCGCCTGTGTTGTTTATTGTGCCTCCCAAATCGTTGTTAATTGTGCTCCTGGAATTGTTGGTTATTGTACCTTCGTTGTCTATTATGCCTGCGTTGGCAATACCTTTGACCACTATTACGCCAGGGGAATTGTTATTTATTTTGCCTGTGGATTGGTTGGTAATTGTACAATTGACTTTGTTTTCTATTGTGCCGGTAGAATTGTTATCTATGGTGCCTGCGTTGGTCATTGTGGCGTTGGTATCGTTGGTAATTGTGCCTGTGTTGGTTAGTGTACCTGCGTTGGTAAAACTTGTGTTGTTGTTTATTACGCAGGATGAATTGTTGGTAATGGTGCCGGTGGCTTGATTGGTTATTGTGCCGGTGTTATTTATTACACAACCGAGTGATGTGCTGGTGGCTATATTTTCTATTTTGCCTGCGTTGGTTAGTGTACCTTTGTTGTTAATGCCTTTATTATCTGTTGTGCCGTTGGAATTATTGTTTATTATGCCGGTGGTTGTGTTGGTTAGTGTTGCGGGAATTGTACCAATTATATTGTTTAATATTACGCCGGTAGAATTGTTATTTATTGTGCCTGCGTTGGTCATTTGGTCGCGGTTTTCTATTAGACCTGTGTTGGTTATTGTGCCTGTGTTCTCTATTGTACAATCGGTTAGTGTGCCAGTGTCCTTGTTGGTAATTGTGCCGTTGTTGTCTATTCTACCGCTGTTGGTAAAAATGTTGTTGTTGTTTATTGTGCCTGCTGCTTTAGCGGGAGGTCCAGTGATGCCGGCTTCGTTCTCTATTCTACCGCTGTTGGTAAAAATGTTGTTGTTATCTATTTTGCCATCGGCTTGGTTAGTTATTGTGCCGGCGATGTTGTTGTCTATTGTGCCTTCGTTGGTAATTGTGCCGTTGTTGTCTATTCTACCGCTGTTGGTAAAATTGTTGTTGTTGTTTATTTTGCCTGCGGCTTTATTAGCGGGAGGTCCAGTGATGCCGGCTTCATTGGTTATTGTGCCTGCGTTGGTAAAAATGTTGTTGTTATCTATTTTGCCATCGGCTTGGTTAGTTATTGTGCCGGCGATGTTGTTGTCTATTGTACCTTCGTTTGTAATTGTGCCTTCGTTTTCTATTGTTTGGTTGTTCTCTATTGTGCCGATTAAACTGTTGTTTATTGTACCGTTGCCTTCGTTCTCTATTATGCCTGCGTTGGTAATACGTTTGTTGTTGTTTATTTTGCCATCGGCTTGGTTGGTTATTGTGCCGGAAGCCTTGTTGGTAATTGTGTTTTCGTTGTTTATTGTACCTGCGTTTTCTATTGTTTGGTTGTTCTCTATTGTGCCGATCAAACTGTTGTTTATTGTACCGTTGGCTTCATTGGTTATTGTGCCTGCGTTGGTAATACTTTTGTTGTTATCTATTTTGCCATCGGCTTGGTTAGTTATTGTGCCGTTAGTGTTGTTGGTAATTGTGTTTTCGTTTTTTATTGTACCTGCGTTGGTCATTGTTAGGTTGTTCTCTATTGTGCCGATCAAACTGTTGTTTATTGTACCGTTGGCTTCGTTGTTTATTATGCCTGCGTTGGTAATACTTTTGTTGTTGTTTATTTCGCCGTTGGCTTGGTTGGTAATTGTGCCGGAAGCCTTGTTGGTAATTGTGTCTGCGTTGTTTATTATGCCTGTGTTGTTCATTGTTAGGTTGTTCTCTATTATACAGTTGTTTTCTGTGCCGGTGAATTTGTTATTTATTGTGCCTGCGTTCTCTATTTTGCCTGCGTTGGTAATACGTTTGTTGTTATTTATTATGCCGTTGGCTTGGTTGTTTATTGCGCTTGTGGTGGCTTGGTTATCTATTGTGCCTACGTTCTCTATTCTGCCGGCGTTGTTTATTGTGCCGATATTGGTAATTGTATCGTTGTTGGTAAGTTTGCCTCTGTTGGTAATTGTGCCGGTAGTGTTATTTCCAATTTGTCCATAGTTGTTAATTGTGCCATTGTTCTCTAGTGTGCCGTTATTGATAATCGTTCCTTCTACGGTTAATGTAAAACCAGGTTTAATAATTAATTTAATTCCATTATCTATATTTAATATTTCACCTTTTTTAATTCTTTTATTTTCTACAACATACCAATTATTATCAACACCATTATTAGTAGCAATGGATGATATAGCAAATAATCCAGACGGACTACATAAATCAAACTTAACATTCGCAGGATAAAACATCCCATATAATGGTTCTGATTGCTCTTTATTTTGTTTATAAAAATTTGTATTATTAAATTCCATATCTACCATTTTTTCCCGCCAATAATTTTGGTTCTTACATTGATTATAAAAAATATTATAACTGGGGTCAACAGTCACCCCAGGATATAAACCATTCCAGGAAATATCTGCTAGCTCGGCCGTTCGCGTCATCGGAAAGATGATTTGATTAGCATTACCGGCATTGTAGGATGTATCCACTACTACGTTCACGCCCTTCTCTAAATAATCAACGGAATATAAACCGGCGCTCCAGGATTCATTGCTGACCCAGTTGGGGTCTTCCACTGGTTTATTATAATATTTGCCTTTTGTTACGTCTAAAAGTAAATCATAACTTTTTGAAAAAGCCAAACAATCATTATTTAACACAAAATTCTCATTGTAATTAACACCGTTACTTTTAACAAAGTCGGTTTTAGACTGATTTACAATATCTTTAAATATCGTTTGTTGCTTGGTCTGTCTAGTATGATCACTAGATGTATTAAAATCATTTGGATTAGAAAAACATCGGTCACCGCTCATAATACTATATACAATAAAAATATAATATTATATCTAAATTTACGTTTATATTTTGTCAGTATTTACAATTTTGTCAGTATTTACATTTTTGTCAGTATTTACATTTTTGTCAGTATTTACATTTTTGTCAGTATTTACATTTTTGTCAGTATTTACAATTTTGTCAGTATTTCTTCATATAATAGTTGTTTTGTTTTATTCTTTCCCAAATTAGAAACTAAATTTATGTCTAATTTTGTAGAAATATCTTGTAAATCTTTAATCGTATAAGCGGAAGGAGCATTTAATGGTTTTTGAATATTTTCAATAAACCAATAACTCTTTCTCACTAGCGAAATATAGTCCAAGTCAATCGTATTTTTAACTGACAACTCTTTTTTTTGCTCTATAATTCCCGTTATTTTATCGTTTTCAGCAAATAAAAATTCACTGTATTTTTTTCCTGAAATATATATAATTGATATTTTATAGATTAAACAAAGCACTTTTAAAGTTTTAGGCGTAATACAATCTTTATTTACCAATTCATCTTCAATATCATTCCTTTTAATTTTTAATTCTTTTAATTTATCTTTCATGAATCGGAGTTTTTCTACTGTATCAATTTTAAATTTCTTTTCAGTAGCAAATGCGGTATTTTTATTCATTTCATAATCATCAATGCCCTTCAGTATAATGTAAAAACACCAAAACAGTTTATCTTTTTGTAAAGGTGTAAAATGTTCTTCGTTTTTAATCAGAACTACCGGTTTTACTATTTCAGATTTAGACATCACTACAGGTTTTACTATTTCGTTTTTTGACATCAAGTCAGGTTTACATCTATTATCATTAACAAATCTCTTTTTATATAAATTATTTATGTTTTCAATATTTTCAGATGTAAACATAAATTCTTTTAAATCTGAAAATGAGGTGGTCATGGTAGTATAATATATTATAACTTTATCTTTATTAGCTTTATGGTTTATATTAGCTTTATGGTTTATATTAGCTTTATGGTTTATATAAGCTTTATGGTTTATATTAGCTTTATGGTTTATATTAGCTATATGGTTTATATTAAGCCTTAACACTCTTATTATCATTAAAAAAATCCTTCTCAATCTCACACTTTAATTTTTCCACTTCATTGATATCTTGCTGTTGTTCATCAACATAATCAGCATACTCTTCTAGCGCTTTAATTACTTCGGGCGTTTGTTTAGATAAATTTACAAAAGTCCCGTTATTATTTGAATTTTTATTTATATTTTCAAACTTCATTAATAGCCTTAATACTTCAATTTGATGATGTTTACTCATTTTTTCTATTCGGTTCTTTAACTTTTCTAAACACATATATAGTTAATAAAAATAAATTGTATTTAACTATTTTATTTTTATTAATATCTTACTCATAATAATTTATTCGGCACATAATTTATTCGGCACATAATTTATTCGGTAGAAATCATTATCTTTGGCTTTGCTACTGGTCGTTTTACCACCGACTTCGCTTGCATGGAGGTCGCTTGTACCGACTTCGCTTGTACCGACTTCGCTTGCTCCGACTTCACCTGCATTGGCGCGCCTTTCGTTACAATTGTTTTTGGTTCAACTACTTCCGCGATAATGGAAACATATTTATCATTCAATTCAAACCGTTGCCCAATAACGCGGACTTGAATGTCTTCATCCTCTTTTATATTTGAAAAGTAAGAAGAGGTATAATGATGATCTCTAGAAATAAATATAACAACCGGACTAGGATTTTCATTTGTTTCGGCGCGAATGCCCATTTTTGTTATATTTTTTGCGACGCAGTTAATGAGCATTCCTTCAACAGGTGAACAGACCATACACTCAAATGTAATATCAAATATAATTTCATCTGCTTTTACAATTCCACTAGAATAAGTCGCAATCTTTGCCGAACCGGGTTTAATAAAGCCTTCTACTACGCATTTTCCTTCTATTTGTGACGCGATAATCCGTTCCAGCGTCTGTTTAATATTTTTGCCCACATGTATAATGCTAATTGGTATTTTTCGCGTAATTAAGGTAGGCGTATAAATACTAATGTCTGTTGATTTTTTATATTTGGTAAATGTTAAAGATGATTCTGTAGCCATAGTTTGTTTTGAACCTAAAGACATAGTGATATATATTTATCTAATATATTTAAATTTATATCAATTTTCTATTATTACTTAAAATTTTAAACTTTCAATATCAATTAAAACTGCTTCTGCCGGCGTTAAAAACCATCTTTTATTATTTTTATTGGTTCTATCATAAATTCGTAATATAAATTCCTGTATACAACATATTTGTTTTTGACTTATATTTGATTTAGTATCATATTTTTCTTCTCCTAATATTTCATTTAATGTTTTTACCGCATCTCTTTTTGTAGATTGGTCACATCTGGCGCCTTTTGTTCTTTTATTTCCGAAATCTTTTACTTTAAACGCCATATAATCGTTCTTGAATGTCGTAATAAATCCGACTACATTATTTAATTTTTCTTTTGCCGGTTTTAAGTTAGAAAGCATTAATCCTATTTTAATCTTTAAATCTTCTATATCTTCGCCCTTTGCGTCTAACCATTTACCAGTATCATTATTTTTAATTAAAATTTTTCTCTTACCCTCGTGTTGTAATATTATACCAGAAGTATTTTTATCTTTTAGCGTATTTCTATCTATATAGTCTATAATTTGTTTTTCAACTGGGTCTGCCTTATTTAAGGAATCATAATAATTTAATATTTTTACCATATTACCATAAGGTTGTTCGTCTAGTATATGAGAGATTAAGAATTCTAATAAAATTTTTATATCAGTATTATCCGCTTTCATATCATTTATAACTATACTACAAAATTTATACCAATCATCGTCGCCTCTATTTATTGTTTGTAGTTCTTTTCCGGTATTGTAATTTTTTTTAATATCATCTAATATTTTTATGGTTTCACTGTTATCAATCGTTCTTACTACGGCTGGGGCTACTACGGCTGGTACTGCTCCGCTTGGGGCTACTACGTTTGGCACTGCTCCGCTTGGGGCTACTACGTTTGGCACTGCTCCGCTTGGTACTGCTCCGCTTGGTACTGCTCCGCTTGGTACTGCTCCGCTTGGGGCTACTACGGTTGGGACTGCTGGCGCTTGTTCTTTTGCTGGCGCTTGTTCTTTTGCTGGCGCTTGTTCTTCTGCTGGCGCTTGTTCTTCTGCTGGCGCTTGTTCTTTTGCTGGCGCTTGTTCTTTTGCTGGCGCTTGTTCTTTTGCTGGCGCTTGTTCTTTTGCTCCGCTTGGTACTACCTTTATAACATCTCTTTTATAATCTATTGGATTTTCTCTCTCGTAAACAGATATATGCGTATTGGTTAGTTCTGTTGGTTGAAACAAATATAAATCATCCACATTTACCAGATTTCCTAAGCGACCATATTTATCTGTTAAATATTCATATTTATCATCAACTAACTGTGTAAGTGCCGCGTCTATTTCTGAAAGAGGATGACTCTTTATTAAATTTATTCTAGTTATTAAATCAGATTTTCTATAAAAAAATTTATCTTTCATTAACATTTTAATTTTATTAATAACCTTATCTGTATTTTTAATTATAAATGTTTCATTGTAGGTGTCTAATTTAGCAGATTCTGATGTAGTTGCGGTTTCGGGCGTTGGATTGCAGTAATACTCGCACTTTTTCATATAATCGCAAGTGGATGAAAACTCTTTATCGCCAATTTGGTATTCTTCTATTATTAACCCACTAGAGAGTTCCTGTCTTACAGTTTGTTTCATAGTTGTAATAGTGAAGCCAGTTTGTTCATAATTTAGTATACAATCTACGGCTATACTTTTTAATACTCGGCTTATATTACCAATCTGAACTGCTTTTAATTCCGCCAATCTATATACATATAAATCGGCAGATTCTTCTTCATTATTTTTTAAAAACGTTCCATATAAATATATTTCCACATTTCTTTGCGAAAACGGTAGTTTTTTATGACTACAATTTCTTACGGCTCTGCCGATAATTTGTTCAATTCTATTCATATTATACCAGGGGTCTATGATATGGACTTGCCGAATAAATTTAAGATCTACTCCCTCTGAGCCCGCTTGCGAGATTAACACTACTTTTATTTTACTACCGTCCGCGTTATCATCCATGGTTAGCATTTTTATGTCGGCGACACTATCGGGCGTAAATCCCTTGTCGCCCGTAATCATAGTATATTTCGCGCCTTGAAAGGGCTTGGTTAAAGTATATTTACTTTTTGGTTCAAGACTAATTGCGTCAATGGGTTCAGTCGGCGCTTTTTCAAATAAAGATTTTCCATCTCTGGCCCGGGTAAACCCTAATTCTTCCAAGGCAAGCGCGATCGGTAAAATACCTCCGGAAATATAACGCGCATACACTAGAATAACTCCTTTAGATTTCATAATTTGCTGACATACGCTTGAAATTTTACTACTATATTTTTTGATTTCTGAAGGTGAAAATATCCGACCATATTTTTCTTCATTTTTATATTTAAAATTAAAGCGTTTTTGATTTTTCCCTTCTTCGCCCGTGCGACAAGGCGAGGGCGAGCATTCATAATCCATAATCCGAAATAAACCGGCTTCTCCGACAATCTGATTTGTATCTATTTTAATGTCATCAATATTGGATAAATCGTCATTTAGCGCGTCTAATCGTTCGTCGGGATAGACAATATTTAAGGCTTCTAATGGTTTTTGTAATAAGGTAAACCCAAAGGATTCCATATTTTCAAATGTTGGAATTTTAGTAGAACTAACAAAATTCTTTTTTAATTTATTCATAATATAATTATAACCTTTGCTTTGATAGTCGCCGATAGTTGTTAGATACAATGAGAGAAATTCAATTGGCTGTATAACTGGTTTATTGTTGAGTTGTGTTCGCGGGTAACCAATGTATGCGCCCATTTTATTGGTGTTAAATGTATTATCTTTAGCAAATTCTTGTGGCCAAACTCTATACGGAAATGTATATGGATTTTCGCCTCTAACAAAGGATATATAACCCGTCGCTTTTCTCTCTAATAAATCTTTTCCAATAGGATTACCCGCTTTATCTGTTTTAAATGTTCCGTCATTATTAAACACATCTTTTACATCTATGGTCGGTCGTCCATCATTTAAATTCATAAGATTTATTAACCAGATGATTTCCTTATAACTATTATACATTGGCGTGGCCGATAATAATAAAAGTCGTAAATTATTAACATTTTGAACAAGTTTAAATAATTCCAAGGCCGTTCTTTTATTTTTATTATCGTCAGATATTCTTATGTTATGAACTTCATCTATTATCACTAATCTATTATTAAAATGCTTTTGTAATTTTCTTCTAACATAAGCGTCGCGTTCTTTATTGGTTTTTACGATAGAGCTGTCTAGTTCCGATATTTTAATTATATAATTTGCGAATTCGGTATACCCAAAAAATTCATAATATTTATGAATTATGCTCTTAATTTGAAGAATTACATTTTCCTTTATTAGGCCTTTCATATTCATAGGGTTAATTTCTTTTAAAAACTTATTTCCTGTACACGCGCGAATATTCCATAGACCATCTACGAGTTGAAGCTTTTGTTCATCAAACAATTGTAATTTGAAATTATCTTGGACATTTGGAGAGGCAACGACTATTATTTTATTAGTAATGCCCATCTGGGTGAGATAATCGCGCATTTCTTCCGAAACGCTTATTGCTGAACATGTTTTACCTGTGCCGAGGCCATGATATAATAATAAACTATTGTAAGGTGTTTGAAAAGAGAGAAAATTGCGCACAAATAATTGATGAGGGGCTAATTCATAATCAGCGTTACATAAAATTTCTGCCTGTTTTTCTACATCTGTTATCTTTCCGTCATATTGCGTATCATTAAATTCTTTTTTCTCTGCTATTTTAATATTGAAATTAGGGTCATTTAAATTAGGGTATAAATAATTATTATATACATTATCTGGTGCTGATAATTGTTCTCTTTCCTTTAATTCCATAATTTTATTTTTATCATTTAATTTTTTGTATGATTTATCACCAAATAACAATATATCATTAGATTCTTCTTCATCTACCCTAAGCGGAGCAGGCTCAACAGGCTCAACAGGCTCAACAGGCTTAGGCGCAGGCTCAATAGGCTCAATTAAAATAGGCTTAGGCTCAGCAGGCTCAACAGGCTTAATAGGCTCAATAGGCTTAATAGGCTCAATAGGCACAGCAGGCTCAACAGGCACAGCAGGCTTAGGCTCAACAGGCACAGCAGGCTTAGGCTCAACAGGCACAGCAGGCACAGAAACCTTGGATTTACAATATTTATTATGACAATTATAACCGTTTGGACATCTTGGTGGACAAGGTCTTATATTTTTATCAGCAGGCTCAATTACATTTGGCACACTTGGCTCAATTACATCAGGCAGAACAGGCTCAATTACAGTTGGCACACTTGGCTCAATAGGCACACTTGGCACCGGCACATCAGGCTTAGGCTCAACAGGCTTAGGCACATCAGGCTTAGGCACATCAGGCTTAGGCACATCAGGCACTGCAGAAACCTTGGATTTACAATATTTATTATGACAATTATAACCGTTTGGACATCTTGGCGGACAAGGTCTTATATTTTTATCAATTGGATCATTAGCAGGCACAGCAGGCACAGGCACAGCAGGCACAGGCACAGCAGGCACAGGCATAGCAGGCACAGGCATAGCAGGCACAGGCACAGCAGGCACAGGCACAGACATGAGCACAGGCACGGCAGAAGCAGATTTTTCCTTCATTAATCCTCTTTTAATTAATTCTAATTCAGCCATTTCAAGTTCAAAAATTTCTTTTTCAAGATTTACTGGTGTTTTACATGAAAAATTCTCATTTTCAATATCTATAAATCTTATTTTACCATCAAAGCATTTTGGATAACATGTTCCTGTAAATGGATTTATCTCTTTGTCTTCCTTACATTTTTCGTCAGAACTCATTAGTATATTACTATATTAGGATATAATTTATTAAGTGTATAATAAATTAAGTGTATAATTTATTATATATTAAGTGTATAATAAATTAAGTGTATAATTTATTAGTTGTTAATACTTTATGAACAACTGTTATTAAATCTAATTTTTCTAAATTATATGGACGAATAGAATTTATTACATCGTCAAATTTTTTCCATTCAAGCTTGCTTACTTCTGATTTATTGTATATTCCCGAAAGTTCAGCAGATTTATCAATATTTGCTAAAAAATATTTATGCTTGTATGATTTATAATTAGACCCAGTAAATATTTCTTCAAATGGGTATATATTTTGAATTATTTTTAATGCTGTTCTACTGTATCCAGTTTCTTCTTCAAATTCTCTAAATGCGCAAAGTAAATCTTTCTCTTGATAATTATGTCTACCTTTAGGAAAACCCCATTCAGACTCTATCCAATTACTGTCTATTTCATTTATTAGACTCTGTAAATTATAATCGCCTTTAAAATTATTAAATCCGATTTTTAATAGTTCAAATTTTTCCTTGGCTGATTTTTCTTCTCCTCTATATTGTATTCCAGGATTGTCACCCCATAATTCATTCCATAAAATATCAAAGTCTTTATTTAACACTTTATATTTCTCATCGTTAGTCATTTCAGATAATATATTTTTTATATATAATTTATTATTTAGAGGATATTTTCCTCTTATAAATTCTATATAGCCTATAGTATCTTTACGCCGAATCATTAAATATTCAAACTCTTCATTTACCTTACGAAATCCTATAATCCCGATACTTGTAATTGGATACTTGCATTGTTGAAATAAATGCCCATTTTTTCCACAATTACTACAATTTTGATTATATTCAGTCATCCACCTTATTAGTTGTTATTTAACAAATCTTTTTATATCGTTTATTTTAAATGGCTTTAGAACCAAAAGTATGGGGCCCCTTTTATTGGTTTGTTTTACATACAATCGCATTAACTTATCCATTAAATCCAAATGAAGTTACTAAGAAAAAATATTATGATTTTATACAAAATTTACCGTTATTCCTGCCTATTCCAGAAATAGGAAACACCTTTAGTAAAATTTTAGATGACTATCCCGTAACTCCTTATCTAGATTCCCGTCCATCATTTATAAAGTGGATGCATTTCATCCATAATAAAATAAATGTATCGCTAGAATTGCCCGAGATGACATTGGATGAAGCAATGATTGCTTATTACGAACATTATAAACCAAAGGCCGTAAAAGATGAAGAGCAGAGGAAACGAAGAGAGAAATTCGTCTTTTTAGGGATTATTCTATTTATTATTATCGCTGTTACATATCTTTATAATAAATAATATCATTTATTTATATATCATAAATTAAGAATGGTTACCAAAACAAAAAAATATAATAATAAAAAAGGAAGTCTACGTAGAAAAACATATAAAAATATATATAAAAGAGGTGGAAAACCAATTAAATCAGGTTCATATGGGTGCGTTTTTAAACCGATGTTAAAATGCGATAAAAATAAATCTGCTCAACTGGAAAATGGTATATCAAAACTGATGGACGAGGATTCAGCACAGATAGAATTTGATACTATAGTGGAAGTTCAATCGCATATTAAAGACATACCAAATAACAATGATTATTTTTTAGTGAATGATATAAAAATGTGTGCGCCTGATAAATTATCACCAGCAGATTTAAATCAGTTTGATACGGTGTGTAATGATATAGTAAAATATACTGGTTACGATAAAAATATTATTAACAATAATCTAAAACATTTTAAAATAATTAATATGCCTTATGGTGGTATAGATTTAAATGAATTTTGGAAAAGACTCATTGATAGCCCCGCAAAGGATAAGAAAAAAATATTTGTTGCGGTGAATGGTATACTTATCCGACTCTTAGAAAATGGTATTATGCCATTGAATCAAACGGGATTTTATCATTTGGATGTTAAGGGCGGAAATATTCTTATTTCTGATGATATAAAGTATGCGCGCCTGATTGATTGGGGCGTATCGCAGAAATTAAACGAACATAACATAGCCCCGTCAAAATTTCTTCAAGAATTTCAATTTAATATACCATTTACAAATGTATTGTTTAATATAAATATTAATAAATGGATACAAGAAGAAATTACAAAAATGAATATAACAAAAATGAATATAACAAAAAATAAAATTTCTCTCTCACTCATGAAAAAAATAGTTAAAAATATTCTAGATAAGGCCATGAAGGATAGAGGCGAAGGACATTATATGGTTATACTCTATTACATTAGTGTTCTCTATAATCTAGATGATTCGCTGAATGAAGAAGACGCTAAAACCTTTGCGTCAGATCTAATTTGTACGTTTATTGCTACAGCATTAATGAATTATACGGATTCAAATGGCATCTTTCAAATAAAGAAATATTGCCTTGAAGTATATTTACGTAATGTAGATGTATGGGGATTTATTATGAGTTATATACAAATTATTATATACGCGAAAGAAATGAAGGGGGTAAAAAAATATAAGAAAGAAATGATTAAAGCGGTTTCTGATATTATTATTAATTATTGTTATAATCCAAAATATGCGATTTCGCCGATTCCAGTAGATAAGGTTATTGCTGATTTACGTAAAATTAAACCATAAAATAAATTAAACCATAAAATAAATTAAACCATAAAATAAATTATAAAATTATAATAATATAATAATAATATAATATTATATTATGAAATTTGAATTATTGGTATTTGGAATAACAGCATTCTTTATAGCAAATGTATATCATGATGGAAAATATGTTCATATCATAAAATCTTGGAAAAAATATTATCAAATGGCTGGAATAGGATTTGTAGGACTATCGGCTTATCTTTTCATGAAAAAATATCCAGGGCATTCTAGAAGTTTACTTACGCATGCGAATGGGATTATAAAATATATGCCGATTGATAAAGACGCGACTGATTTATTAACGCCTTTGTTTGATATGACGAAATCCAGTATGTTTTCAAATGATGGCGGTGCTTACTATCAAAATGATAATGGTATGATGACACATCAACAAAAAAGAATGATGAATTCAGGCGCAAACATGGGCATAAATACGGGCACAGGGCAACCAAATACAAAACGCAGTGTAAGCGAAACCAAGAAAAAGTTTGTCGCAGCCCAACAAGGCTGGAATTGCGGCGCTTGTAAAAAACAACTACCGGCATGGTTTGAAGTAGATCATAAAACCAGATTGGATCAGGGAGGCAGTAACCATGTAGATAATTTGGTTGCCTTATGTAGAGATTGTCACGGTAAAAAAACCGCCTTTGAAAACTTATAATATCATAAGTATTTGAAAAATACAATACAATAAGTATTTTAAAATACTATAAGAAAATACAATACAATAAGTATTTTAAAATACTATAAGAAAATACAATACAATAAGTATTTTAAAATACTATAAGAAAATACAATACAATAAGTATTTTAAAATACTATAAGAAAATACAATATTAATATAGTATAATAACATAAATACTATGGATTCAATTAAAGAAAAATTAAACAAAATAGAAATAAATATATATTCAAAACCCTTATTTATTGGGCTAATAATGCTAATACAATTTATTATTTTCTTAATTATTGTCTATAAATATAATCCATACTATGACTCAACTAAACCAAATGAGTATCAAGCAATAACACAATTTATCGTATTAGTTGTCGGATTTCTCTATGTTATGTTGTTTATGTTTTTAAAGGAAAAATTAATAAACAAGGTTGATATTTTATCGTTAGATATAGAAACACCAACAGAAAATAGTTTTCTCAAGAGAACAATCGCCACATTAGTGTTCTTTATAATTTTTGTTCTGTTAACAATATCAATAGTTTGGATATTTAGCAATTTAGCTATGGTGGGTAGTATAATTAGTCATGGACTCATATTATTATTAGTAATATTTGTAATTGCTCTCATATATATTGGATTAAAAAAATCAGTAGATAAGCTATTCCCGCAAACTGGATTTTTATCTTTCGTTAAAAATTTTATTCTATTTATACCGTGTTTATTAATACGATTCGCCGAATATATTAAATACGAATACAAAATAACAGGAAAACCCGTTTGGATATTATTAATAATAGAAATTATATTAATTCTTTTATGGCTTATTATACCAATCCTATTTAAATACTATTTTGATAAAGATGGTAGTAAATTGTTAGATGGACCAGTTTATTTAAATAAAAAGCATGATATAGGTAATTTTGAAAATCTCCACCAAAAAAATTTAGAGGATAAAAAAGAGAGTAAATTTTTATACCATTATTCATTGTCAGCCTGGTTTAATATAAATCCCCAACCGCCAAGCACTAGTTCTGCTTATACAAAATATACGTCTATTTTAAATTATGGGAATAAACCGAATGTCCAATACAACGGAGAAAAAAATAGTTTAAGAGTAATAACTTCTTTAGATGATAAGAATGGAGAGAAATTAAATGAAGTGGAAATTTTTGAAACTAAAAACATATTAGTTCAAAAATGGAATAATATTGTTATTAATTATGACGGCGGAGATATGGATGTCTTCTTAAATGGAGAATTAGTCGGGTCAAAACCAGGCATAGCGCCATATATGCGATACGAAAATGTGTCAGTAGGAGAAATGAATGGAATACAAGGCGGAATATGTAATGTTAAATATTACAATCATATTCTTTCAAAGAAAGATATAAAATTAACCTATAAAATGTTGAGAGATAAGAATATACCCAATGTATAAATTTTAATGGGTAGAAAATATAATACTAGAATTTCTAATAGTATAATTTCTAATACTATATTATATATAGAATGGAATTAATGAATGTTGTTTTAGTTTGTTTAGTAACTTTATTATTGTTGTATATTATATTGAATTATTTTTTTACCAAATCCACTACATTAACAAAGATGTTTAATGGAACTGACAGACAAAAAATATTGGCATCAACTTTACCAACAAGCACGAACTCCAGCAACTATACTTATTCAACTTGGTTTTTTGTGAATGATTGGAATTACCGATTTGGGGAACCAAAGGTTCTTTTAGGAAGAATGGATGAAGATAAAAATCCAAGCCCATCTATTGTTTTTGGCGCAATGGAAAACGATATTACGATATCAGTGGCATGTTATTCAAATGATAAATCTAATAAGTCTATTATACATACCTGTAATGTTCAAAATTTTCCTTTACAGCGCTGGGTGAATTTAATTATAAGTTTATACGGCCGAACATTGGATGTCTATATTGACGGTAAATTAGTAAGAACCTGTGTTCTGCCGGGTGTAGCTAAAATAAATCAAAATGCGAATATAGTCGTAACCCCAAATGGAGGATTTAGCGGATTTACCACGAACTTTCAATATTGGAACGACTCAACAAATCCACAGGATGCTTACAATATCTATAAGGATGGATTTGGTGGAAGTATTTTAGGTAATTTGTTTAATAAATATAGAATTAAGGTTGCTTTCTTGGCGGATAACAAGGAAAGCGGTAGTTTTGAATTATAAAATAGTTTAGTTAATAATATGTTATTGTAATATGTTATACTTCACAATATGTTATACTTCATAATATGTTATAGTTCACAATATGTTATAGTTCATAATATGTTATTGTAATATGATATAGTCATATTACGATAAATTTTCTTGTATTATATATATATATTATGAGTGATATGTTTGGAAAAGTATCAGAAGGTCCTAGTGGATTTATTCAACCGTTTTCTTCAACAAAATATCTAGAAGGTGGTCGTGATTTTTTATATTCAAATAGCATTGTCGCCAAGTTCGCTTTTTTAATTCTTATTCTGATTGTGTTTATGTTTCTAATGCGCTTAGGTGTTTCTTTTATGTCTTGGCTGTTTTCGCCCGCACCGAATCCGGTATTGATTAATGGTATGGTGGAAGCAAAACAGATGCTGGTCTTTCCCCAAGACCCAACGATGAAAGGCTCTATGCCAATTATGCGATCGGTCAATGATAATGGTGGCCTAGAATTTACCTGGTCCGTCTGGATTTTTGTAGATGATTTTTCCTATAAACAAGATGAGTATAAACACGTGTTTCATAAAGGCGATGATTCTATTAATACGGATGGGCGAGCTTACCCGAATAATGGACCGGGGCTTTATATTACGCCCAAGACAAATAATCTAATGGTCGTGATGAATACCTTCAATAAGATTAACGAAGAGGTAGTGATTCAAGATTTGCCGTTAAATAAATGGGTTAATGTGATTATTCGCATCAGTAACCAACGCCAATTAGATGTTTATATTAACGGCACTCTGACGAAAAGGCACGTTTTAGAAAGTGTGCCCAAACAGAATTATGGAGATGTGTATGTTTCTATGAATGGCGGGTTTTCGGGTAAAACGTCATTATTACAATACTTTTCTAATGCCATCGGCACAAATCAGATACAGAGCATTATAGATAAAGGCCCGAATATGAAAATGTTGAGCAGTGATATGAGTAAAGGAAAACCGCGATATTTGTCTATGCGCTGGTTTTTAGGTAATAATGCAGAGATTTAAATTTAGGGTTAATTATATAATAATTATATAATTATTATATAATGGGCAAGGAATATCACTATATTCCCGGTATTAGTATTACTAAACTTAATTCAGTTGACTATACAATTACGTATAGTCAACATTTAACATATACTATAAATCCATATTATTATGATTTTTCAACAAATCGTCTTCAAACTATTATAATATATGCCGATAATAATAGTACACAAAATTCAAATATTCTAATCCATAAAAGTACCGTTACACCTGTAAATAACGAATTTACAATAAATTATAGTTTATTAACGTTTGGTAATTGGGTATTTCATGCGGTTACAACTACCGAAAATATTGTACCTGATTATCTTATTATTGGGACTGCTTCAACTAAATTTACTAATGCTCTAGGTAATAATAGTAATGCTTCTATTTCGCTTAATAGTGCGTCTATTTTGTTAGAAGACGCTTCGAATAATTATGGTATAGCTAGACAAAAGTATGATGATGATTATAAGAATTATATAACAAGTAACGGTTCATTAACTGATGCTTCAAACAATTATTTTGTAGCGGTAAAAACATATGATACCAATTATGCGAATTATCTAATAACTGACGGTTTACTTAATGAAGCTTCAACCAAATATTTTCAAGCGGTAGAAACATATAAGATAGATGTAACTAATTCATTTAAATATGGTGGACCAATTGATAGTGCTCTTACTGAGTATTATAGTAGTGTTGTTGATTTAAGCAAAGCCAACGATTATGAATATGCAAAAATGGAGGTAGAATATTTAAATAAATATATGACTGATATAACTACGTTAAAAAATACTGCTACAACTTTTAAAACTAATATACAAACTGATTATACTACTCTTACTACTAATATAAATACTTTAAATTCTAGTATAAATTCAAATAACACATTAATAAGTAATGCTAAAATCTCAGCAGGAAGTATGGAGTCTTTTAGGATTAATGCTATAAGTAGTGTAATAAGTCAAATTCAAGAGTTAAGTAATAAATTTTACACTTTTTATAACAATGTTCCTGATTTCACTAGTAAAGTAGAAGCCACATTAATAAACTCCCGTAATAGTGGTAAAGGTGATGGGATGGCGTGGGCACGCATATTAGATGTAGATTATTATAATACACCTTATGAAACATACTGGCCTTTTGCTGGTATTGTAGTTTTAAATCCAAAGCGTGAGTATGGTTGGTGTTTTTTAGACAGGGTTGATATTTTTAAAAATTTTATTGACACTTTAAACGGAAAGCCTACTGTTACTACTAATGATTTTAATAATATAATTACACATATAAAAAATTATACTAATAATATATCAGATTTTCTAACGGGTACAATATTAACGGATTTAAATTCTATTTTAAATAATGATGATGGAGGTTCTACTCAAAGTTGGGGTAATCAAGCAAAAGTTCAATTAAATATCTTAGTATTTTTATTAGATGATTATTTAAATTCTCTGTATAAGATAGACGTATACAATAGCGTAAGTACTATTAATAGTTTAGCTAACGGTGCCGTTTATGAAAAAATTTCCAGTCTAATAAATACTATAAATACTATAAATGATATACAACCATTAACTTCTAATAGTCCTTCATTAACTGATGACATTAGTGCTATTGATTATTTTATAGGCGATTTAACTAACTTATATAATAGTGCTAATACTAATTTATCAAATACTAAACAACCTATATTAACCAATGCTTCAAATAATAAGCCATCTCCATATATTAATATACCCCAGTACAAAAGTAATGTAGAAAATAAAAAAGAAAAATTAAATCTAGCATATAGTACAGCTTTATCAACATTAAGCGCTGACCTGAGTAATATATCCGATAAAAGAACAGCGCTTGATATTGCTTTTACTACCAAGGGCAATGATTTAACAACATTAGCAAATAACCGGAATGATATAAATAGTAAGAAACAATCACTCGATAATAAGAAAAAAGAATATGACTCAGCCTTGGGTTTAGTTATTCAAGACGAATCTAATATACGTGATAAAAAAAAAAAGCTTGATATTGAGTATAATAATTGGGCACACGCTTTAAGTGATTATAATGTAAAATATTCAATTATGATGGATCTTTCATCAAATCTAGATATAGCAAAAATTCAAGAAATACAAGCAAATCTTACCGCTATAACAGCGTCTAAGATATCAGAAACCTCCAATATAGAGTACGCAGTATATAATCCCAATTGTTTGGATGATGTTATCAATACAATTCAGAAAAATTATGACCCGCATTTTGTAAATACAATTCAAAAAAATTATGACCCGCATTTTGTAAATACAAAAACCATAGAACCACCTAATCCGAACAATCCGCCAAATTTATGGTCACGCGCAACCTTATCTTGTGTAAATTATGACCAGGCTCAACTTGATATGCGCCGGAAAGCCGAGGTTCTCAAATATAAAGGAAATCAAAACCCCTTAACAAAAAACCAAAAATGGTCTAGAATAGTAAATGGAAATGGTCCATTGGGCAAAAAAGTCTGGGCAACCCAGAATGATTTAGGGTCTAATCCGAATGTCTTTAATCTTGAGCAGGTAGAGAATACCTTGATTTTATGCCCTAATAGTAAAGAAAATACTATAATATGCGAACATTCTTCGGCAAGCGATGTCCCAGGAAATTCTGTTTTATGTTATGACCAATCCGTTCCGCTCGTGAATTATCTTCCGCCGCCACGCACTTACCTCGCAGGTGGTACAAAATGGCCACAATCTACTTGGAAACCAGGCGACAATGGGTTTCCTAGAGGGAAAAAGGGCATGGGCATGTTATTTCAATAACATATAATATAAATTATAATAGATAATATATAGGTTTAGAACCATCAAATATATTATATATTTTTTATAATGATAGAAGACGACCCTATTAAAAAAACTATTTTTAATCTTCCAATAAGTTTCCTTGAAAATAAACGCGAACTAGAAGCGCACGTTATAACGGATTTAGAATTAAAAAAAACGGAAACAACCAAATCTTTATATGAGTATGTGTTTATCCCCGAAACAGTATTTGCCGAAAAAACAATTCCGCTTTGGAATAAATATTACACAACAGATAAGAAATTTATTAAAGAATCACAAAAATTAATTACAAAATTAAGTAAAAAAAATGAGGAGAATGAAGAAAGCAACCAGGCCCACGTTTACGAGACCCAAGAGCATCAAGTCATGGAAACGGTCTGGAAGGAGATAAAAGCCGAAACTGGATTTGTTGAAAAATACCATTACCTAGATTGGTCGTTTTTTGAAAAGTTTAATAATAACGCGCAATTTCTTCAGATATTAAGTGTCTACAATATGTCTTCGCCTGCGCTTTCTTTAATGCTTCCGATAATGTTCATAATTCTGCCCTTTTTTATATTAAAACTTCAAGGCATTCCGCTAACAACAGGAAAATATATTGAAATACTAAAACAAGTATTCAAAAATCATCATATTGGGCAACTATTTAATATAGCGAATGCGGGGTTGGACAAAATAATATATGTTATCGTGTCATTTGCTTTTTATATCTTACAAATTTATCAAAATGTAATCTCCTGTATTAATTTCTATAAGAATATGAAAAAAATACACGAGCAATTATTTATTACAAGGGATTATCTAAAAACAACCCTAGAGGATATGCGCGAATTTAAAGAATATTGTAAAAATTTATCCACCTATACTCCCTTTATAAAGGAAATGGATAAATATTCAATCGTGCTTCAACACATGTATGATGAATTTAGCATTATTACGCCAAACAAAGTTTCCTTCAAAAAATTTACCCAAATAGGCCACATTATGAAATGTTTTTATCAACTCTACAAAAATAAGAGTTATCATGAATCGCTTGAATATGCTTTTGGCTTTAGCGGATACATTAGCAATCTAAACGGGTTGTGTAAAAATATCAAATTGAAGAATATATCGGCCTGTAAATTAAGTAAAAAGAAGATAAAATTCACCGGCGCATTTTTTCCGACGTTAGTGAATAACAATCCAGTTAAGAATGATTATACTTTAGATAAACATTTATTAATTACTGGACCAAATGCGGCAGGCAAAACAACACTATTGAAAACGACGATTTTCAATATTATCTTATCGCAACAAATGGGCTATGGATTTTATAAATCCGCCAAAATAAATCCGTATGATATAATTCATTGTTATATTAATATACCAGACACCTCGGCCAGAGATAGTCTTTTTCAAGCAGAGGCAAGACGCTGTAAAAATATATTAACGCAAATAGCAGAAAATAACAATAAAATAAGACATTTTTGTGTTTTTGATGAACTCTATTCAGGTACAAATCCTTATGAAGCAATTGGAAGCGCTTATGCGTTCTTAACCTATTTAAATAAACATAAAAATGTAAAATTTATTTTAACGACACATTATTTGGATTTATGTAAAAGATTAGAGGGTTCCGAAGAAACTGTAGAAAATTATAATATGAAAATTATTACCGACGACTCGGATATAAATAATGATTTTAAATATACATATAAATTACAACACGGAATATCACATATAAAAGGCGGAGTTAAAGTATTGAAAGATTTAGACTATCCAAAAGAAATTATTGAGAGAACAACAACCATAATAAAGGAACTGATAATATAAAGGAACTGATATTATAATAAAGGAACTGATATAATAAAGGAACTGATATTATAATATATACGTTTAATAACAATTTAAAATATATTCTATTTTTTTAATAATGAAGTTACTTGGACTTGAAGGAAAAGGATTGCTTATATCTGTAGGAATTACAATTATTATGTGCGGAGCAGTTACTTATTACTGCCATATGCGTGTAAAAAATGTGGAAGTCGCCTTAATGAAACAAAATCAAGTTCTTTCTTCGTTTATTACAAATGTTCAAGGTGAAATACGCAAAGGAGGGTTAAGTGATACTAGAACAGATGTATCTTCGCCCGAAGCACGCAATGCTGTTAAAAATCTTGAAAATAGCAAGATAGAAGTTTCGGATGACGACGACGATAGTGCTAGTGAAACAGATGCTAGTGAAACAGATGCAAGTGAAACAGATGCAAGTGAAACAGATGCAAGTGAAACAGATGATGAAACAGATGCAAGTGAAACAGATGATAAAACAGAAATGGATCACGAAGGATCAGCGAATAAGAATTCAACTATAAAAGATATAAAAATCGTTGATATTCATCTACAACATGCTGGATTATTAAATGATTTTACGAGTAATAATAAAATCATAGAGTTAACAGATTTAGAAGAAATAACTGAGTTTGTGAATATTCGTGATGAAACTGATGATGATTCAGATGACGACAGCATCAGCGATGTTGAAAGCGTAAGTGCTATCAGTATTAATCAAGAATTTAAAAAAATAAATATCTCTGATATTATTGTAGACCATAAACAAGAGCCTCTAGTAAATAGTGTAAATGTAGAAGAAGTTGTTGTAGAAGTTGATTTAGTCGCCGTTACTGAGGTAGATGCGGAATCTAATGATTTTATCAAGAAAATAGTTAAAACCGAAGATAAAGAGAAAGAGAAGACGTCAAATATTAATAAGATGAAAATAGATGACTTAAGAGAGAAAGTTATTTTAAGCGGATTAGGAACAGTAGAATCTGTTAAAAAACTTAAAAAATCGGATTTAATAACATTATTGACCGAAAATAAATAAACAATATATAACAAATTATTTTCTTCTTAATGTATAATAAATGAGTTGGGGCACTTGTTATACTGGATCTAATAATATACATTTTAATTTTCCGCCGATAATGGCAGATGGTAGAAATTTTGCCTCGTGGCAACCAGGGGCAGTTGTTAATGAAAAAATTAGACAAGAATCCGGAATTAAATCAAATTGGCAATACCGTAAATATTTAATGGAAAATGCCGACCAGATTATAAAATATAATCAATTAGGCGCCTGCGATGAATCTAGTGGCGGTGTAGTTAATTATGGCGGAGAAGAAAAATTAAACGGTAGTCCGTTTTTATATAATTCTTATTTAGTAAATTCAGGCCAGCCCTTTGGCTATGAGAATAGTGATTTAAAAAATAGTTATTTATCTAGACAACAACTACAAGAAAGGATGGTTACGCCCGTAATTACGCAAGAGCAACTTATAATGCAAGGAAAAAAGTAAATAATTATATACATTTAATAATTATAATATATTAAATATATTAAATATAATTACCATATTTAATATAATGCAATTGATAAGCATTGATGTTGGTATAAAAAATTTAGCCTATTGTATTCTTGAGAAAAATATAGATGCTATTGCTAATCTTGATGCTAATGCTAACGCTAACGTTTATAAAATCATCAAATGGGACTCCATTAATTTATGCGGAGAAGAACCAACTTGTCTAGAATGTAAAAATAAAGCGTCCTATACAAAAAATGAATTAAATTATTGTTTAACACACGCAAAAAAAACTGGATTTATTATCCCTACAAAAGATAATTCTTCCTCTGCCATTAAAAAATTAAAAATAGAGAATCTTATATCGCTCGCAACTGAATATAAAATTACAATAAATGAGAATGATAAAAAAAATATAATTTTAAAAACAGTAATTGATTTTTTTAATACAACTATGATGGAAAAAACAAATAAAACCTCGGCAAATAGTTTAGATTTAGTTACAATTGGAATATCTCTCAAAAAAGAGTTTGATAAAATACTTCCGCTCGTAACTATTGACCAAGTTATTATTGAGAATCAAATTGGTCCTATAGCAAATAGAATGAAAATGATCCAAGGCATGATCGCACAATACTTTATTATGTCCGGCATTCCGGCCGTAACTTGTGTATCTTCTATGAATAAATTAAAAGCATTTACTCATTCAGGTAATAACAAAAATGAATATAACAAAAATGAATATAACAAAACAGAATATAACAAAACAGAATATAACAAAACAGAATATAACAAAACAGAATATAAGGATAGAAAGAAATTAGGCATAGATATAACAAAAGATATGATTGCAGATATGAAAGATTGGACTCCTTTTTTTCTTCAACATAAAAAAAAAGATGATTTAGCAGATTCTTTTTTACAAGGTATATGGTTTTTACAAAACAAATATGGATTAATTATTGATAATATCTAAATTAATTATATATATTTAGATTTAAATATATATAATTGCGGAATACTTAAAATTATATGTTGTGGTTCTATCATAATAATGGCTGAAGTTATAGACATTGATACTTTAGATGAACTCCCTGTGATAAATTTAAATAGGGATAGATCATCTTCATCTAGACCATCTGTAAATTTTGGCGGTGGTATAGAATTGCTGATGAATGATAAAAAGAGGAATGAAGGAGGAAAGGGAAATTCTGAAATAGATTTAGATGATATTACTGAATTGGAAAATGATTTAAATGAACTCACAAATGAACCGGTGAATACAAGAGTAAAAGCAAAATCTGATATATTTAACAGTGGGTTTAAACTTAAGATTGATAAAACGGAAGAGGATGAAGATGATTACGGAAATGAAAAAATTAGCATAGGCGGAAGCGGAAGCATAGGCGGAAGCACAAACGCAAGTCTAGGTGGAAGCACAGGTGGTTCAAAAATCGGAATAGCCACTTCAAAATCATCTTATAATGAGGATAAAACATGGGATGGTTTCGGTAAATTTAATAATATTCCAATTAATCCCGATAGAGAATTATCGGATAAACCTAAATTGTCTAATGAAGAACTCTTGCGGGAAAAGTTTAAGGTTTTGCGGAAATTAGAAGCGATTGAGCATAAGGGCGCGAAACTAACCAAGAAATATTCCATGGAATCTTCTTTAGAAGAAATGCAAGGTGAGTATGAAATGATTATCGCTGAAAAGGAGAAATCAAACAGTTGTAAATTTCAAGGGCGAATGTTAATGGCAGCAGTGACAGGCTTGGAATTTTTAAATAATCGGTTTGACCCCTTTGATGTAAAATTAGATGGCTGGTCGGAACAAATTAACGAGAATATTGATGATTATGATGAGATTTTTAGCGAACTCCACGAAAAATACAAATCAAAAGCAAAGATGGCTCCAGAATTGAAATTATTATTTCAACTTGGAGGGTCGGCGATTATGGTGCATATGACGAATACGATGTTTAAATCATCTATGCCGGGTATGGACGACATTATGCGACAAAATCCGGATCTTATGAACCAATTTACCCAAGCAGCGGTTAATAGCATGAGTAATACAAATCCGGGATTTAGCGGTTTTATGAATAATTTTATACCCGGTTCTAACGGAAATACCCAGGCAAATAATTCCCGCGGACCGCCGCCTGCCCCTATGCAGACGCAAAATGCGCGCAGTCAACGAGCGTCCACCGCACCAAGCAACCGACCGGATATTGCGCAATCCCGACGAGGCGATGACGGCGTGAATATGCAAGAACGGTTTGGAAATGTAGGGCCTGAACCTGCCGAAAGGAGTAATAAACGACCAGAAATGAAAGGCCCCAGCGATATTAGTGATTTATTATCGGGATTAAAAACAAAGACGATTAATATACAGCAACAGCAACAATCGCAACAACAAAATCAAAATTCTCAGCAATCATCACAAAATTCTCAGCAATCATCACAAAATACACTAAGCGTTCATGAACTAAACGATATTTCTGAAATAAAACAACCTCTTAAAACCAAGAGAAAGCAAAAAAGTGATAAAAATACAATAAGTTTAGATATTTAAATTATACAACATAATATTCTATATTATGCTATCATCTAAATCAATCTCTATAACAATGTTGTTTTTATGTATGGCATTATTATAAACAATATTAATAAATTCCGTATGAATAGAGCCATCTAAATTATCAATAACTTCATCTTTTGTTGGATATCTCTTTTTTTCACTATTAAATTTTTCAATAAAGGCCTCTATGATAATTTTATTATTATTATTTTCTATCTCTGTTTTTGTTGGACCAGTATTTTGATATATTTTAATCTCTTCTTTCCTCTTATAAAGAGAATAGGATGTTGGTTCTATTGACCCGCATATATCTGGTTTTTTTAGTTCTTTAAAGTTTAGTTGTTTTTTATTAAGCTGTGATTCTTTGCCATTAATGTTTAATTCTCCTCCAGAAAATGTATTCATAAATGCTTTTACAACTTTATTTGATAAGGATGGACTTGTTTCAACTAGACGGTCAAATTCTTCTTTAGCATGTTTTAATAATTCAATTACTGGAGTACGATGATCGGGTGCTTTAGAAATTTCTATTTTAATATTTCTATAAAATTTACCCCATGCGATTGAACTGACCCGATGCGATTCATTTAATTCTGTTATTTTTAGAAACTGTTGTATAGTTGTTAAAATTCCTGCCAATAAATTTACCGCACCAATGCCCATTGTAGCGGCATTTACATATTCCGGAGGTATTCTATCTTGGGCAAAATTAGCAGTTCCGGTAAGTGTACTCATTATGATAACGGGGATGGTAAACCATGTATTTTTTCTAGCGTATTCAGTATGTGCTTTGTTATGTAACCATTTATAACATAATGCTTTATCTGCCCAATCTACTAATATATTGTCATGTTCCTCTGACCATTCTACATAAGATTGTTGTTTTTTTAAAGTATTGGTTGTACCTATGGAAACAGTTTCATTAATTTCATCTGTAGTATTTTTATTTGTAGTATTTTTATTTGTAGTATTTTTATTTGTAGTATTTTTATTTGTAGTATTTTTATTCATTATATTATTATATATATATGGAAAATAATAATATTGTTATAGATATAAAAAAAAATTTTAATTATATAAAAGAATTACGTTCAAATATTAATAATATTTTTATAGAAGTTAAAGAAAAATTAAATGCTCTTGATAAAATTTATATAGAACTTATTAATACGCATAAAAATATTGATTATATATTTGGCATTGATTCCTTTTATTTTCAAAATAAATTAATAGAAATAGAATATGATAATATGAAATCTATATTTAATGGAATAACTAATAGAATTTATTGCGAATATTATAAACTTTATAAAATGATATATACATATATCGCAGCAGAATTAAAAGATACTATTTTAATAGAAAAATTAAGACAAAAAAAAGTTTATCCAATTTATAAGGATTTAGAACCCCTAAAAAGTTATAATTTTGATTTAATTATTGATATACAGAGAAATATTATAGAAACAATTGAATTTTTATTTAATTATTTATCAAATAAAGAGTCAGAATTAAGAAATGTATGCACAACATCTCAATTAGGCATTAATATTGAAAATTTAGTTAATTATCAAACATATTCAAATACGTTATTAAATGAAAAAATAAATATATTCTGTAAATATTTAAATGTATTTCATAAACATCATAATAAATATTTTAGTAGACTATTAATAAAAGGTAAAATGATGATAGGGATTGTTAATGAAGATATTCATCTTAAAAAAGGTGATAACAGAAAATTATCTAGCGCTGTTTTACAAAATAGTGGTTTAAAAAGACAGTCAGCACTTCATATAGATGATGAAAGGAATATAAAAAATTTTATGAATTATGACAATTTTGATGAAAAATTACAATATGAATTTAATTCTATTATATCAAATATTCCTCAAATTGGTCCTGAAAATATTAGTGCTCAAAATATTAGTGCTCAAAATATTAGTTCAATTATATAAATATTTAGTCATATAAATATTTATATCTTATCTTTTTCTGGTAACATTTTTTTTTAAATTTTTATATAAACTTACTTTTTTGCTCTTTTTTTTACCACCTACTTTTAATTCTGATTCTTGCTTTTTTTTTAATTCATCTTCCTCTTTTTTTTTACGCTCGTCATCTCTCTTCTTTAAATATAAAAATCTTTCTTTTTCTTCTAAATTTTTTCTGATTATATCCTGTTTTCTCTTTTCTTCCTCCTCTTTTTTTATTTTATTTTCTTTTTCTAATTTTTCCCTTGCTTTATCATATTCACTTTTTGTAACAATAATTTGCTTTGGTTTTTCAAATAAATTTAAATCTACGTCAAAATAATACATGAATTGGTTTTCTAATTCTTTTGCTTTTTCACTACAAGATAATCGGGTAAAATCTTGCTGGCTTGGTTGATCTGAACCGACTGGAATATCAAGGAAAGTCAATTCTAAAGTACTACTATATATTATGCCAACCTTACTAGCTAATTCTTGATAACTACTAGATAACGCCTTATAATTATCTGTATTTTTATATTCAGTATATGATTTCTCGTCATAATCATTGTCTATATAATTGCTTTTTACAATAACAAAATTCTGATTTCTATATGAATATTTAGATTTATCAGGGAAAAAAATATTCTTTATAAGTTTTATATTATTATTTAATACTTCCTTTTTTTTCATTTCATAGTCAGGGGCTCTTTTATCTAATACTTCCTGTTTAGTCGCGATATAGTCAACTAACGCGCTAAAATCTGAATATGATGTTAATAATTTTTTATAATCGCCGTTAATATAGGAATAATGTAAATCATTCATGGTTAACTTTACACTAGGGGTAATAAAGATAAAACCTGGATCGGGCATACTATCATATTTTTCATTTTTTTCTAATACTTTAAATTTTGTTGTTTTAATTCTAAATTGTAAACCGGAAATTAGTGGAATTGGCGATAAATTTAATTCTATATGTGCTATATAGATTTTATCAATATTAGTTTTATCAGCCTCCTTTTTTATATATGGTTCTTCTTCATATTGCCCGTCAATATAATTACTGCTATTAACACTATATCTATCACCTTTTATTTTGAATGTAGATTTTTTAGGGAAAAATATATTTTTAATAAAATTTATATTAAAATTTAAATTACTTATTATAGCGTCTTTCTCCTCAATTGGTGTCTCGCCGTTTTTTTCTATAGATTCTTTTACAAATTGTTTAAATTTCTCATAAGAAGTAAGGGCATTTTTATAATCATCATTATCATAAGAAAGTTTTTTTGCTAATTTTACACTAGGAGTAATGAATATAGTATCAAGCGAAGCAGACACAAGCGAAGCAGACCCTTGCGAAGCAGACCCAAGCGAAGCAGACACAAGCGAAGCAGGCACAAGCGAAGCGGGCACAAGCGAAGCGGACCCTTGCGTAGCACTCGTATATGTTATTTCTTCCTTATCATCGTTTGTATATTTACCTTTAGTTTTAATTTTAAAAGTTATTACACCAATCATAATATTATATTAGTGTAATAAAATAATTTATAGTATATAAATTAAATCAAATTAAATTAAATTAAATTAAATCAAATCAAAGTAGAAGTCGTTGCCAAATGACTTAAAAATTCTCCTTGTACATTTTTTTTTCTCTGTTTATCTGCTCGTTTTAATGTTTCTAGTGCTTTTTCTTCTTCTTGTATTGAAACATGTCCATCGCTATTAGTGTCTATTAATGTTTTAATTCGTTTCATTCTTTCGGGTATAACACAAAATTTACTTTTTTCATGAAATAAGATATTAGATAATACAAAAAATGCTGAAGTAATCATAAATGAAATCAATACATCACGTGTAGCTGTAAAAGAAATAGCAAATATTAACAATTCACGACTTAATCCATTTCTTAATATTTGTTCTTGTGTTTTACTAAACCCAAAATCTACGTATTTTGATCCGACGTTTAAAGTTAACATCAATATAGCCATAACTAATTTACTATTATTAATCCCACTTAAATAACCGTTTAATGATTCAAACATCTTATTAAAGGTGTAGAATATTATTTTATAAAATATAATTATTTTGAATAAATAATTTTGAGTAGTATCTAAAAATAATAATATCTGATTTTCATATAGGAATGAGTTTAGCATTATATGCATCACCAATAAATAATGATGAACCTATGAATAATAGTATGAACAATACTATGAATAATAATAATAATAATAATAATAACATTGATAAAAAACGTAATATCAGAAAGACTATTAAAAATAGGTCACCTCCACATGTTCAGAAAATGATTAAAACGATATATGAATCTTTTGGCGACGAAGAAAATGATATAGCAGATTTTACTCCTCCACCCCATGCTGAACAAACAAAAATACCCCAAAATAATTATTCAAGTGAATTATTAGATAATAAAAATTTAGGAATATCTGAAACTTCGGAAAATGATTCTAGTGTAAATAAAGAAGCATTTAATACATTGCCGAGCACATATTCTAATGATTATTATAAAGAGTATGTGCCTTATTATAACCAAATGAGTCAAAATAGTGGAAATAAAGACCAATTATTGGAAAAATTAAATTACATGATTCATCTGCTAGAAGAACAGCAAGATGTAAAAACTGGCCATGTGATGGAAGAAATCATATTATATTCTTTTTTAGGAGTATTTATGATTTTTATTGTAGATTCTTTTGCGCGTGCTGCGAAATACACTAGATAATTTTATAATTATTCATTTTTATAATTATTCATTTTTATAATTATTCATTTTTATAATTATTCATTTTTATAATTTAACATAGTATAAAAGTGTAAATCTGTATTCCACCAAAATCTTCCTATCCTTTTATAATATTCACTATAATCCAATACGATTACATTGCCGTTTATTTTATTTATATAATTTTCAGTATTAATATTATAATCAAAATCATTCATATAAACATTTTTTATATTTTTTGATAACATTAATAAACTAGGAATAAATGTACCAATTGAACATATTACATTTTTTGTTCTTAATATTAAATCTATATCATCTTCTAGTTTTTGTTGTTTAAAAATTATAGTTGGATATAATTTCAATAACTTATCAATACAAGGATTTTTTTTATCTTCGGATGCTATATATATTTTTTCAAAATTATTATTATTTAGTATTTCAGTATAATACGATAAAGGCGCAGGAGTATAATCACCTGTATTTTTTTGACCATCTTTAAATAAATCTCCCGACCGAATATGAATAACAACATCATTATCTCCCAAACACATTTCTGTATCAGATTTAATAATAAATAAATCTCTTAATATACATTCAACTTTATCTTTATTTATATCAAATACTTCAGGCAAGATTCCATTATTTTTTATTAAATTTTTTTTTAAAAAAAATTTTTCATTTGGCTCAATTTCATTAGAACCAATTTCATTAGAACCAATTTCATTATTAATTTTTATAAGAGTTTTGTTTAAAAATTTATGAGGAGGTATTAACACATCAGTATTATTATATACAGAAATTGATAGTAAGTTATATAATTGTATTATATTATTACCTAATCTGCCATACCATTTTTCTAATTTATATACCATAATATATTATTTATATACCATAATATATTATTTATATACCATAATATATTATTTATATGCCATAATATATTATATTATCAATAAAAAATTAGAGCATTCTTACTTGGTACGGTATAACACGCATAATTATATAAAAAAAACGCGGTTGGGCTTTGAAATAAGACATTTAATAAATTATTTCGTAAATACTCTATAAGTTTTCCTGATTGTCCAATGTCTTCTATTAAAAGTATATTTGTTTTTAATTTTTCTTTACACTTATTGAGAGAAATATTAAAGCCTGTAATATAAGCATTATCAGAATTTTTGGCATATAATGAAAAAAAACATTCAATCGCTTCCTCCTTATCATAAAACAAACTAGGTCGCCTAAAAGCATACGCAGAGGTAAGATTCCCATTCATAAGAACACCGTAGACATAGATATTTTCACTCTTAATCAGATTTAATATATTTGATAAATCGGGCATAATAATACAATCAAAGTTTTTGGATTGCGCATAAATAAAATTTACAAATAAAGTTAATTGATTTGGACCAATTTCTATAACATTAAGAACTCCGGGATTCATTTTTTCTAAAATACTTATATTAAAACACAAGGTTTTATAGGTGGTTAATGGCACAATCGCATTTAATTCTCCTTCCCTTTTAAATAAACAGATTTTTATTTTCGGGTTGTTTTTTCTCAGATTATAATAATGGGTTTGAATTGTTTTTGGCGCAATTCCGTCCTTTCTATAATCCGGATGTACACATAAATTATCTACATAATACAAAGTAAACGGATTTTTCCCCTTTAATGTTATATTCAGGGGTCGGGCCGATATGACCGATATTATATCATCTACTACGCTTGAGGGTTCATCTTTTTCAAATAATAATTTTGGTGTTTGATAAATAGAGAGATAAGATTCATTATTAGAAGATTTTAGATATTCAACGATCTGCTTTTTTTCGGGAATATAGTTTGCGTTAGGCGATTGAACATAATATGCTTTAATAAAATTACAAGCACGGTCAAGTAACGTCTCATTTATATCCGATATTCCATACGTTTTAATGTCTACTATATTTGTGTATTTATTTATTTCCGGCGCGCTCTCTAATATAAGCCCAGGTGGATTAAGCCAATACCAAATATTATATATATGAAATACGGGTTGCGTATACCAAAATTTCATTTTAATTCTTATATAGGCTGTTAAACTTATATAAATTAGTAAAATAATTAGTATTAAATATATAAACCACATTGAGTTATGTGTTTGATATATATAAAGTTGATTAAACCATATATTTAACTAATTAACACTCAATTTAATCCAATTATTTATAGAAAACATATCTCCATACCATATTTTATTTAATTCATATTCAGGGTAATATATATTAGAAAAAAAGGACAAATAACCAATTAGAGCAGAAAATGAACCATGTGATAATATTATATGTTTACATGTACTCGCAAATTGAAATGTAACTATTTCATTATAAACAATTACTTTCGCAGATGGATATAATTTTAATAATGTTTTTATAATATTATGGTTTTTATCATCGGTTGATATATATAATTCATCAAAATTAATATTTTTTATTGCTTTTACATAATAATTAATACCAGGATTTTTGTTTGCTACATCACCTAATCTAATATGAATAAATAAATCATTATTTTTATTATATCTCTGATTAAATGGATTTTTTTCAATAATGTTTGACTTTATTGTATCTTTATGTAAATGATTATATAATAAATTTGTAATTTCTTTTGTCTGAAAATAAGAATTGTTTGGATTTAAGTTGTCTTTTAAATTATCACAATTATAAATAGTAAAATAATTATTATCTGTTAACTCTTGAATAATGTTATATTCATTAATTCCACTAAATAAATTAATACCTAATTTATTAATTAAATCTTTATTATAATAATTAACCTTTATATTGTGTTTTTCTGCTATTAAACTAACCGCTAAATTTCTTATAATTTGATTTCCTAATCTACCGTTAGTTCCTGTTGGTGAAGTCATTATTATATATATATTAATATTTAATATTTAATATATACACTTTTTAACATATACACTTTTTAACATATACACTTTTTACGTCGGTTTCTGTAAAATATAAATAAATTGATTTTCGTACTGACATTTCAACATATCTATTTTCATATCTAAAATAAATCCGGCATCTTTTGCTATACTTAATATCTCTTTCTGCGTTTCCATATAGAAGTTATGTTCATTTTGCCTTACACCGCCATTATTCTTTTTAAATGTTTCATTAAATACGGCAATATTTTCTTTTTCCTTTAAATTAAAATTTGCTTTGTATTCAAATTGGTCAAAATTAACCACCGAGGAGGTTATACGTTTTTTTGCGTAATCTTGGGGCGAAACTATACCAAACGGACTGCCCGCCGGAATAATCGGGTCAAATTTATTTCGGTCAACTAAATGTAATGCTAAAAATCCACCCGGTTTTAACCAACTCATACAATTATTGAAAAACAAGCGTTTATCTTTAATATAATAGAGCGTAAAGTAAAGACACGTGATATGCGTAAAAGTATTCTGCTGGAAGGACATGGAGGCTAATACATCTACATTTTGATATTCCATATCAGGATAATTTTCCTTTGCTTTTTTAATCATTGCCGGGGAGGTATCTATACCGATGGCTTTATAACCATTGTCGCTAAGGTTTTTAACATGGTGGCCGGTGCCCGATCCAATGTCTAAAATATAACTTTCTTCGGTGGGTTTTGTGCTATTAATAATCTGGCCGATTTCAAAATTATCTTTTAATTTACTAAATACTAAATCATCGTAAATATTAACATAAAAATCATCATAGACATCTGTGCCTTTTTTCACGATAAATTCATTTGTTCGCTCTTCAAAGCCTTCCTTTTGCTTAATTCCAAAGGTTGTTATTATATTTAAAATTATAAATGCGGTTAATATATAAAATATTTTCTGCAATAAGGTGGTTTTATAAAAGGATTTAAATATTTTTTTTATTGAAGATATAATATTTGTATATGTTTTAAGCATTGTATTCATCTGTGTATATGTATTATAGTTATTTTTTTTGTATATAATTGTTTTATATGAACGATATTGAAATTAATGATAAAAGACAATCCATGGATTTTAAAGGCGAAACTTTTTCTAAATTTCAAAAATCTAGAGTAAAAACCGAACTGATAAATTCGCTCGTTTCTTCAAAAGTTGAACCTGCCTGTTATTGGTCGGCTGAATTAATTTGTGCAGGACAGTTTGGCGATTTATGGGATATTATCATACTTTTTATTAGTCGCTATATTCATTTAGGTAATCCTAAATTGCCTATATATATCTCTCTTAGATTCAAAAATTTTAAGGATATTTTATCTAACGGTTATACCGACAATGAATTAAGATTAAGAAATAACCCCAAAATAAGACAATTATTTTCAGAGATTATTTGCGTTTTATGTCATTCTAGGAAGAAACATAGTTTTGAACCGATAAAAATTAAAAAAGAGGATGAATTTAATATGTCGCATATGGCGTCGCGGTTAAAAGCGCCATCCATTACTTATGGTAATACTGTGTTTAGAAAAGATGATCCTAAAGAACTTTATATCGCAATAAATGAATTTTCTTATCATGTTTCCCCTGAATCTAAAAACGTAGTTTCAGCTTGTTATTGGCTAGAATGGTTGTTGGAATTTGAATCTATTTGTAAACAAAAAAAAGATCACTGTGTATGTGAAAATAGACACTTTGCGCCGGTACAAACAAAATTTCAAAATGATACTATATGGATTGTCTGGGAGGTCATCTTAAATGAAGGTAAAAATAAAAAGATTCTTATTATCACTAAAATACTTAATGCTTTATTGGAAATGTTTAGCATTAAATATACAAGTGGTGTAAAAAAGAGAAGAAAATTTATTATATATTTTGCTATTGCTTTGTTGACTGAGCCGGTAGATTTAAAGATAGATATGATTCATAATAAAGAAGAAATAGATACTATTGTGAAAAAAATAGGGATTGTTTATAAAGAAATTAAAAAAAATGAAATAACGCCCGAAACTGATTATCTTTTTAACGGATTAAATGAAAAATCTTCCTTTGATAAAACGATTGAACGTCTAGATAAAATGAATGAATTATTAGTACCGGCTAATTCGCAATAAGGCTATAAATAAGGCTATAAATAAGGCTATAAATAAGGCTATAATTAAGGCTAAATGTATGATTATAAAATATTAATACTATATTATAATATATTATAATGACTATTCCAACTAGAGTATTTATTGTTCCTTATAGATCTCGTCCAAATCAAAAAGCAGAATTTTTAAAAAATATGAAAATATTATTAGAAGACTTAACCGAACCATATGAAATCTATTTTTCTCATCAATGTGATACTCGCCCTTTTAATAGAGGCGCGATGAAAAATTTAGGATTTATTGCTATTAAAAATAAATACCCTAATAATTATAAAGACATTACTTTTATTTTCAATGATGTAGATACCTTTCCGAGTGAAAAAGGTATGATTGATTATATTACAACACCCGGGATTGTTAAACATTATTATGGTTTTACATTTGCCTTGGGAGGAATTTTTTCAATAAGAGGCGCTGATTTTGAAAAAGCAAAAGGTTTTCCGAATTTTTGGGGGTGGGGGCTAGAAGATAATCTAATGAATGAACGATGCATTAGCGCAGGTTTAACTATAGACCGGTCTTCTTTTTATGATATTAAAGACACAAGAATTAATCGGCCTTTTGATGGATTTCAGCGAACGATTTCTAAACGTGATGCTCATGTATACAAAGACGAAACCCCGGATAATGTGAATAATCTTACAAATATTAAATATACTATACAAAATGAATTTATTAATATAACTCATTTTGATTGTATAATGAAACACGACGATCAGGTGTATTCTACATATGATATTAGAAATGGTAGTAAAATGATAATGGATGGACGTTATAAACGCAAGGTATGGAATATGAGTAAACTATTTTCTTGATATAAATACATTATCTATAATTTTTATACGTATCTTATATATATAAAATGGATGCTGATAATATTATCACCGAAACGCCTGATTTATCCTATGATAGTTCAACGGCAAATACAGGAGTACCATGGTCTACTCTAATAAGATATTTTATCATTATTTTAATTTTAATCTTTTTAGGGTTTAATATATTTACATATTTAGGTAAAATTACCGAATGGATTCTTGATTTGGTTAGACCTGTATTGGCGTTTTTCGGATATGGGATTGCTGAAACAACGAAACAGGTTGTCAATGTCAGCGCCACCGGGACCAAAGGTTTAGTAGATATAACGGCGGGGACGGTTACGGGCGGTATTGATATCTTGGAAAAAGGTATTTCTCATAAGAAAAAGAGAGGCAAAAGTGATATGAAGGCATTAGATAATTCTGTAAGAAATCAACAATCATCTGAACCGATGCCTGATGACGCTGGGAGCAAAACGCAAGCGAGTAAAGCCCGAGGGAAAGCCGGTTATTGTTATATTGGCGAAGACCGGGGCTTCCGCAGCTGTATTCAAGTCGGTGAAGCCGATATGTGTATGTCCGGTGATATTTTTCCAACGCACGATATATGTATTAACCCGAGTTTGAGAGATTAAATTATTTTTATTATATTTTATTATATATTTTATTATATATTTTATTATATATTTTATAATAAAATAATATATTTATATATAAATATATAAATGTCGCATCGTCTGATATTTACGAATAATACACAATTAAACAATACAAATTATATTTCAGGTAGCGGCGTAGGCGCAGTGAGCACATCTAGTCGTGCCGCATTAAAACGTCGGTCAAATGTGAATGCGACAACTGGCAAAAAGTGTTGTAATCCTACTCCAATAAAACTAAACTAAATTGATTATTATAATTATATTTATTATTGTAATATTTATAATTGAGTACCCGCCCAATTTTCTGTGAGTTCGTTAATTTTTGTATGATAATACTCCTCAATCTCCTTCACTTTACGCGCGTCCCGTTGCGTCATAAAGTTAATGCCCACCCCCTTGCGTCCCCAGCGTCCACTGCGACCAATCCGATGGAGATAAGTGTGAACACAATTTGGCACATCAAAATTAATCACCGTGCTGACTTGCTGAATATCAATCCCGCGTGCGGTGACATTAGACGAAATAAGCACCCGTTGTTTTCCAGTCTTAAACTCTTGATAGCTCTTATTCCGCTCGTCTTTATCCATACTACTATGAATCTGGCACACGGGAAAATTATCGCTCTGCATCGCCTCATATAAATCATTCACCCGCTTCACGCTATTACAGTAAATAATACACTGACTCATAGAAATCATCCCATAAATGTCCTTTAGGGTTTCGTATTTTTGGTCATCATTATCCATCGCCACATAAAACTGGCTAATGCCCTCCAGAGTCAATTGTTCCGCCTTCACCAGAATTTTCACGGGGTTGCGCATAAAGCGTTGGGTTAAATTACTCAATTCGGGGGGCAGGGTCGCACTAAACAATGCCACTTGGATATTTGACGGCATAAACTGAAAAATATTATAGATTTGTTCTTTGAACCCTGCCGACAAAAGTTCATCGGCTTCATCAATCACAAGAATCTTTAAATCCTTGGTGGGTAGTTTTTTGCGTTTAATCATATCATGAATACGCCCCGGACACCCAATCACAATTTGAGGCGGTGTATCGTAAAGCATCCGCGTATCCTCTTCCGTAGAAGTTCCGCCCACTAAAAGTTGTGTTCTCAACTCGGGAAATAACCCACCTAAAGCATCTACTACATTTTTTGATTGGAGGGATAATTCACGCGTTGGCGAAATAATCATTGCTTGTGGGGTTTTCTTTAAGGTGTCTATTATCTGTAAGGTGCTTATCGCAAAACAAGCCGTTTTTCCCGTACCAGACTGTGCCTGCGCGATGACGTCCTTTCCGGCAAAAATAGGCAAAATCGCTTTTCTTTGAATGGGGCTAGGTTTTTCAAACCCATAATTATATATACCCCTTAAAAGAGGTGTTTTGGCGTCTAATTCTTCCCAAGAGCTTATTTCATTGATGCTTATTTCATTGATGCTTATTTCATTGATGCTTGTTTCATTTATATTTATATTTATATCTGGAATTAATGTGTTTTCTATAGCGTCGTTGATAAATTCAGACATACTATTAATAACATTTAATATTTAAGTTATATTTTATTAAAAATTGATATAAATATATATATTAATATAATATAACATACCATAAAATGAGTCTGTCCATTTCAAGTGTTCCTAGTACGCCGATTAATAAATTAATTCAATATACAAAAGATGATTTTACTAAAATCCTAAATGCCGGATTTACCTACAATCTTGACGCGGAAACAATGAAAATTATTCAATCTATTGCCGACCAAGTAGGCGCACCGGAATATATCAGAACGCCTAAATTTGAAAAACGCGAATATAATAATTCGGGAGGGTATAATATAAATCCTGGAGGCACACATATGGGCGGAGCGAGAAAACATTATAAAGAAAAAGCACAGGAAATAACCGACGCAGATTGGGAAAGCATCCGGCAATTTCAAGCAACCGTTATCGCAAAGAAGCAGGGCATTGAGGCGTCTATTGACCAGATTAGAAAACATTTAAATAAAATGACATCAAAAACATACGACACATTAAAAGAACAAATCATAAATGAAATTAAATCCATCACCGCGGATAATAATGTAGACAGCCCTGAATTACTGGAAGAGTTGAACAAAATTGGCGATTCACTCTTCACCATCGCTAGCGGAAATAGTTTTTACTCCAAATTATACGCTGCTTTGTATAAAGATTTAATGGTCGTGTTTGATACCAATGGCCATAATTTCATGGAGGTGATTTTCAAAAACAATTTCCAAAAATTTAGGAGCTTGTTTGATAAAATAGATTACTGTAGTCCAGATAAAGATTATGATGGTTTCTGTAATAATACAAAAACGAATGAAAAACGTCGGGCGTTAAGTTTATTTTATATAAATCTGATGAAACTCGGAGCATTGGAAGAATTACAAATTATTATTATTATCAAGGATTTGCAGAAATATATGATGGATACTATTAAAAAGGCCGACAGTAAAGATATTGCGGATGAATTAGCTGAAGTTCTCTTCATTTTAATCACAAATGGAAATTCTAATCTTTGTAAAAATGAAGAATGGGAGAATATTATGGAAGGTGTAAAACAAATTTCGGTAATGAAAAATACTGCCCATCCGAGCATTACTAACAAAACAATATTCAAGCATATGGATATTTTAGACACTGTTGAAAAAAAGTAATATACATTATATTCATTATTTGTTTACAATCTTACTATAAGCAGTTCTAGCAGTATAAATTAACGTTTTTTTCATAACTGAACCAACTGCTGAACCCGCGAGAGAAATTAAATATCTATTTACAGGTGTTAATAATATTACATATTTTACAATATAGTTAACATTCATTATACATTAAAAATATATAAAAAATTCATGATTATTATATTATAGATAATGATGAATGAACATATTTGTTTTAATATACAAGAATTACATACCCATACACATAAACTTGATACCCATAAACTTGATACTCATAATAACAATAATATTGATTTAGACAATTTATTAATAGAACTAAATAATTCATCATATGATTATTCTCCTGATGACACGTACAATGATTATTTAGAATACATGACCAACTACAATGTAAAAAACTTAACCAATATTTTAGGTTATTATAATATTAATAAAAATAAATTAGTAAAAGATGAGATGGTTCAATTAATTATATTATTTGAGAACGAACCAAGCAATAAGAAGATAGTTTATCAAAGAAAACGTTTATGGAATAATATTATTGAATTAAAAAATAATGACTATTTTAAGAAATTTATATTGTTTTAATCTAATATTGTTTTAATCTAATATTGTTTTAACACGTAATTATTATATACATATAAAATAATTATGTATTCTAAGATAAAACCTGATATAAATTTAATAAAAAAGGTTGAATTATTTACGAATAAACCCCCCGATAAATCTATCTATTTAAATATATTTACGATTGACTCATTAAAAACTGTAGCAGAATCTTTTTCTGAAATTTTTAGTTTGTGTGATATAAAGGTAACCATAAATATACGACCAATTACTAATAATGATATTGATTTTTGTATTAAAAATGGCAATTATCTTTTTATATTTTCACCTCAGACATTATTACAAACTGATACAAATATATATCCACCGTATCTAAAACGATTACCTATAAATAAATATTTTTTATATCAATTTGAAGATATGTCTATTCCTAGTTATAAAATAAAAAATATTAATATATTTCAATTAATTCAAAATTCATGTTGCACTTTTGAATCATCCTTAAAAAATATTGAATTTTATCCAAAGTCTATTCAAAATAAATTATTAACATTTATTCATTATTCAAGTGGGGATAAAAATCAATTTTACAGTGATCTTAATAATAAAGAATTTAAAAATGTATTTTCAATAGAAATGTTTAACAAATTGTCTAACTATATAAAATCAATAAAAGACTATTTAATAGTTAGCAGACCTAAACCCATATACGCCCGGATGCCAAAGAGCACGACTACTTCGTCAGTGCTTACTTCGTCAGTGCTTACTTCGTCCGTGCTTACTCCAGAAGATAAAACTATCATTAACACAACGACACTAGAATTAGACGATACACCGAATTTTAAAAATTATTTATTAACTAATAGTATTGAACAAATGTATATTTCAGAATCTTTAATTCATTTAAAAGAACGGATGTGTAAACAATATAATTTAAAAACTTATAATGATATAAGCAAACCTTGTCTATTTTTTGGAGCCTATTCATTTATTGATTTTGAAACAACCAACTATCATAAATCATTTACGTATATAATGTTTGGAAGCACAGATGTAAATAATTTGAAAAAATTAAACATAAAACCGAATACTAAAATTATAGCAATATCAAAAGATATACAAGAGAGATTAAACAAAAATGATGTAAAAAATGAATATATAAATTTACATGATAGTGAAATATATCAAGAAATAAATTTCTTTCAAAAAGTAGGTGTAGTTACAGCAACAAATAAATTAAATTCTATACACAATATAGTAAAAAATTTTAAACAACAATTATATTCAAATAAAAAATTATTTCTAATAATTAATAATAATGGAATTGATATAGAAGAATGTAAACAATATTGCGAAAAAGCCAAGATTGATTATGATATAACATTTATAGATGAAAAATATAATTTGGGTTATTGTTTGAATAGTGCTATAACAAAATTAAAGAAACAAAAATTTGATATATTTTCAAAATTTGACGACGATGATATTTATGAAAGTAATTATTTAATAGAACAAGTAAATCATATAAATCATATAAATCATATAAATCATATAAATCATATAAATCATATAAATAATATAGATTGTGAAATTGTTGGTAAATATAATGTCCCTATTTTTATACCAGAATATAATTATTTTTATAAAATAACCGATTCGTCAAAAAAAAATACATACACAGACACTTGTCTTGGTGCGACGATTACATTCCTCTTAAAAAAAATAGATATAATATTTAATGAGGAATTAATAGAAGGAGTTGATATAGAGTTTTTACAAAATATAATTAAAAATAAAGGACAAATTTATAGTTCTAGTTTTAATAATTATATTTGGGTTAGGTTTAATGATAATACAAAACATACATCAAAATATAATATTAAAGAAAAATACCAACTTACCAAAATTGATAATTCTACTGAATATTATAATTTATATATGAATTTAATAAATCATGTCTTTGTTAAAACTGACCATTTATTAGTTAGTGTTATAGTTACTATGTTTAATAGTGAAAATACAATAGAATGTTGTATAAATAGTATGATTAATCAAACACATAAAAATTTAGAAATTGTTATTGTAGATGATTCAAGTAAAGATAACTCGGTTAATATAGTAAAAAATATAATAAAAACGAATAAAAATATAAAACTTATTGAAAATCCTATAAATAAAGGAACATATCATTGTAAAAATTTAGGTTTACAACAAATAAATGATTTAACTGAATATATCGCATTTCAGGATAGTGATGATTATTCACATATGGATAGACTTCGTAAACAGGTTGAAATATTATACTTAAATTCTGGTAAAATGTCTTTTTCCTTATGTGAGCGGTTTTCAAATTATAGAATGGCTCCTATAACACAAGTTATGCACATAGATATTTTTAAAAAAATATTAGGTTATTTTGATAATAATAGGTTTGGAGCAGATTCTGAATATTATTACAGATTTATGAAATATTTTAATTTAGAAATGAAAGGAAAATATACATTTGATATAAACTCTTCTTTTTACAAAAATATAGAAGGAATCTATTATGTTATACCTTATTTATTGTATATAATAAATAGAAATGATGAAAATTGCTTAACAAATCAAATACAATTAAACTCTGATAAAAGAGTTACTTATAAAAATAATTATATAAAAAAAATAAATGAATTAACAACTCTTTATTATGGTTTAGAGTATAATTAATTTGTATACTTATATATTTATTATACTTATATATATTGCGTTTATTTACATTCATATAAATAAACGGATTAATTATATGAATATTAGTTGGTCACAAGAAGAGAATAAGGTATTTTTGCATATAGATGAACATAAATTTTATATGATTGCGCCAGAAAATTTTGATATACACACTACAAGGAGCGAATTAAAAGAATTATGTCTTCATTATTTGTTTTATGGTTTAAATATTAATCCAAAAATAAATAATAAGTCAAAAAAGGAATACCCCAATATGTTTATTAATAAAACATATACATTTAGAGAAAAATGTCCTAACATTGGACTGGCTTATAGTAATGGTATAGATTCAGGGGCTTGTTTAGAACTTTTACCAAAAGATGTAACAGTTCCTATATTTCTATTTAGGAACTATCAGTATACTGATAAAGACATGTTAACTAAATTTAATATTCCAGACCTTATTGAATCCTACAATAAATTAGCACTAAATGGAATTAAAAAATTAAATGAATTAACTAACTATCCAAAGGTAAATATAATCCAGACAGATTTTGAGTTGATTCGGGTTGTTCTTACAAACGGAGAAAAAATAAGAGGATGGAATTGTCCATTTGGACATATATCACTATTAATTTTATTGGCAGATCATTTTAAGTTTGGTTATATTGGTTTTGGGACAATATTAGAAGCCAAATTTTTAAAAAATGGATATGATTTTAAAAACATAATAAATTGTTCTTCTGAAAGTGAACATATAACATCTATGAAAATATTAAAATGTATAAATATAGATTTAATTTATCCTGTTGCTGGTCTATCGGAAGTGTTAACTACTAAAATTATTCACAATAGTCCATTAAAAGATATATGTAGTAGTTGTGTAGAAGGTAGCAAGTCGTATTGTATGAAATGTATAAAATGTTTTAGAAAATTAGGTATAGATGGAAATGTAATAAAAATTAATAAAAATATACAAAACATCTTAGAAAAATATCCTATAAAAATGGCTACATCAACTGTTTATTCTTGTCAAAAGAGTGGTTATAATAAATCAAAAACAATTAATAAATATATAAAGTTAGATTTATTATTTCTTGAAAGATATTATATAAATTATTTATATCCTGCTCACAATGAAGTTCATTTAGTCCCGACTAATTTTAAAGAGGGAATTCGTCTAAATTTGGAAAAATATAACATTTTTCCAATGGATTATAATGATATTAATAATCTAGTAAATATAGGAAAACATTTTAATGATTTAACATTGTATACAGATTAATTAATAAATTATAACATTTCAAATAAATTATCTACTTCTTTTATTTTTCTATCCTTTCTTGTCCAATTATAAAAATGAAACATCATGAACTTTAAATTTTTATCTTTATTTTTACAATACAATGTATTATTTATTGTATGGATCCTAACAATATTTATTGAATTTGTTTTATATAAAGTTTTACTTCTAGACGGATATGGAATTCCTTCTTTAACCGTTAAAAATTTATTAGGAAATTTTTCTGGATATGTATTATCTATCGTATTGCTCCAATAATTAGAGAATCCAACCATATTAATATGTTTATTATCTAAAATATATTGTTTAATTGAAAAATTAGGTATATAACAATATTCATCTAAATCACAAAAAAGCATATAATTACTAATATCTTTCCCATATCTATATAAAGCATGATTAATTTGTCCTGTCTGAGCATGATGCGAATATTTGTTCTTTGTTCTATCATTCCAATATTTAAATTTCCATTCTATTAATGTTACATTATCCAATTCAAAAACTTTTTGTATTTCTGGCGTAATTATACCATTATAATAGATATAAAAATGAGAAACTCCTTGATTTTTATAATATTCATAAAAAAGAGGGAAAATTGTATAATCATCTTTACAAAGAGTAGTTAATGACAACTCATTAACAGGAAATTCATTTACTTTAATGTGGTTTAATTTAAAAATTTTAATTATATTATTAAATTCAATAGTTACATTTATTTCATATACATTAGATACATAATTATATATATAAATTAGTATAGATTCATTGCCTGATGCGCATTTATATGTTATAGGTGTTTTTAATTCATCATTATCTACTTTAATTTTTATTGAAGAAGAATCAGTTGGGACATTATATATTGGTAAAATTATATAGATGTTATTATTTTTATAAAATATATCATAAAAAAGATTACAATCATCATCTAAAATAAATGTGTTAATTTCTTTATTTACAATAAAGTGTGATTCATTCATTAATGTATGTAATATATTATCTTATAAATATATTTATATTTATATTTATATTTATATTTATATTTATAAGGTTCTTAATAAATTATAATTATGATTTATTACAGGAATAACTTTCTTATACATTTTATCTAAATCATCATATGATAAATTACAAATTTTACTCAGTAATTCTAATAATAAATCAAATCTTTCTTCATAACTTTTAGTTTCATCGTCATAACTTTCATCAATAATAGCGTCAAATGTTTTAAATTGATGAGTTTTTAAATATTTAAGAATTCCGCCAGTGGTGGTCCATATAATAAAAGGCATCCTATTACAAATTGGTTTATATGTTTTCTCTGATACCTGTTGTATTAAAGATTTATGAGATTCATAGTTTGTTTCAAACACAAGAGAGAAATAAGAATTATTATTAAAAATAGAGATATCATTATCTGTTTTAATACTATTCCAATTAACATCATTATTAATTAATAGGTCTAAATATAATGGAATGGAATTTTTAAAATGTTCAATATTTATATCATATTTTTTAATTAATGGGTCAAATGATTTATAATCATCCTTTTCATTAAGGTTATTTCTTGTTAAAATGTATGAAATATTTATGTCTTCATTCCATTTATATAAAAAAGAAGCACATACAAAACGCTCTTTATTATGTCTACGATTTAACATTATAATTTTTTTAGTTTTTTTATTAGTTTTTACAGTTTCAATATCTAAATTCAATAATGCGTCTGGTTGTAATTGTTTTTTTAAATAATAAAACTGATTATCAAATGGAGTAAATATATCATGATTCTTATATTTTTTATAATCTTGATATAAACATTTTACTTTAGAAATGTCCATTCCTTCGTATTTAAACCAGTCTAATAATTTATGCTCATGTAAATAAAAATCTCTAATTTCACTTCCACCAAACCCTACATGAAATAATATATTTACATTACTATAATTAAAATATATATTTTTCAATTTAATATCTAAAAAGGAATAAGGTATAATAGGATTATCCTGTTTACTCTCTATTTGAGATAATTCATTTACTAATTTATTATGACGAAGAAAGGGAAAATTTACCCACATATGAAATATTAATATTAAATCATCATCTATACTTATATCGCTTGGTAAGTTTGATATATCCTTTATTATGATGTATTTATCTGGATTATTAAATAATCTAAAAAAATTATTATATAGATGCATTAACTGCCCTCTATTTTCATGTATTATATAATATTTTTTTTTATTCATATTTTTTTCACCTATAATAGCAGATAGATCATTATAATATCTTTTTTTTAATAATAAAATATCTAATATTCTACTCAATTCGTCTATCAAATATACATTATATAATATTTTTTCCTTATTCAAATTATCTATACAGATTTGTTCAGTCGCAAAATGATATGTTGATATATAATCTATTACTATAGAATTCGTTTCTTCTTCATTTAGAGTTCCATTACGCACACCACTTTCTAAATGTGCGATTTCTATATTTAATAATTTAGAAGTTAAACACGCGCCCAATGTAGTTATATTATTGCCTATAACAAATACCAAATCCGGATTTATTTTTTTAAATTCTACTAGTAATTTATCACGTATCTCGCCTAATTTTCCTAATTTATTTACATCTGTATTATTTATTTCATCAATTATCTTGGTTTTACATTTTAAAAAATTTTTATTTTTATATAATTTATCACTGCTCGCTCCGCAATTCGTACTTTGGGTTAATGAGAGTATAACATCTGGTTTCCTAACATTATAAAATTTATCAATAGTTATTGTTGGTTCATTTGGTGTTTCTATATAGATTATTGTTATTTGAAAATCTTTTTTTAAAAGGTTGTCTAAAACTATTGATTTAATAAAATTTTTTTGTTCACTAACAACTAATACTATATTTTTCATTATATAAAACTTATATATAATGAAAAATGTATATAAACTTATTATTATTTCACTTATTATTGTTTTCTAACGTTTTCACATTCCTCAACTACATTTTCTAATACCTTATAAGGTGTATTTTGTTCTTTCATATAACTAAGAAGAGCCTTCGTGTCTTTTGGAAAACATGCTCCTCCATAACCCAATAAACCGTCTGGACCGGGTATATCTGTATGCATTGGATTTATCCATTTATTTTTGAACATAATACTTTTAATTTTATTAAAATCAGAACCATTCTTTTTACACAGTAAATAATATTCATTAAATAACATTATTTTACTCGCATAAAAACTATTACAAAAAATTTTCATAGATTCGCTTTCGAGCGCAGAACATACACTAATTTCCGCTCTTGGATAGTATTTAGAATAAAACTGCGTCAATCGTCCATCATCATTAAAGTTTGGTCCATAACCAATAACTATATGTGTTTGGTTATGAAAATCTTCAAAGGCTGTACGCGCCGTCAAAAATTCTGGATTATGAATTATTTTTAATTTTCTATATTTTTCTGATAATTTATTTGTCGTCTCCGGTTCAACAGTTGATTTTAATACTACAATTCCTTCATAGCCCCATTGGTCTAAATCATTACATACTTCATAAATAGCACTTTTGTCGTATATTTGTGTTTCCTCGCTAAATAATGTTGGTAAACATAAAAAAACTATTTCACAGCATAAAATATCAATAAGATTTTCTAGTCCGCCTTTCTTATATTTATCGTAACCAATAACATCTATATTTTTTAATTTAAAACTCTCTAATATTGCTCCACCGACAAACCCTAACCCAATTATACCTATGTGTTTATAAGACATGTATTATTTATATTATAAATATAAAACTATTTAGTAATTATTACTAAATGTGTTAAATACCTATGAATTATTTATTTTTTATTATAAAATAAGAATGTTAAAATCTCAAGATAATATTATAGACATATCAAATAATATTTTGTCTATTAAAACATATAATGAATTAAATAAATATATAGAAAATATTTCTTTAGAACAAAATTATGGATTTGGAAGTAATGATATTAATATTTTAAAAACATATAATTTTAATTTAATAAAAAGAACCGATGCAAAAATTCGTATGATATATTGCGGAATATTATGTGATGAAGAAAATACTTTAGAAATAATTGAAGAGTTTATAAAATTTTACTCAGACCGAGATGAAGTAAATTTAAAATTTGTATATGGAAGTATTGAAGGCAACAAAGAATTTACACAAAAAATAAATAAATTTATAAATGATGGTGTAAAAGGTATTACTTTTAAACATAATTTAACTCATAAAGACATGTGTTATGAAGTCGCTACAAGTGATATTGGAATATGTTGGAGTAAGAATAGTTCTGTAATAAATGGTGATGTATTCATAAAGGAGAATGTATATGAGTTTTATGGATTACAATTATGCAGAAATGAATTATTTTTTAAATCGGTCCAATATACCAATATTGCCGTAATAGTTGATGAATTTACTTATAAAACAATAATTGATTTACCTGCTATAAAAATATACCAGATAGATAAAACAAATATATATCATATATTTGATACAAATTATATTAAATTTTTTTTTTGTGAAAGCGCATGGTGTGGAAAAGATAATAAATGGAAAGGCTCAGTATATCAATCAACTAGTTTTAAACCGGATTCTATCAAAGACCTACTTTTAATTATTAAATACTGTAATAAACATAATATAAAAACAATTTTTTGTAACAAAGAAGATCCAGCTCATTATGAAGATAGAATACATGATTTTGTTAAAACATCTATGTTATTTGATAAAATATATACAACATCTATAGATTGTATTAAACGCTATAAAAATGATTATAATAGAGATGTTTATTTATTTTATTTTTGTTACAATCCAATTTTATTTAATCCAATAAATATAAATAAATCTATTTCCGATAAAATAACATTTTTTGGTAGTTGGTATTCATATTTTCCACAAAGATGTAAAGATATGGAAAATATTTTTGAAAATATAATTAATAATAAACAAAATTTGATAGTTTATGATAGATATTATAATGGTAATGATTCAAATCATTTTTATCCAGATAAATATAAATCATTTATTAATAAAAATGTTAGCGTAAATGATGTTGCGTATATTATGAAACAATACAAATATTCGTTAACTATTAATTCTGTAAAAGATTGCGAAAGTATGTTTGCAAGACGTATTCACGAAATAAATGCATGTAATGTTTTATGTCTTTCAAATTATAACAAAGGTATTAATAAATTATTTTTTAATACAGTACCTTTTATCGAAAATAAAGATATATACAAAACCACTATTGAAATGTCCAATAAAAAATATAATTTATTAAAACTTATAAATTTACATAAAAGTTTTAAATATACAAATAAACAAATATTTTCTGATTTATTTGAAATAAGTTATATAACTAAAATAAAAAAATATATTATTATTGATAATATTGATCAAGATAATGATGAATTTAATGTATTTGAATATATTAAAATACAAAATATAAGTGATATTAATTTAAATAATAATAATTATACATTTATAACAAAATTTCCTCAGAATGATAATATAATTAATGCTTATATTTCTCATTATGAATATATAAAAAATGAATATATTTTATGTGTTCAGAATGATAATGAAAAAAATTATACTTTTGATGATAATCATATAATTGATACAAAAAATCAATATATTATTCCTCCAAATTATGTATTAAATAAAAATAATATATATGTATATTATATTCCTGATATATGTTTATTAAATATTATTGTTCCATGTTATAACGCAGAAAATAAATATAAAAATCTAATAAGGTCATTATCTAAAATTAAACTTAACACTATTTTTTTTAACATAATATTTGTAGACGATAATTCTAAAGACAATACATTCAAACTATTACAACGTTCTGGTTTACGAAATAAAATTTTAATAAAACTAAATAATAATTCTGGTTCTCCATCTAAACCAAGAAATATTGGTATTAAATTATCTAATAGCACACTTATAACACTTATAGATATTGATGATGAAATAATACCTGAAATGATTTGTGAAGAATATATAATTGAATTTATAGATAAAGAATATGATATAATAAGGTTTCCATTATTAAAAAGATTATATGAAAATACTTTATTTAAAGATTTAATTTTAACAAATAATATTGATGAAACAGGAAATATTTGTAATAATTTAATTAGACAACAAAGTACTACTGTGGATGGATTTTATAATTTATTTTTTTTAAAAAAAAATAATATATATTTTAATGAATCTATTAAAATGTCTGAAGATACATTATTTATTATGGAAATTTATAATAAAAC